AGTTCCTTCAAGACCAACAACAGTTGCTGATAGTCCTGTAAGTGCAAGAACATCAGTGTTTGTACCTGTTGCAGTAAATGAGTTGGTGCTTGAAGTTGCAACGGTGTATGTGCCGTTTGCTGTTGCATCGCCTGAGTTAGCAATAACAACCTTCTGACCAACTGAGAATCCGTGGGATGTTGCTGTTACTGTGATAGTTGTGCTTCCAGCAGTACGAGCAATTGCGGTTGCTGTTTTAGCAGCGTTTGTTGCTGCTGTTGCAGTTGTAGGAACAAGTGATGCGTCCTTCATTGCGTCAGTTGCAAGTGCTGTTGTCAAACCAATTACTGAAGGTACAAGTACGTAGTCAGTTGCTCCTGCTACATCTTCACCAGCAGAGTTTGCTGTGAACTGTGGGTACCCGCCCCATCCTGAAAGAGCGATGATGTGGTTATCTAATGCTGGGTCTAAACGTTCTGCAGTTGTGTTTGGACGAGCATCGTTTGGTTGAATAGGGAAATTACCCCATACGAAATCAATTGCTACCTCGCCTAAATCATCAAGCAAGTTTCCGTTGTTATTCGTTGCCATTTATTTTCTTCTTTCTCTATAGAGGTGTTAATTTCCCCATGCGCTTAGGGGAACCTTGGTATGTAGTATCCAAGAAGAATTGCTCTATGTCAGGGTTTATTCGTCACACTCGTGTTCATCTAACTCTTCTTGAAGAAGAATCTCGTCACAATTTTTACACTTAAAGAACCGAACATCATCTAATCCAACATGTAAAGAATCAGAATGATGTTCATCAACGTGCATTTGTGGTTGGGCTAACACTTCTGGAGGAAAAGGCCCTCTAGGGCTATGGGAAATAGCGGGAATGGCATGGCCTTGAATTGCAAACTTACGAATGATAGGCATTTATTCTGCCTTCTTCTTTGTCGCTTTCTTCTTTGGCTCTTCGGTTGTTTCTTCTTCATCTTGTAGTTTGTCAACTACTGGTTCTTCTACAGGAGTAATTTCTACTTTAGGGGTAACAATGTTCTTTAAGCCTTCTTCAATAACTGATTTAAAAGAGTCAGTTGTCTTAAGAAGACCAGCATTTTTTGCGTTTTCTAAAAAAGTTGGCAAATGTACATTGCAATATAGAACCTGTGTTTTTTCTGTCATTTGGTAAATATAAAAAGCATCTTTTTTACAGTTTGCACACTTCATTAGCAATCCCACGCTCTCAACGATTTATTAATACGGCTGTTAGGGTCATTCGCCGTTTTTGCAGACGTATTAACCTTCTTCATACCTTCCATCCTTGCACAAAAAGACTTACGACGTGCTGCAGACTTAGGAGACTTTTTAGCCTGTTCTTTTTTAACGGGAGGTTTTAAATCAGAACCTGGATGTGCACGCTCATAGGACTTACGACCTTTTTCGTTAAGGCCACCTTTTTTGTTCTTGCCCTCGCTACGGGACCATGCTGCAGTTTTTTTAGTTGCCATTAACTACCCCTTTTTTGGCTGCATAGCCTTACGTGCGTAATTAGGAATTTTAATTTCTGGTTTAACAGCAAAGTGACCTGTTTGTGTTGCAATGCTTGTGTCAAAATGTTGTTTGCGTGTTTTAAAGTCTCTGTAGGCTGGATTGGCTTCTGCTCTTTTTGTTTTTGGATTACGCTGTACAGTTCCGCCCTTCCACTCACCAGGATTAGTTGGAATATTTGTAGCAATAACTTGTCCAGTGCTATGAGTAGCCGCTGGTGCTTCAGGCGCTTTAGTTTCTGTTGGAGCCTCTGCCGCTTGTGGAGCCTCTGCTTTTGGCGCACGAGTTTTACTGGCTTTTTTTACGCTACCAGTTTGGATACCTTCGTAGTCCATAGTAATAGGAGTTTCACCTTGAGCACCTTTGTAAACATGGCTGTGCATATCTTTTGCAAGAACATGTTTCGTAACCATGCGACGTATGTCATGTTCTTGGTCAGCCTGTTGTGACGCAGCACTTGCAATACCTTGTTGCATAGCATTAAGACGACCAGACCTTTTGCTACCAAGCCAATTAAATGGATTGCCGCTAGAGCCATGGCCTGCGGTTACTCTGTTCATCTGTGACATGGTCTAATCTTCCCTTAGTTTTTTGGTTCTGATGTGGTATGCGTCAAACAATTTTCAATGTTAATTAGGCGCTCACCCATCTCTACAAAAGCATCAAGCAACTTATCTTGAGTTTCAATAACCTTTGTTTGATTTTCGTAAAGACGGTCTACTCGGTCTTTAACAGTGGTATATCCACCATTTTGGCTAAGTTCTCCATCCATACGGTTCATACGTTCCATGATTCCTGGAACTGCATCCCGTCCTGGAGACTCTTCTTCGCCTTCCCAGTCACGCATGAAGCGCTCCATCCATGCAGCCCAACGTTTTACTTTCTTGTAAAACGGACTCAAGAGCACTCCTAGGCTAATGAGAGCACCAGCGACAATGCCAATAGTTGCAAAGGTACTTGTCACTGGTGCATCTCCTCTAAATTACTTCTTGCCGAAACCGTATGATGGGTCTTTTGGATTTACAAACTTTGCTGCTGGTCCAAGTAGACCTGCAATAAAAGCATTAGCCAAAGTCTTTGGGTCCGAAATTCCAGACATATAAAGCGCTGCAACAGCAGCAACTGATGCACGGAGCCAAGTTGCTCCTGCAGCCTTAAGTGCGTTGATATCCATGTTACTCCTTACTAATTGCCCAACTCAGAAGTAATGGTCTCTTATTCGTCGCGGTTACGCAGGGGATACGTAATAGCCCATGCAAATAGTGTTGCAATGATTGCGTATCCAACAATGGTTTTAGCGCTTCCGTCTAAAACTACCCAAGCAATAAACATGCCAAGCAGAGTCCATAGTTGGTCAATCATGTCTTTTAGTACTTTCATGGCTTTCGTCTCCTTACGCCTTTACTCTCACCTGATGAGCCTCCACCACCAGAACTTCCGCCTCCACTACTTCCACCAGAAGATGAACTTCCAGTAGAACCTGCTGCTGCACCAACTGCGTTCATAGCAGCACCTGCGGCAACAACCGTTGCAACAACCATGTCGGTTGCCTCTTCCCGTTCTTCGGTAGACATGTCGGCGCCAATACTTCCAAGGGCTGCTAATGCTGCTCCTGGGTCAGAAAATGCTTCGGCAAGTAAGGCTCCAGGGTCTTGTAGCAGTTCAACTTGTGCAGCAACTTCAGCAGAAATAACTACTGCGTTTCCTTGCTCATCGGTACGAACATCTACGGGAGTCTCTGGAGGTAAATCCTTATACTCAATGCCTGCTTCTTTGATTGCTGCAGCGGAAATTGATTCTCCAGGAGCAACTGATGCAATTAACTCAGTTGCAATAACGGTTTTTTGTTCTTCACTTAGTTTACCTTCTTCTGCCGCCTTCTTCAGCGCTTCCTGTTCTGCAAGTTTTTCTGCTGCTGCTTTTGCCTCAGCAACTCGTGCTGCTTCAGCAGCAGCCCTTGCATCTGCTTCAGCCCTTGCCTTTGATGCTGCTTCTGCTGCTAGACGGTCTGCCTCTGCTTTTGCAGCAGCATCTGCCGCAGCCTTTGCTTCTGCTTCTGCTTTTAGTCTTGCTTCTTCAGCAGCCTTGGCTTCTGCATCGGCTTTGGCCTTTGCTTCTTCTGCGGCTTTTGCTTCCGCTTCAGCCTTAGCCTTTGCTTCCGCTGCTAATCGTTCTTCTTCTGCTTTGGCTTTTGCTTCTGCTTCTGCTTCTGCTTTGGCTTTTGCTTCTTCAGCAGCAATTCGTTCTGCTTCAGCCTTCGCTGCTGCTGCTTCTGCAGCAAGTCTTTCTGCTTCTGCTTTCTTTGCGGCTTCTTCCGCTGCAATTCTTTCTGCTTCTACACGAGCAGCCTCTTGTTCTGCAGCAATTCTTGCAGCCTCTGCTTTGGCTGCTGCTTCTGCTGCTAGTCTTGCAGCCTCAACTTCAGCAGCAATTCTTGCAGCCTCAACTTCTGCTGCTACGCGAGCAGCCTCAACCGCTGCTGCTATTCTTGCAGCCTCAAGTCTTTCTGCTTCTGCAAGCCTTGCCACCTCTGCTAGTCGTGCAACTTCTGCTAATCTTGCTATTTCTGTAATCCTTGCTGCTTCTGCTAACCTAGCAATTTCTGCAAGTCTTTCCACTTCTGCTAATCTGGCAACTTCTGCGAGTCTGGCAACTTCTGCGAGTCTGGCAACTTCTGCAGTGATGGCTGCGATTCTTGCAGCCTCTTGCTGTGCCGCCAATACTGCTGCTGCTTCTGCTTGAAGTCGTGCTACTTCAGCCAATCTTGCAACTTCTGCAAGTCTTGCAACTTCAGCCAATCTTGCAACCTCTGCTAATCTGGCAACTTCTGCTAGTCGTGCAACTTCTGCTAATCTTGCTATTTCTGTAATCCTTGCTGCTTCTGCGGTAGCGGCTGCTATAGCGGCCTCAGATGCTGCCTGCTCTGCAGCAATTTCTTCTGCAGTTTTTCCAATTTTTAATGTAACAACATTTGAGTTTGCAGAGTAAAGTGCTAATGTATCGTTATCTGACCTAATATGAAATGACCACACCGTACCGCTTGGCTTTAAAGACTCAAGCAACGAATGGTTAATTGTTATCGTCGTATTTAGTGCATTAGCGTCTCCCACGTTTCCTGTGGCAATTCCCCAACCATTGCAACCATCACACGTAAAACTAATAGCGTAGCGTTCTGGTTGTCTATTTCCATCCGTAGGAGCGTTCCAGGTGAGTAATGCAGAAGTAGGACCATCAACTACTGTTAAGTTTGTTGGCGCACCTATGGTTAGTACCTCTGGTGGTATAACTACTGTTGGTGAAGTTGTAAATGCTGAAGAAGGAACAACATTCGTTCCACCTCCTTGGTCCCACAAAAGAACGGCTCTCGCTCCCCCACCATTTTCGTAGTACATAAGTTCAATAGAACGGGAAACTCCTGCGGTAAAAGAGATGGGTGCGCTTGTAGTTCCTCCACCACCTTTATCTACCCAATCATCCGCTATAAGACTTCCGTCAATGTAAAGACGAGTACCATCATCTGCATCTGTTGAAAATAAAACAGTTTGTGTTGTTGGGCTTGTTATGTACCCAATAAAGCGAACAATTACATCTTCGCTTGGGCCGCCAAGAACACTTCCGCTATCCCAGTCAAAAGAAACGTTAGGAACCGTAGTAACAAGCACAGGTGATTGTCCTTGTGGAATAAAGGGAGCACCATTTTGCCCAAGTACGTCATAGACTTCGGCGGTTAACCCAGGGTTAGGTGAATTACCGTGGGCAGATTCTGCAAATATTGAAGGTAATAAGGATGCGGATAATGCGACAAATAGTGCTGCGATAGTACGCAGTGCTTTCAAGTTTTCCCCTCGGATAACTATAACGCTCTCTCTGTATATTAAAGCAGAAGTTACATTGGTTTTCTTAGTTTATTAATAATTTGTTTTGAGTTGTTGTCTTGAGAGTTAGTGGACTCTCCTTGTACGCCTCTACCGCGACTTGCCCACGCAAAGATAGATGCACGTGTTTCACTCTTTACAACAGGTTTAGCGGCTTCAAAACGCTGTGTGGTGCTTGTGCGGTTATTTATCTTTAAAAGTTTACGGTTGAGTTGGTTGCTCACGCCACCGCTCCACCTGTGTCACCAGTTACTGCGGTTCCGCCTTCGCCCATACCCGTAGAGTTTCCAGCCATTGCGTCAAGGTTTTCTGCACCAACACCTAAGTTTTGTCCTAAATCTTTTTTATCTTCTCCAGTTTGGGATTGAATGATTGTTCCAGAACCAATTCCACCTACCATGTTTGGGTAGTTAAAGAACCAATAGCCGTTACCAATGAATCCTGAGACACCTTGTTTGCGAGCATAACGACGACGCTGTATGTCTTCCCAGGCTGCCTTCTGACCATCAAACTGGTGACTAAGATTACTCATGATGTTTTATCCAAATTCTCTTTATCGTACTTACCCATATCTTGTTTAACTGCTCCATACATTCCTAGCCCGTAAAACTGTTGACCAGAAATCGGTTGCCATAACTTGTAGTAGTCAACCTGTGTTAATTCATTATCGGTCTTCATATTTTAAAAGTCCTTCTGGGTCATAAACCTCTAAAGCCTGAAGGACTAGTGTGTAGCCAGTTTCTTTTGCGTGGTGTCCGCAGAAGTACAGTTCACCTGTTTTTAACGTTGCCCTAACCATTGCTCGTGCACCGCACTTGTCGCAGCGGTCAGTGGCTGTTAACTCTACTTGTTCAATTACATCGTTCATGAACTAAATCCTGGTTTTGGTAAGGACGTATGACTGTTAGCAGCAAATTTATCTTGAACGTTAGAAATAGTTAAACCTTTAGGACCATCAAACTTAGAACTCTCTGGCATGGCTTCTTTGCTTTGTGTCATGGGATTAAACTCTGCCTGAGATAACATGTATCTATTTTGCACCCTTTAAGATTGTTCTGTATGGTGAACCCATGAAAACCTGCAATCGTTGCAAAACAGAAAAACCATTGACAGATTTTAATAAGAAAAGAGCCAGTGGTGTGCAACCTTATTGCAGAACCTGTCAAGGCGACTACCAACGAGAAAACTACGAGGATACCCGCGTAGACAGGTTAGACAATATTTATGAAAACCGTAAGAAACGCAAAAAAGTTATTAGACTCTTTTTAGCCGAGTACTACAGTACGCATCCTTGCGTGGACTGCGGAGAGACAGACATTGTGGTTTTGGACTTTGACCATCTTTTGGAAAAGAACTTTGGGATAAACAACGCCATACGAGACGTGCTACCGCTTGAGCGTATCAAGGCTGAACTTGAGTATGGGGAAGTCCGTTGCTCTAACTGTCACAGGAAGGTCACCGCTGAGCGCACCAACAACTGGCGGTGGCGCTACCAGCATGGCCTAAGCGTAGATGCCTTGGACTACCGAGAAAATTTGTAAAGAAAGGCTTAGGTCTGTAGTCTAAGACCACAAACAACGGAAGAGGGAAAATGAAAAAAGTTATTTATTTATTTGTAACGATATTTTTAATAGGTACTACAGCAGCACCAACACATGCAGAAGTAGCACCATCAATTGCAGTTATTGATACAGGCACAACCCCATCACTCTTTGGCGACAGAATTGTTGCTGAGTATTGTGTTGTTGAGTCGTACAAATGTGCAAATGGTAAAACTTCTATGGAAGGTGCTGGAGCATCATTACTTCCTGCTTTTAAGGACAAGGCTCTTGACCACGGAACACAGATGCTCTCTATTGTTGCAAAGGTGAATCCTTCAGCAAAGTTATTGCCAATTCGTATTGTTGGGGTAAATCCAAATGGTAACGCTGGTCTGTACTCCTTGGACTCTGTAAAGATGGCTCTTGATTGGGTCATTGCTAATCAGGCAAAATACAACATTGCAGTAGTAAGCATTTCTCAGGGTAGAGTGTTTGCTAACTGTAAAGTCCCTGCAGGCATGGTTGAGCAAATTGCAACACTCAAAGCACGCAATGTTGCTGTCATTTCAGCAACAGGAAACAACAGTAATAAAACAGCAATTAACTCACCTGCCTGCATTGCGGACGTCATTGCGGTAGGAGCCACCGATAATCCATGGTCTGGTTCTGAGCCTTTTGCTTGGGATAGCAAAGCAAAGCCTTACATTGCCCGTTACACCAATATTTCTTCTGCTATTGACTTCTACGCTAATGGTCGTTGGTTTGTAACTAATGCTAACGGAACTACCAAGTTTACTGTTGGCACATCTAACGCAACTGCATCTATTGCAGGGTTATGGCTTTTAAATAGAAAGTCCTCAGTAGATGAGACCTATGCAACTATTCTTGCTACTACAACAACAGCGTCTAATGAGTACGCTACTGGAAAGTATGTTTTAATACAGTAATGCCAAAGTACGAATACGCTTGTATACAGTGTGACTTAGACTACGAGAAAGAGCGTAGCATTCACGACGCAGAACCTAATTATGTCTGCGATACGTGCGGCTACGCTCTTCAACGTGTCTTTACACCTTTTGGCCTTCAGTTTAAAGGCTCAGGTTTTTATAAAACTGGAAATTAGTTGTAGTCTGGGTCGTCTTCTTTAGCAGGAACAGTTTTTGCTGTTTTAGCCTTTGCTTGACGTTCTTCTACTTCTACATCTGCCACAGTCTTTGCGCCTTTATCAACGGTTGAAAACGCTGCGTTGATTTCGTCTAGAGTTAGTTTTCCATCGTCCATAAAAGCACGAGCCAACTTCTCAATAACAGCAGCAACTGCTGTTAACCCTGCAACTGTTACAGCCTTAACAGTTGAGATACCAGCAATTGCACCAGCACCAATAACACTTAAACCACTGGCAGCAAAAACTGCCACAATACGCATTAGCACATTGTTTAAACTTTTCATAAGATTCCTCATACCGTTCTCTTTCCCCCTCAATTAGATACCTATTATCAGTCTTCTAAAATGCCAATACTGGCTAAGTAACGTTCTTTTTCTGTCATAAGGAAATCTTTAATCTCTTCTTGTCGTAAACTAATCTGTTCTTCTATTTCTTTTTGCACTTTCTCTTCCAATTCATCTTTGTGCTGGCTGTATTGTTCAACCGCATAATCTAGGGCTGACTGAATAGTCGCCGCTTTTACTTGTGCCTCTTCCCATGCTTTTAGGAATGGCTCTGTCTTCTTTTCTTCTAGAAACTGCTCTTGTTCCAGCGCTCTAGAGAGGCGCTTCTTTTCTTTGTTTGATTTGTAAAGTATTTTGTCCATGTTCTAACCCTATCAGGTTACTTGTATTGTTCCACAACCTGTACAGGCCCTGATGTATTCACATCTAATTTAGCCGCAATCTCTACGGCTTTTTCTGGAGTTGCTCCTGCGTATAGGGCGCCCATTGCGTAATCAGCCCCAGAACCCACTCCGTAAATTCCACTTCCTGAACGAATTACAGATAAGTCATCCCCAATATCAAATAGTTCTCCACCAACAGCCATAATGAAACTAAAACGGTTTTCTTCCGCTTTTCCTTCACCCTTACCTTCATTGAAATCATAACCATTATCAGTTAAGCATTTTCTAAGAGAAGGCATTGCTTTGGTAATCATGAAGTGATAAATGTCTTCAGACTCTTTAATTGTTAGTTTTGGTGGAACCCAAAAGTGTTGAACAACATCGCAGGGTTGAACTTCACCACTGCCTGCAACAAGGAAAGCCCCACGTTGTGAAATCTTTTTCATATCAGGATGGTTGTAACGACGTCCGCCGTCACCAGTAACCTGGTTATCAGCAGCAATAACGCATTTATCGTTGTATTGAACCGCAACTATTGTGGTCATGACTGCTCCTTCACAGATAACCCCCCTAGCCTATCAGGTCTAAGGGGGTTATTGTGTAATGTCCGATTAGAGCAATTTGACCAGTTCTGCCCATGTTTTAGGGCCGATGATGCCGTTTGAGTCCACTAGGTCGTTATTGTCTTGAAATGCAACAACTGCTTTCTTGGTTGCTGGGCCGTAATCGCCGTCTGCAGCCAATCCTAGAGCCGTCTGTACAATCTTGACAGATTCACCCTTGTCACCAGGTTTAATCTTGCCTGGGAAGGCTGGAGCGTCTGAGACAGGTACCTCAGCCTCAACCTCGTTGCCCTTATAGTTAGGGCGACCCCAACCTACGATAGAGACTAAAACTTTCTTTTTGTTGGGCTTGTAGGCACGCACTTGGGCGCAAACTTCGCCACCATTCCGTTGGTCACCTCTCTTCTTGCCAGAAGTGTTTCCCTCAATGGCGGTTACAACGCCATCAGAATCAACGCCTGTGCAAATACCAACATGTGAGATACGGTCTACACCGTCTCCTGGGAAATCAAAATACAAGATATCTCCTGGTTGTGGTGACTGCCCGCAGTCTGCGTCAAACCAAGTCTTCATCTTTTTAAAAGCGCCAGCACCAGCCACAGTAGACACTGTGTTAGGAACTTTTACGCCTGCTTCTTTAGCACACCACATAACAAAGGAACCACACCACGGTAGGAAGTTGGCTTTTGTAAACTTGCCGTACTTTGTCTCATTATCTTTAGGGCCTTCAATAACGCCCAATTCTTTTTTAGCAACTTCAATGATTGCTGCTGCTGTTCCTTGTTCAGCCATGGGTTTTACCTTTCTTAAGATTATTTACTTTTTAAGTTTAGATTGTGCTTCCAAGTACAGGTGTGCACGAGCACTATGTCCCATATCTTCTGCAGTTAGCATACCGCCATGTTTAGTGACTCCACTTTCTTTTAACATATTAAGTCCATGACGTATATCTCCACGAACGTGATTAGCAGTTCGTACTCCGCCGTAATCGTTTGCTAAATGTTGGTGAATGGCTGACGGGTGCTGAGGACCCATTCCTTTTCCAACCCTTTCGTTACCTATAGGATGAAGTTTCATGTAGGCGGTCTCATGCGCTAAGTACTGTGGGTCTTCGTGATAGTCAGCCATTTATTCTCTTCTTTCTTTAGTCTTTGTACTGGTGACGAACTGGCATTGGTTTTGCTGGGTCAATATCGTGAGCAACTGCAAGACGGTGATGACCATCAGCAAGTCTAGCCCGCTCTTTCTCGTGCCAAATGGTTAGTGGTTCAGTAATCCAATGCTTTTGAATACTAGACCCTAAACCTGATGCCCACGCTGCAGCGCTTACCTCGTTCAAGTCTTTACCTGGCGCCATCTCAACAGACTCTAGAATCTCATGAGCATTCATAGAACTGCCAAATTGCTGAGGGTTAGTTAGTTTGCTCATTTTTTCTTTGTCCGATGCTTGTTGCCCTTAGCAACATTGTCGGAGTGGCTCATAACTTTTAAATTCTTTGCACCGTCGTGGTGCTTGTTGTTATCTGCGTGGTCAACGTCCACGTTCTTTGGCAGTTTGCGCCCCAATGCTTTTTCTTTCTTGTAACGAGCAGCATTAGTAGAAGTATGTTTACCAGTCTTGTTATCAACGATGGTCATCTTCTTACGACCATCTTTGGATTTATCGGCGTAAGGGCCGTATGCCTTAACTGTCATGATTGGCTTTCGTAGGAGTTGTCAGACTCACAGATGCACTTACAAGTATCTTCCAAACAAACATTGAGGTACATAGAATGCTCACACTTAATGCAATTAGCCATTCTTTGGTTTCCTGTTCGGGTTATTGGTATTAGCCTTCTTAGTCATAGCACCCTTTTTAACCTTTTTGCTTGAAGGAGTCTTTAACTTCTTAAGAAGGTTCTGTTGTTCTGCTACCTTCTCAGGGGTCATCTTGCTTTTATTGGGCAAGTTTGTCTCAGCCTTAATAGGCTTGTTGATATCAGTACCTGGAACTTTTTGACGGGCCATGTGAGTATTGTGCCATTACTTGGCTTTTAAATCCTCAACAAGCGATGCCCAAGTTATCAGGTGTTGCCGTTCAATCTTGTAGAAGACATCGGTGACTTTGCGGTAAGGGTCAGTGACAGTTTTCTTAAACCACTTATCTTTGGTGTTGGAGTGGACAACTAGCATGTTGCCTGACTTCTGGCTAACCATCACATAGGCGTATGGCTTTACCTTCTTAGCCTCATAACCTGAGACGGTATCTACATAGATATCTTTCTGCCAGAACAGCGCTGGGTCCTCTGAGAAACCTAAGTTACGTGACTTCACCTCAAGGATGAGGCCGTTATCTAAGATGATGTCTTTCTCGTTCTCGGTCATGCGCTGTATCTCTTCTTTAGTAGAGACCAACTCTAACTCAGGAACCTCGCACCCGATTTTCTCACCTTGGAGCCTTTGGGCAACCATCTCGTTGTAGGAGTGCCCCTGCGTCATAGCGGCGTGATAATCAAATGTCATGAGTTCCAGAGGTCTTCTTCCAGCAAGTCATCAGGGTTAATCACTAAATGCTTGGGAACATTCACGTGCCAAGAAATCATCATATCTAAATTGGGTTGTGGCTTAACGGTAATGTCGGGCAAACCTGACCAGAGCGGAAAGTTTTTTACCTTTGCGTTAAAATAATCTTTGAGCACGTTTTCATAGGCAATTGCGACGGCCCCATCTTGCACGACCATGGGAGCGGCAAGTGTAACTGAGTTACCAAAGGTCTTTACATTTTTATTAAGTACTTCTCTCTTTTTGGCGTGCTCTTCTTTGAGGTGGTTGTAATCTGGATAGGTGGTGGTCGTCCAACCCTCTTGTTCTAAATGATTTTTAAACTGCTCGTTAATCTTGCCATTAATTTTATGCTGTGATTGTTTTATCATTGCCCATCTCCCTCTGCCGTTGGCAAAACGCTGGCGGTGCTTTTTTCCTCAGTAACCGCTCTTCTGTCTCTAATATCTACCCATAGGTCAAAACCTCTACCTATCACAATGCCAATGAGTATCCCTAGCCAAATGTTATTTAGCATAGTGCTCCTTAACACGTTCCTCGTTAAGTTCTAGTACACGATTAGCAGCATCGTGAAACTCCTTCATCACATCATCTAAAACTGATTTGCGAATGGCAATGTACAACTCTGCCTCAATGGGCAGGTCAACCATCTTCACCCATGGCTTACGAAGTTCGTAATTACCTAGTTTCATTCTTACCCTTTGGATGGGCTGATGGGTCGGTCAATGTCCCACGAGTATCTTTCTTAACTTTCTGTGTTACTTGTTTCTTTAATTTCTTTAACTCGTGATACTCACTTGCAGTGTTCTTAGGTATCTTCATGCTTCTTCTCTCTTCCAGTGGATGAATGACTTAATGTAAACTGCGGCATAAGCAATGGCGGAGAATATAAAACCATATTGTTCTGTGATAATTGCATAGGTAATCCATAAGACTTCATTGGCGCAGAGTATTAACCAACCCCAAATAGTCTTGCGCCCAACAAAGTAGATACCTGCTACACCGATTACGGCTAATACCCAAGACCACATTAGTGTTTTGTCCATATCTCTACGTATGCATACCAGTGTATGAAATTAATTGTTAGTGAATTATCGTAGTGACAATAAGATATGCCGAAACCCCAAGAGTCCCACTTGCCCCATCCTGCTTTTATATTCATAGCCCCACTCTATCAGGGCGCAGCCATTAAAGATTCAACTCTGGTTGGTTAAACTGCTTGGTGCTTAGGTTCTTTTTAGGAACAAGCATGTCACGCATCAGTGCTCGTCCTGAGCCAACGGTTGAAGCATCTATCTTGGAGTGTCTTGGGTCTTTTTCCTCACCTAAATGAGCATGAACTCGTTTGGAGCCTTCAACCTCGTGTACTGCATCTTCTTTGGTTGCAGGGTTATAGGGGTCAATAGACTCAGGCTTTTTACCCATTTTTTCATTGACTTTGTTTACTAACTTGACACTATCTTTGCTTAGGCTGGTACGGACGTCTGTACTAGGCAACTCTCCGTATCTATGCAACGATTCAAGAGCCATAGTCCCAAGGTGAGTTGCTACATCCGCACCAGAGTGTCCATGAGCAAAAAGGTTATCTATTGAAGGAGGAAGGTGAGAATGGTCAAACAAAGTAGGTACACCATGTTCGTCATAAGCATGGTGTGGATAAAAGTGGGTAGAAGGAGGATATAGCGAAGCACTCACTCCACCCTTATCGTTTTGGGATAAAAATGAGATTTTCTCTTTACGATGCCATTTAGACATTTGCATACTACTTAAGTTATCTGATGCGCTCATTCGTTCCACCGCCGATGGTGAGCCTCAACACGGCTCTTTGCTTCTTGCGCAGTTTTAAAGATTTCTCCGTGAAGGCTAGAACCTTCTATCTGCCACTTATGAGCGGTATTGTAAGTATTCCAAACCTTTGCTCCGCTAGGCCCATGAACGTGGTATGTGACGTTTGTGTCCTTGTCGTGTTCTTTTGTCCAATCAGATGGAGTAGTAGGTGAGCCTGATTTGCGACTTGCCCTATTTTCTGCACGACTTTGTTTTAGTTCAGCCTGGGATTTGGCAACCCATTCCTGTAATTGCTCTAATGATAAGTTATCTGAAGCGCTCATTTAGGGCAATCTTCTTCTTTATGCCAATGAACTTGGTTGTCGGAAGTGATATGACCAACACGAGTAAGTTTTGATGGAGAAACTTTCTTACGGGTAGATACAGCGTAAGGGCCTCCTTGTTCTTCTTTTTCACGCCAATCTCCAACATCACTGGAGTGCCAGATATCCGAATTAGGCATTGGATAGGTGTCATGTACAGCACTCTGTTTTGTAGTAAACCAGGCTAATTGTGGTACGGGTTTTTGTTTGGTTCCTTTCCACTCTGTTTTACCTTTAGAACTTTTTGGGTCAATTCCTGTGGTTGAAATTCCTTCTCGGTTTGATTTATGGGACACATGAAAAAAGTTCATGTTAGCAGAGTCAAATTGACTAGGCGATAAGTTATCTGAAGCGCTCATTTAGAACAACTTATAATGTACTGAGTTGGGCTTTTCTTCACGTAACTTCTTTGCCATGTGCTCTGTTTTATCGTGTGCAACTCTTCCTACGTTTAAGACTGAACCTTCTGGTGTTGTCTTGTGCATATAGTCAAACATCTGGCGCCCAATACCTCCACCTGCGTGGCGGTCTAGCACGTGCATGTAGCCAATATTAGTATCTGCAATAGGAGGAGCGGGAGTACGTACCTCATTGCCGTGTTCATCTCTTGAGATGTTTGTGACAGTGCTACGTGGTTCTTCACGATAGAAGTCTGAGTAACCAACTAGCCCTGGTTCACCCTTTGGGTGCTCAACTATGCCGCCACCTTCTGGTGTCACGATGCGTGGGGTTGGGTCAGATTGGTCATATACAGATAAACGACGTGGCTCACCGTATGAACGAATTGGGTGTGAGTACGCCATATCTTCTGGCATATCATGTTCAACGTAGTGACGCCCTTTGGCATCAGAAAACTCTGAGTATCTAGCGCTCATTTAAGGCAGTGGGTCCATCAGGCCAATAAACTTGGCGGCTTTAGTTAACTTAGAGTCAGGCTTCTTTGGCTCGTCATGAATAGCCATAGCCTCATCATCATGCTTCTTGGTCTCTGGATGATACTCACCTGGGTCTACCTGCCAAGCAACGGCACGACCAGTGTGCTTCTTCATGTTCTTAGCGGCCTCAAAGTCATAGACCTTAAACTCTTCGTTACTTAGCATTTCCCAAGTGTAGCGGCTACTGCCTTACTTTTACTGAGAAAAAAGATATTACTTAGGGGAGGTACTATTCTAGGTGACGTTCTTCGCAATCTCGTGCCAAACCAGGCACCACATAGCGTTTTCCACATGTCTGGCAGGTCCATCTGGAGAAATCGTCCATAATGGCGATTTTACGGCTACTGCCTTGCTCCCACACCCTCAACCGTGGCTCCAACCTGGAGGGACATCTGCGTAATTCGCTTTAACTGTGGGGGTCATTTGTGCCAAAAGATATTTAGTTTGCACGATTACACTTACAACTTGTTTCTTAAAGAAGTATTTATTGTTCTATCTATGCGTTGTTATCAGAACAATTAAATAGTTTGATAGTGCTTTTGATAGTGAGTTACTTTAACTATTGGCTACTGCTATTTATTTATTGCTTGCGTGCAGTTGTAACACCAGCCTGTCATGCACCTTTCATTGTTGTTATCAGGTACTTATCTATCACTTATTTATATCTATCACTTAATCATTAACAATATGTTTCACTTGTTATGTTGTTATGTTTATACAACTATCACTAACAATATGTTTCATAGGCATTGTGTATTACTTATTATGTTCAACTATCTTATGCAAGCACTAACAACTAACAACAAGATAAGTGACAAGGTAATAGTTATATCTATATCTCTTTAGTATCTATCTCTATTAGTAATCATTACAAAATAAAAGGAAAGAACTCATGCGCTTTATTTACCTATCTATTACTTGCTAAATAATAAATAAATAAACAACAATAAAAATAGATGCGCCGTCGTTAATTAACTATTAACTAAATATCTTTTGTATTTATTTATCATTAACTAAATATCTTTTGCGTATTTATTTTTGTTTTTTTCTTCAGGTCGGTGGCGGATACGGCGGTTGCGGTTGCGGTGGCGGTGGCGGTTTGGGTCAATTCTGCCCCCGACTCACGCTCAGAACACGCTCACTTTGGGGGTAGTTGCGCCTTGTTCCCCGATATGGTTCAATTCTCTTATCAGCAACTCCTCGCCTCGCGACCGAGTGGCAGAAAATAAAAATAAAAATTATTTTTATTTTGCAAATTAAATTGCAAATTAAATAAAAATAATTTTGTGACATATTTTTATCGTCTGCTATTGCCCGCAAACTTTCGTTTGGATAACAACAATCAAACTTCTTTTGCAAAACTTATGAACGAGTATGGGTTCTGATTATCGGTAAGAATAATTCTTACTCTCGCCTTGCATAACACTTGCATAAATATATTGGCGTTACTACTTAGAAAAAATAAATTAAAGGTATGCAAATACTTTCTATCGCTTACTAATTGTTATGAGCAATTAGTAAGTGGTGGTGAGTAGTTGTTACTACTCAACTTGCAATTCAATCCAATTAACAACTATGAACTGGAGAATAAAAAATGACTACAACAACAACAATCGCAAAAAATAAAGCAATCACAATTACAACAACAAAAGAAATTAACGCTAAAGATTTCTTTGAGGCAATTACTGGTTCAGACTTCTACGGTTGCTCGGACTTCACCGAGTTAATCGGTTACAACGAAAATACTTTGACAGTTTCAGTTAAGTATTACGATATAGACACCAATCCAACTGGTGGTTATTGGAAAGTACGCAGTAAGAAATTAACACTAGAAAAACTTGCTAACGCTTACGCAGAATTACTTGATAACAACAGCACTCATTGTGGCGGTCACTCACTTGACCATAATGAGTACGACGGTTGCTTTGCGTATTTTGTTTTGCAACAGGCACTCTACGGAAAAATTGAGTTCTAACTTCTTTAACAACTTAATAACAACTAAATACTTACTTGCAAAAACAAACAAACAACTACTAACAAATGGAGAAAATAAAATGGGTTCTAACTTCGCTAATGACTTATCTGCTCAAACTTCTTTAACACTTGAAAATCAAATCTCAATTCACTTCTCAACTAATTGCTATCCACCAGTTCCGCAATTCATGGTTGAGGTTGCAGTTGAGGCAATTCATGCGTGTAATGAACAGCAACCTAACTTGGTACTGGAACTATCTAATGGCGTTACCTTTCGCGGTGACAGTTCCGTACTTGCTTACCAAGTAATTGACCAGTTGCGATTAGAAGCGTGGGTGAAATAAATGCAACGCCAATCCTTTCTAGTAACAGTTTATTTTGATGAAACTGCTAACGATAAGTTCATAGTTGATAAGAACGACTTAACTCCCGACGAGTATGACTATGAACTTTGCATTACAAAAGTAATTGACAATCACTTAAAACAGGTAAATAAAAACAGCGTGATAGTTGTTGATGTTTGCTTGGACAAAGAACCGAAACGCATAATCAAACTAATGAAACGGAGAAAATAAATGACACTCAATCGCTTGCTAACTTCTTTAGTGCAGGTACTTATCGGAGTACCTGCACTACTTGTTATCCGCTTAGTAATCCTTGATATTAAATCGTCGTTACAAAATAAAGGAGAAAATAAAAATGCGTAATCCACTAAGTAAGTTCCGAGGGGCGAAAATTACAGGGGCAACCTTCTTTAGTAACGCCAATCAGTTCCATGAGTTACTTCAAGCCATTGAGTACCTCAACCCAACAGCAAGCGAGCAAGAGGTTTTCTATATGGGAACTACAACGCTACTTGCAATTTCAGACCCAACTAGACTAAGTAAAGCCGTTCAAGTCGCAACTGATGAAGCCGTTAAGAAGGCTAAAGAAGTGTCAGACCTAAACGATATGTTCAATGCACCTGCAACAACTACCAACAACAACTAACAGAAACGGAATAAAAAATGTCACACGCAATCCTAATTACAGGGCAAACAAATGAAGTCGGAACACTAAAGCAATATCTAATCGCCAATTACAACGGAAAGAACTTTGCATGGTCACGCACTACCAATGGTGGTCGCGGTACCGATAATGCTTGGAACAACGATAGTTATTTAGCAATCGTCAGTAACGCCGATAGCGAAACTTCTTTAATCGTTGGTTCAGTTCTATCAACACCATTAACAGCAACAGATATTCATGCAATCACTACAAATGAAAAACCAATCGTGCTAATTCAGAAATTGACAAAGCAGTTTGGTTTGCGTGACAAAACAATCAGCCAGCAAACTATCGGAGAGGTGCTTAAAGAAGTGTATGCACAAATAGAGCAAGACCCTGAGTTGCTATCGCAATACCGTTCCGACGGGAGAAGCGACAAGTCAGCAACAACAACGCAATCAACACCAACAGTTACACCAGTACCAGTAGCAGTTGCACCTGCAATCGTCATTGAACGCAAAGCAACTCAATCAACAAGCAATCTTTCTTTTGTTCCTTCTTTAAGTGACCCTGAGATTTCAGGTTATATTGAAAGAACTTTTGCTAACGGTAAAACAGAAACAGATATTTATGACCATGCGTTAATAAATAATCTCAATGTTGCAATCGTTGGTGAAGCAGGAACAGGTAAGACAACAAGCACAATGGCTTATGCAGGTAAGCGTGGGCTTAATTACTACCGCATTAACTTCAATGCAGGAATTGAAAGTAGCCAGTTGTTTGGAAAAATTATGCCTAATCAAATTGGTAATTTGTTTTGGCAAGACGGTGGCTTTACTGAGTGCTGGCGTGAAGGTAATGCAGTAATTCACTTAGACGAATTGACTTTCATTATTGCAAAGCAATCGGGCGTTTTATTCCCAACACTTGATAGCACTCGCACACTTACTTTGCTTGATAACAGGGGCGAGGTAATTCCAAAAGGTGAAAATGTTTTAATCGTTGGTTCTTACAACGACAAATATCATGGCAACAATAAACTCAATCAAGCGTTTATTGACCGCTTTCACCACAAGTTGCGTTTTGAGTACGACATTGAAATTGAAAAGAAGTTCATTAAGTCTGCAACCTTGCTTAATCTAGTTCAGCAAATGAGAGCAGACTCAATTCAAGGTATCTACGAAACACCACTCTCAACTCGCTTGCTAAAGAACTTTCAGAAGTTTGCACAAGAGTTGGGTTACGAGTATGCAGTAGATAACTTCCTAAACAACTTCAATGATGATGAACGCCCAAGTGTGAAACTTCTTTTAGAAGCACACCGCCACGACCTAGAGCAAGAACTCAACAGCACTACAACACTAATCCGCAACTAAACCGATAGGAGAAAATAAAGTGAGAGCAGGAAACTCAGCACCGCAACTATTGCAAGAGCAAATAGATAAAGCGGAACAAGCAAAACAAGTTACACGCAAGCACTTAAACTCAATCGCAACAGTATTGGCGCGAGTCAATAGTGTTTTAACGGGTCGCAGAATAAAAGTTAATATCGTTGAGCAACCCGAATATAAAGCACCTGCTTGGTCAAGCACTAGCGAAATGTGGTTGAACTTATCTGAGATTAAGTTTGACCTATCTGCACACTCAATTCTTTCTTTGCAAGGGTTATCGTTCCACGAATTGAGTCATCTTTTATATACGCCTAGAAATGGTCATGCCTTGCCGATATGGATAAGAGAACAAGACAATGCACAAGCACTTTGGGAAAGTTTTAATTGCCTAGAGGATATGCGTATTGAAACTTTGCTAACTGGTTATCTACCAACAGTTGAAAACTGGCTTACTGCAACAATCGTTGATTACCTTCTCGGTAATGATGAAGCAGTAACAACAGCGTTCCCTTTGGTTTATGGTCGGCAATATCTACCAGTTGAGTTGCGACAACTTGCAGTAGATAAATACAAAGTACCGAGCGACATAAAAGCACTCGCAACCATTATTGACGAATATCGCTTACTGATATTTGCAAGTAATGACGATACCGAAAGAGCAAAAGAACTTATCGTTGCGTTCAATAATCTTTTGGACAACTTGCCTAAGCAACCGCAATCACCGCAAGACGGTGGCAACGGTAACGGTGAAGGCACAACAGTAACTATCCGTATCCATAGCCCTAACGGTCATGGTAATCGCCCAGTAGAGGGCGTGGAAAGTTCTAGTGTGCGACCTGCAAAGACCGCACAACAAAAGCGTGACCAACAAACTGCAATCGCTAATCAAAAGAAAAATGTTGTGCTTGATGTTGTTATCCAAGATAAGTCTGATGAAACTTCTAAAGACAATTCAGATAGCGATAGCAAGCCAATCAACGCAGGTGGTTGCGGTGGTGCTACTCAACCAAAGTCAAAAGATAATTCTTTTGACCAAGATGAGAAAACTTCTGATGATGAGTTTGCTGATGAGTTTGAGGACTTTGATGATGAACTAAGTGATGAAGTTGATGATAGTGACGGTAACGGTGGCAATAGTGCTGGTAACGCGCAAGGCGTTACTGGTAGCAATCAACAAGTTACTGATGTTCTCAATGATGTTATGAACGATATTGTTGAGCAACTATCAAAAGAGATTAACCGAATTGCAAAACAGGCTGGCGTTGAGGTTGAACTAACTGGCGGTAATGCAAAGACACCCGACAAGGCTCGCTACTCAAATGTTCCTGCAAGCCCTGAGTTAGTGCTTAGTGCGAGAGCCTTTGCGCGAGAGTTAGAACGCTTGCGAGCAGACCACGACCCTGCTTGGTTAAAGCAAACCGACAACGGAAAAATAAATGCAACTCGTTATCTAATGGGTAATGACTTAGACACTTGTTTTGATGAGTGGCAAGAGGGGCGTGATGATGTTACTGCTATTGAAGCAGTAATTTTGTTAGATAGAAGTTCCTCAATGGCAGGGCATAACGCTAAAGAAGCCTACAAATCCATGTGGGCTATTAAGAAAGCACTAGAGTCAGTAGAAGCAACAACAACAGTTGTTCTCTTTGATAGCAGTACCACACTTCTTTATGACAAGAACGAGAAGGCTGGTACAACTATCCGCGACTCAGGTGCTAACGGTGGCACAAATCCTAAAGACTCAATCCTTTACGCTAAGAAGGTACTTGCTGAGAGCGACAAGCCAATTAAGTTGCTTTGCATGATTACCGACGGTGCTTGGGATAGTGAAGCAGGAGAACAAGCCGTTACCGAAATGAAAAACGCTGGCGTTCTTACTTGCCAAGCGTTGCTATATGAGGGTCGCAATCTAAGTGCCGATTACTTAAACGGAGTACGGCACTCGTTTGAGTTGGTAACACAACTTCAATCTGCTAAAGACATTACAACTTTAGGTAAGTCTTTAGTGCGCCTTGCAATCTCACGCAATCTAGTTAAGTAAGTAAATAAATATCGGGGTAGCAACAGGGCTACCCCGATAGGAGAAAAAGAAACGGAATAAATAAAATGAAACTATCAGAACTAACAGTTGGAAAAGAATACGCAATCGTTCCTTCATGGACATATTCAAGTCGCGGTTCAAGAGAGATAGACAATGTACGAGAAAATGATGTTGTTAAGGCAACGCTTGTTGAACTAACTAAGTACGAGTACGAGCCTTCACAACGCAAGCATGAACCTACCTTCACAAAAGCACAGCAGGGCAATCGTTCCGTTGGCGTACTTGTGAAGGCAACAGATAACGGTGGCACAGACTTCTATTGGACTTCACGCCTTGCAGATATTGTTGCTGAGTGGTCGGTGCTAGAGCCTCGTTGGAAAGCAAAGCAATCAGAACAAGAGAAGCGCGAGATAGAGGAAAAAGAACGCCGTCTTTTGGAACGCGCTCATATTGAGCGAATTGCACAAGAGATAGAACGCTCACGCCAATCCATTATAGATAGTGCTAAAGAACTTCTAGGTTCTAATAACAATGTTGAAGTAACTCAAAACGGTTATGGAATTGAGGCTTACGGCGTTGTGACTTTCAGTATCAAAGAGTTTGAGCAGTTAATTGAACTCGCCTATGCAGGAAAGGATAACTAATCATGGGTCAAGACTTACTAAACCAAACAGGTTGGGTACGACAACCACGCAAGTATTTTGTTGCAACTAACAGCGCAGGATACAAAGCAGTTAGAGGGAGTGCAGATAAAGATTATTCTTATTGCATAATCTCAAAAGAAATTAGCGAGTGGGGTGCTATCTATTCCTCATGGTCAGCAACACAACACAACGCTAATCGTTACTGCAAGACATGGAACAAGAAAGCAGATAAAGAACGCTACGAAGTAGTTAAAGCAGAACTTGTAACTGCTAAAGAAGCAAGACTAATCAAAAAAGAAATATCTAATTACCGACTACTAACAACAACACCGATAGGAGAAACAAATGACAACAGCAACTAAACACCGCACAGGCGGTTCAACAGGCGCAAATGGTTATGGGCAGTACCAAGTGCGCTACGCAAGTGAAAGACAACAGTTCTTTATCAAATCATTACTGGAAACTAAAGAGCATACCTTTGGTGAGGTTGATATTGAACAACTTAATGTGCAAGGTGCTGGAGAACTAATTTCTAAGTTACTTTTGCTACCTAACAAGGCAGGAGTCATTAACCCTGCAACAGAGAAGCAACTTTCTTTTGCAACAGCACTAATCAAAACAAAAGAAGGTGGGTTTGACACTCTCAATCACTATCTACGCAATCGCAAAGTTAATGCGCTTAATGAACTAGACCGCAAAGATGTATCTGCAATCATTAACGCATTAAAGTCTAATTACGAAATTAAACCACCAATGAAAATCACAGAGGTAGGTGCTTATCTACTAGACGGAGTTATCTATTCAATCCGTCTAGGTTCTGAGAGTCGGCGTTGGAGTGTTTGGACTTACTCAGATGTTGCAAAAAAATATGTACGCAATAGTGAAAAGCATGATGTTCTATTTCAATTAGAACCTAAAGACCGACTAACGCTGGAACTTGCAATCAAGTATTCAGCACAGGTTGGTATATGCGTTCATTGTGGTCGCACACTCACACTTCTAAAGAGTGTTGCTGGTGGCATGGGTGCATATTGCGCTAAGAAGTATCACTAGGAAAGGAATAACAAATGGCAACAGTAGAAAGTATTATCAAAGAACTATCTGCTTATGACCCTAAAGAACATTTACTTGTTCTTTATTGGGATAAAGAACTCTGCAAAGAGTGGGTTGAGGAAACACTTACAGAACTCAAAGATGAACACAACTTAACTGATAAAGAAGTTAATGAAGCCTTCAATGAGTCATGGGAGTACGCAACAGAACAGCAATATGACACCCCTGATGTTGGTGACGGTATTACTCAATCACTAATTGAAGCGTTAGACGAGTGGAGTAATGAACAATCAGAAGCAACTTATGATGAACAACTAGATAAACAACTATGGGATAAGGAGTAGCAACAATGTCAAAAGCAAAAGACCTTGCAGAACGCTTTAGCAGTATGAACCCTGATGATGAAGTGTGGGTTACTTATATCAACAAAGACGATATTGCAGAAGCCTTTAGTCAAATGGAATACACAGATGAAAATGATGAAGTAATAGATACAAATAAATTTGTTACTGATGATGTTGTTAAAGAAATTATTAACAGCATAGACAATGACGATTATATTTGGGAACGGTTCAATGAAAACTTTAACGATAGTTGCCGAGATGTATTGAGCCGACTAATTGGTGAAGTAAAAGAAGCAGAGTCAGATACAGAACTATGGGATACCGAGGGGAGAACAACAAATGAAAGTAAGTGAGTTACAAGAACTGCTAAAGAAGTATCAACCCGATACACAACTGGTTGTTGCGTTATGGGATAAAGAGTGCTTTAAGCACTTAGATACCGAAGCAAGGTTACTAATGGATAGCGAGTGGGATTTAGTTGCAGATAACTTTAATGTGCAATTCAATGACCAAATGTTAGGTGCTGGTATCCGTAAAGACTTAGAACTAATGATGAAAGAAACAGATGAACACACCGAGAAGTTTATTGCAGACTTCATGGCTAATTACAAGGCAGGTATAACTGATGAACAACTATGGGAAGGATAAAAAATGCAAGTATCAAGAGCAATAGCGTTATTGGAAAAGTTAAACCCTGATGATGTAATTTATATTACTTGGTTTGACAAAACCGAATTCATGTATGAGTTTAGCGAGTGGGCAGAAACAACAGAGTTGCCAGTTGTCAATGATGATGAGTGGGAAACAGTTGTTAATGGTACTGAGGGTGACGACAGAATTGCAGACGCAATTATGGAGAGTATGCGCTTTGACTTTAAGCGCATAAGTGAAATACAAATAGATACACAAGTAGAACAACTAGATAAAGAACTATGGGAGAAATAAAAATGACTACAACAACAATCGCACCAACAACAGAAGCAACCGTCAATGCACAATCAAGTTTTGGCTTTAGTTGTTATGTGCAACTAGCCGAAACAGAACGCATATTTATTGAAATGGGTCAAATGGTTTATGACCAAAATCTAAGAAAATATGTTTTATCTGCCGACAAAGAGAAGTATCAACTAGAGGAACTGCAATACCACTTGGGATACGGTGATGAAGCAAACACCGCAACCTTTCATAATGCAGTTGTACGAGGCTTTAGAAAAGACGGTGCTTTAAGGTATAGAACTACTTATATTCCTCACCATGCTATTCAAGAAGTCTTAGCGCAAATACCCGACCACTATCACGACTACGCACGACAAGCCTTTGATGAAAAAATGGCAGACCTGCAAAAGGAGTTAGAAACCACTATCAAGAACGGAGTAGTAATCAAATGACAAGAGAAAAAGTCACACTTACAGTAGAACTACCACAAAAGAGTAAGCACACTTTGCCTAAAGAAGTTGCAGACATACTTAGGGGCTTAGCACTTAAAGAGCGCAGGGCTTACTCAGCAGAACTATCTAAAGCAGGTTGGACTCTACAATGTATTGCAGATGTTCTTAATATAACTAGAGAGTCAATTAGGTTATATGAAACTTCTAAAACAAATAATGAGTCCGAGGTGAGAAAAGCAATCGCAAGTTTGCCAATACCACCAATACCTACTCGCACACTCAATAGAGAAGTCATTAACCGAGTGCAAATTCCTAATGATGTATTAACTGAGTTAAAAGAACTTTACTCAAAAGCAAAGTTAGTTAGAGGTAGGGGAAAGAAGTATCGTCAAGAAGCCGAGGACTTTACACAACTTGCTTATGCACAGGTTGAGAGGGGCGTTAGTGTCTATGCCGTAGCAAAGGCGTTAGGCATTACTACTAGCGCACTTCAATTCAGGTTTGCTCGCTACGGGTACAAAACTGGTGGCGGTAAGTCAATCGTGTATCGCCCACTAACTCACCGACTACAAGCAGAAGGAGAAGCAAATGCCGAATTGGTGCAGTAACGAATTAACTATTGTTGGTAAGCCAAAAATGTTAAACAAACTTCTAAAGCAAATTGCCACAACTCAAAGTGAAGGTGATGAAGCACTCTTTGACTTTGAGAAGGTAGTTCCAATGCCTACTGGTGCTGAGTGGTACGAGTGGCGTATTGAAAATTGGGGAACAAAGTGGAACGCTAGTGATGTGATGTTCTTAAATGACGGCGAGTGGTCAGAGAAGTATGACGATACTTGTTGGGAAGGCGGTGACTTAGTTATCAACTTCCAAACAGCGTGGTCACCACCAGTACCAGTTCTAAGTCAGTTGTCTAAAGACAATCCAAAAGTAACTATCACTCACAAATTCACCGAGGAAGGTATGGCGTTCTACGGAACTTATATCTATCGCAAAGGTATTCCCGAAGTTGTATTGCAAGGTTCTTTTGAGAAAGGAACGCCTTGCGAAATCTATCGGGAGTATTACGGTGACAACTACCACCACTCATGCGACCAATGCCATGAGCAGTTTGAGTGTGACGGTGAGCCACAAGACCTATGCGTTGAGTGTGAAACAGAACTACTAACAATAGATAAAGAACTATGGGAAGGAGAAGCAGATGAGGTTCAATCTATCGCTAAAGAAACACCCGACAGCAAAGAGTTGCTATCTAACGCATGACGATAAATACCTCATAGGTAAAGACGAATTTCATAATTGGTTTTGGAGTGTTCTTAATGAGCAAACAAAAGAGTATGAAGTGAAGTCAAAGAAGCATAGAACAATGAACTCATGCAAGCATGAAGTACGAAACGATATACAAGACAACAAAAATGAACAACAACTATGGGAAGGATAGACAATGCGGTGCGAGGAAAAAAAGGCTTTCAACTCACAGACGAGTGCAGAGAGAGCCTTAAATAAAATATGGAAAACAAATTGGCTATCGTCACGCAAGAAGCCATGTTCAAGTTACAAATGCCCGATATGCAGTAAGTACCACCTAACAAGCCAAGCCCAAAACAAAAGGAGAAATACAAATGCAACTACTACTAACTGATGTAATAGCAATACTCATAGCACTACTTGGTGCTAGTTTTGTAATCATACTAAGTATTGTAAAGTATGGTCAATTAGTAAGACAGAACAACGACCTACGCAAAGTCATAAAGATTTTGCAAATGCAAAAGAAAGAGGGAAACAAATGAACTGCAAAGTATGCGACTCAAAAGAAGTTGTATGGTCAGGAACAGACGCTTTTGTGTTGGGAGTACCAACAGAGAAGGTTTGCTATCTATGCGCTAACACTTATGCCTTAGTTAAAGAAGTTATAGATAAGGATAAAGAATAATGGAAGTATTAAAAAGAAAACTACTTGAAAGAGTAGAACACCACCAAAAAATGGAACGCATGGGGAGAGTGTTCAAGCAGGGAACAATTAGTTACCACAAAGCAAAGTCAGAGGCGTTCCAAGAAGCACTTGCAATCATAGAGAAGGGAAGTTAAATGGGATATGTAACTGCACGAAAACTAACTGCTAGTGATGAACTATGGTTATGTGATAGTTGTAACCAAGAAGGAGTTAGAGCCAATGGCAAAGATATACAAGGCAATAAAGAAGTTGTTATGTGGTTCTGCTTTAATTGCGTAGAGAAGCAAGTCAATGGCTAAAGAACTTAGCCCTTGCGGTACTCGCGCCTCTTATAGACGGCACAAGTCAATAGGAGAAACGCCTTGCCAACCATGCGTTGAAGCCTCGCGAGAATACACTCGCAAGAAAACAGCGCAGTACCGTTCAGAGAACCCTGAGTGGTATCGCCGTATCAACCGAGAGAGTGTCAGCAAAAGAACTCTCGCTGGTAAAACACCAACTAAAGAACAAAGAAATGAGCGTTATGCTAACCGCCCCGACTTACAAGATAAGGCTCGCAAAAGAAGTCAGGAGTGGAAAGATAAACACCCACGCAAGAAAAAAGTTGGTGACCACTTTAACTATCTCCACAACAAGGAGAAGTACGCTAATCATGACCGAGCAAGGCGAGCAAGAAAATACGGAGTCGGTCACCACGCATATAACCTGCAACAAGTTATTGACCATTACGGCGTAGCGTGTTGGGTTTGCGGTACTGATATTGACCTATCACTACCTCGCACAGGGCATAAAACAATGGGCTTGCACTTAGACCACCTAATTCCTTTAATCAAAGGTGGTCACGATAAGTTAGGCAACATTAGACCTGCTCATGGACTATGCAACCTAAAGAAGGGTGACTCATTATTGCGAGTTAATCTTCTCGCCAAGTAAGTTAAGAACTAAAGAAGTTTGACAGACTTCTTTAGACCAACAGTTAGCACTCTAGGGGGTGGATTGCCAAGCCGAAAGGCAAGGCAATTCACCCCCTTTTTTTGTTCTATTTTGACCCCCAGTACCGAGTCTGATAGTGTGACCCACATCACATTACTGGGGGGTAACTAATGGCTTATGTCATTGAACGCAACAAAAGATATACCGCCTACTACCGCATAGACGGCAAAGCAAAGTCAGTAGGCACTTTCAACTCTAGGGCTAAGGCACTTCAATCGGCGTTACTAGCCGAAGCAGGAGAGTTCCAAACTCTGCCCGAATTTCAACAAACCTTTAACACTTACCTTGAACAACTTACGAAGCGAAATGACCTACGGGTTATCACACGCAAGACATATATCACCCTGCTAAAGAAGTATGCCCAACCCTCTTTAGGTACTAAGCGCATATCGTCAATACAAAAGAAAGACATAAAGACCCTGCTGGAAACCCTGCAATCACAAGGGGTTAGCCAAAGCACTATCTCCCACCTCAAAACGGCACTAGGTTATCTATTCAGACTAGCCGTTGATGATGAGGTAATCCCAACCAACCCAACCCACCGTATCAAAGTCCAAGTACCCAAGCCCGACCCAACCTACACGCTAGAGCCTAAAGACTTTCACAAGGTTCTAAAGAAGTTACCCACAGACGGGGCAGTTCTTTTTGCCAGATTTCTCATTGGTTCTGGCTGCCGTTTTGGAGAAGCAACAGAACTCAGGGTTAAAGACTTTAACTTTGCCTCAAAAGAAGTCTATATTCGTAGAACTGTAAGTGATATAGGGTACAGATGGAGTTCCGAGGGGAGAAGGTTCATGGTCGTGGACGCCACAAAAAACGGCAATAAGCGCACCGTAGTGCTGAGCGAGAGCCTCATAGCAGAGGTAAAAGCATTTGTCAAAGCCAAAGCACTAGTAAAAGATAGCCTTGTCTTCTCAAAGAGCCTTATAGAGAAGTCATGTAAACTAGGAAGCCCTAGCGAAAGCAAGGGTACAACTAAATACAAAGTTGAAAGCAGAACATTTCAACATGGAACACCTTACTCCTACAATGTAGGGGGCTGTAGGTGTAGTCAATGCAAACAAGCGGTCAAGGAATACCGCAATCACTATAGGAAGGACAAAGCGAAGGCAGAAGTAGAAAGCCATAGCAAAAGCGATAGCAGAAGCAATAGCAGAAGCGATAGCAAAAGCGAAGGTCATCTACCCCGTGACAAGTGGCGAGCCATTTGGAACGAAGCCATAGAACAGTCAGGAATTGGTTGGTATCCCACCACTCACGACCTTAGACACGCAAACGCTACCCAGTTGCTAAAGAACGGGGTGGATGTGCATGAGGTTAAAGAGAGGCTAGGTCACCAGTCAATTACAACGACGGAGAGGTATCTGCACCGTATCCGTCACCAGCAGTCAAAGGCAGCCGAGGTTGTTAATGACTATTTGGAGTGATTATGAACCTAACAAAGAAACTAAAAGTGGCTATTGGAACTATTTCACTAGCCCCTCTTGTAGCAGGGATTATGGTAGGCGTAGCAACGCCAGCCGTAGCCCCAACAAAAGCAGAAGCAATAACTGTTAAACAAACATTGCAGGTTCGCACACTTGCCAAGTATGCGAACGCCGATAGCCTCAACGACAAACAGTTGATTGAACTGCTCAGTGCAGTCGGTTTCAAAGGTCAAGACCTTAAAGAAGCATGGGCTATCGCTAAGAAAGAATCACATGGTAATCCGCTATCGCACAACGGTAATCGTAAGACTGGGGATAACTCCTACGGTCTATTCCAAGTAAATATGCTTGGTTCATTGGGGTCAGATAGACGAGATAAGTTCAATTTGGTTTCAAATGCCGAACTGTTCAACCCTGTGGTCAATGCCAAAATTGCTTATCACATGAGCAATGGTGGTAAAGACTGGAGCGCATGGAAGGGATTGCATACTGACGTAGTAAAGCGTTGGTTAGCAAAGTTCCCTTCTCAGCACAAGTCGTAGCCAAAGCAAGAAGCCATAGCAAAAGCAGGCGCATAAAGAAAGCCCCTAGCCATTACGGTTAGGGGCTTTCTTCTTTAGCAATTACTGATTGTCTTTAATCAACTTAACTTCACAAGCGTCCGTGGTGCAGTAAGCCTCACCAATAGCGTCACTTGCCATACCAGCGTAGACACCTGACAAGTCAATCGGGAACAAAGACATAGTTGCTGCTTCATATTCTTCTTGAGTAATCTGTGTATATGGCATTTGTGGATAAGTCATGTTGCCCATAGGCAAGAAACTAATCGTCTTTAACTGACCGTCGTGCATGTGCAAGATAGAGGGGATTGCTTCTGCTTCTTTCTCAGGGTCAAAGGTAACTGTTACTGATACGGAGTTATCCGACCAGTATCGCTGCACAACCACTGCTAAAGAAACTTTCTCGTGAACTGAGACTTCTTTTTCCGCTCTCTTAGCATTAGTTTGGATTGGAAAGAATACTACTGAAGTTGTTTCTGGAGATTCAGAGGCTGGTTCTACTCTGTAGTTTGCCATCTTAAATAGCGGAAGCATTGGGTCACTGTTTGCAAAGCGAATTGCTCTGTTAAAGAACTTACCGCCTGATGCCCAGTGAACTCCAGGAGATTCTCCCGCTAAGATTGAAACTGTTCCTGATGGTTTGACCGTAGTCATCTTTATGGACTGACGGATGCCAAGCCACTCTGAGTAAGACTCGTCATACTTCTTTACAACTTCATAGCCGCTGTTAAGCCAATCACGAAGCACAGTCCAACCATTGTTATCTGCAAAGTTCGCAATGCCAGAGATTGAAGTTCCAATACGGCGGTTGCGTTGCATGATTGCATTGGTTTCTTCCCAGTGAGTAGGCAAGAGAGTTACAGTCTTGGCATAAAGATAAGCAAACTTTAATGTTCTTTTGAAGTCATCAAGGTCTGTGTGGCGATTCAAATAGGTTTCAACAAGTGTGCAACACTCATAAGACTCAAGTGACTGTTCTGCACAAGGGTTGTAGCCAGCGATTCGCCAATCTTTGTTGTTAGGTGGGTCAATAAGACGACCATACTTGCGTGATACATCCATCCACACAACGCCTGGTTCGCCGTTACGGACAATGCCGTCAATAATCTTTGAAAAGTCTGAGCCAACCTTTGCTTCCACAGAGTTGTTAGACATCCAAGCCCAGCCTGGATTCTCAGGGTCGTAAGAGTTACGCTCTGGGTATACCTCTGGGTTTTTAAGGTTTAAGAAGTTCTCGTCGTCAATCTGACCAATAAGAAGTTCTGCTGAACGACGAACGTTCCCTGATACAACACAGACACCAATCATGTTGCCAATATCAGCAATGTCAATCTTGGTTAACTTCTGACCTGCACGACCAGCAAACATCTTGGTGATGTGGTTGTGGAGTCTTAGGAGAGGTTCGTGTCCTGCTGCGGTTCCGCCAAAAGTTTTGATTGGCGCACCTGCTGGGCGGATTTCTTGGTAATCAAATACTGGAGCCTTCGTATCTGATTTGAGGTAGGCATTGATGAGGGCAGAGACTGACTCAACCCATCCTTCTCTGGTGTCAGGGATTTTATACTCATAGGTTTCTTTTGGTTCATATATTGTGAAGTCCTTTTCTGCGCCCTTATCATCAAAGCCAACGCCCACTCCGAGCATTGAGGCTTCCATGAGGAAGGCAAACGGTTTTGCTGGGTCGGTCTTGACCATCGCTCCTGTTGAAACAAAAGCACAGTTCTGCAAGGCTGCCGAGTTGCGCTGCTCATTTACTAGTGGGGTACCCATTACCCATAGTCCACGACCTGGTGGAGTCCACTTCAAGTTGAAGAGACGGTCAAATGCTTCTTTAGCCGAGGCTGCTGCCTTGGCATCAGACCAAGGTAAGCGCTGTCTTTTGGCGTGGTCTTTCTGTAGGGAATACATGCCGTTGATAACACGCTCACATACATCTACCCAAGTCTCCTTAGTACCATCTGCCTTCAAACGTGAATAGGTACGCAAGAAAGTGATTTCGCCCACTGAGTTTCCAGCGGCATCCCTGTACCCAAACGGAGCCTTCTTGTCCTTGTATCCCTCTACGAATTCCTTTTGAAGTTCAAATGAGAATAACCCCATTGACATACCACCATTTCTATGTTTGCTCAAATACCCCATCTATCGGGGAGCCTATTGTTGCGTAGGAGAACCTATCATGCACTTGTTAACTTTGTTGACCAACAAAATACTCATGGCAGGGTGAACCCTGGTTCAACACCTATGAATTGCTATTATCAGATAATCAATCTTCTATAGACGATTGGATAATCTTAGTTACAGTCTCTTCCTTCAGGGCTTCTGGCAGTTCTCTAAGTGCTTGAGCACGGTCACCAAAGATGGATGAAAGAACTCCACCTGATGATTGGCGGCTGGCGGTAATCTGAACAAACTCTTTATCTGATGCCATGTCATTAACTTCTTTAACCATCTTGATAAGACGGTCAACTTCTTGAGAGACGTTAGGGTCTGCGTAGCCACCGTTCATTTCCTCAGCAAAACGCATAAAAGCAACTCTTTGACCCTGCATTTCAATCATTGAAGTCATCAATGCCTTCAGTTGGTCTTTAGTCTTTACCTCTATAGGAAGGTTGAAGGCACAGGTATTTTGAGGTTTGAAGGCGGGACAGTTGGCGGCGACAAAGCAAGTATCGCACTGGCGTAAAGAAGATTGCTGGGTCTGAACCACTGGCACTTCCATGAGAACGTCTTTACCGTCATCATCTGTTTCCACTACAGTCTTCATCTTGTAGCCGAAAACAGGTAGGTTTTGTATCTCACTTACATCTCTTTGTATCAGTTCTGGAGAAGAAACTTTCCGCATCTCAAGGTCGCTGTTATCAGAAGGTGACCCCCCAAATTCCGCGAAACCTGATAGTAGTGGGGTATCACTGTTGTCAGATACTTGGGCATTTCTACCACCTTCAATGATGTGTAAATCAGGGGTTTTCTTGTCCATTGACTTCTCCAACTGTAGGTATGACCAGACCGCAACTCTAGTCGCTTCTAGGGTACTATCTTTATTAAACTCTAAATAGTCTAGCCCTGCCTTCTCTACTACAGACTTGTAGCGAGGTCTTGCTTGGGCTTTCATACGCTTTGGATAACGGTTAAGTTTGGTGCCATCCCAAACGATTGTCTCCCCTCGGCGCATCGGGCTTAGCCATGACAATGTGCTGGCTGTGCTAAATGGTACCTGTCTAAGGTTGTCTGGTTTGGCGCAGGCTAGGGCGTGGTACGCGGTACCGAACTGCCTTTGGTAGCCTCTGGTGACCGCTGAGAGGCTTGTGACCGCCTCAATCTCGTCGTTGGGTATGACTACGTTTGTGTAGGTCTGGGACATGGCTTTAAGGGCTGGTAGTCCGTATTCTTCATGCCAGACCACCCAAAACTTAGGGTCGTACTCATAGAACGGACGCTGGGCTTTGACCCAATCTTCGCCCAGAACCAGGGAATCAAACTCCATAAACGCTGTGGCACGCTCTGAGTTGTTAACCAGGAACTCTTGGTATTCAACGGCTAAAGACATTAACTCTTCTTTAGATAGCCCTGCTTTATCTGCCTGGGCCGCACCTGACTCAATGTAAACTTTGGTCTCAGGGTCAAAATGCTCGCTAATAAGCCAAAGTTTGTTCTTGGGCAAACCTCTTTTGCGTAGCCCCCAAAAGTTGAGTCCCATTGACTCAACTTTCATACCCTCTAAAAGGGTGCGGTTAGACCCAACTTCAACACCGCTAAAGATAACTTGCATTAGTCTCCAAAGAAGTTTTGTTCTTTAGGAGCCTGTGCTGCTAATGATTTAGCCTTGTTAACACGGTTAATTGATTCTTCAATCTCAGACCATGCTCTAACCTTCTTTGGAGCATCTGGACGGTGTTCAACTCGTACGTAGCCTGGGTGTGTAAAGAGAACCGTTGGCACCATGTGTTCTTGGAATACCCAAGCAACCATGTGTGGGTCGCTATCTACATACAACTCAATAGGCGCTCTACTTCTACTGGTTGTGAACTGGCGCTTCTTTAAGTCTTCGCCTTCTAGTGCAAAAGAAGTATCAATCAAATCGTCATAGTTAATAATGCCGTGGTTCTGTAACCATTGTTTAGCGTCTTCTTCACCACGAGAGGTCATCAGTGCTACACGGTTATTGATATTTAGGGCGTAGTAAAGTGCTACTCCTGCACGGATTGGTTCCCCAGATTCCGAACTTAGTACGCCGTCTAGTGATACGAGTATATTCATTTATCCCTTTGCTCGGTACGTTGCCGCTCTCCTAATAAGGGTCTGAGTATCTGGCAGGTCAATGCCATAAGTTTCATCTGCTAGTTGTGCTTTGTACGCTGACCAGTACTCAGACATTTTACGTAAGGCAGGAACTGTTCCATACTTCTTTCCAGCCTGCCATCTATAGTTGTAGTAATCTTCGTAACCTTTACCATCTGGCTTAAAGGCAAAACGACGAGCACTGTGAATATCATCAAATAACGCTGATGCTTGTATCAACGATGCGTGTATCTTTGCCTCAGCATTACGGCGGGCTGCATCATTTTGTGCGCCTTGAAAGTCAGTACTTGCTTGGCTGTAGCGCATAACAATGTCACTTGCCATTGATAAGTCACGCTTTGCCATCTCTTCCCAAACCGCGTTGGTTGGTGCTGTTTGCTGTGCAGGATGAACAGTCCACTCATCATTGGTTAAGTCGTATGCTGCATAAGGGTTTATGGAACGAATATCAGTTGCGCCAGGATTAACGTAGAATGTAACTTCGTATCCGTTCCAATTTTTGGTTTCTTCTTGAAGATGATTGCGGAAATCTTCGTTAAGCATTCTGCTTACTTCAACATCTGTAAGACCCACGTATTCTGGGTGTGCTTTACGGAATTGAATGTAGTTAACGCCAATAAGGACGTCTAAGTCTCCTGGCTCACGTGCTGCTGACCATTGGTATGAGACTCCAGAACCTGCAATCCATACACGACACCATAGGTCTGGGTGTCTATACTGAGAATTTAAGAAACCCATTAACAATTGCAAAATTCCATTGCGAACCCAGCCTTTGAGGTGCATACCATCAAATAACTTTGGGTCTAACTCAGACTCTGGAGCAGAGAAGTATGACGTTGCAGACCCTTGAATCAGGACTGGCTGAGCGTTGCTTCCACTGTACCTAAACATGATAATAGTTTAGGGGGTTTTAGGCTTGTGAGGGGTCTATCCCGCGTTCTGATAATGCTTCAGCAATCTTTTTACGCTGTTCCTCTGTGGGATTGGCTGGCTGCATTGCATCAACGATGTGCTTTGCAATACGGTCTGCCAATAACATCTCTTCAATTTCAGACGACAGTTGTTTGCTAGTTTGGTAGATATCATAAGTGGTTGCTTTACGGGCAACACCTACAGTAAGTGCTTGGGTAGTAACTGAACCATCATGGTTAATTGCTACTACGTAAGATGCTTGTACGTCTGGTGTCTCTTCAGCCATTATGGTCGTCCTTCTAGTAGTCTTTGTTTACGTTGGTTTACAGCAATTGATACTGGGCAGAAATTGCACAGATACGTCTTTGGGCCTGCTTCGTCTTGATACTTTGCCATACCTTCTGCTTTACGTTCTTTAGCGGTGTTAGGTATAAGAAGTTTGCTGGAGTGTTGCCAATCATCGCAACCGTCTTTTGGCTTATTGTGACGTCCATAGCAAGTCATTGCATCGTCAAGGAAAGTAGAGCGTGACTCATAGAAAGTGTCATCTATTTCTGCTAAACCCTTAGAGCCTCCACCTTTAATCTGGCGGATAATTTCTTTCTTAGATTCAGTTTTTGCCCAGGTACGCAACGGCAAAACAAATAACTTACCTTTGTGGGGTTCCCCTGAAGGAAAAACGTGTTGCTCACAAGCAATTGCTAGTAAATGGTCTAACTCTGGGTCTCCGTCATAAGGCGGTAGTTCTTCTAAAGTGTCACAAACAAGGCAATGTAACAAACGAAACATTGGTTCATCTGGTTTTTGGTCACGTTGACCCAGTAATGGGACGTTACTCATAGTGCTCCTTATAGTGTTCGGTTTAAATCTTTGCTAGTTTTTTGCTGCGTCGTGCCCTGACGTAAAGTGCCCGTTCAATGAACGACGAATATTATTCTGCAAACGTGAAGTTGTCTGGCTGTGCTTGTCGTTAGCAACGTGCCATCCGTAGTCACTTGAATGCCACGCAATCGGTGTGTCGTATGACTTTACCACATACGAAGGATTGTGCTGTTTCATAGTTTCGGCTTCGCCTTCAGACAGACGACCAAGTGTACTACCTACTTCGTCAGGTGCTCCACCACGGCTGCTTGGGCCTTCAAAGCGCTCACGGTTAGCAACGGCTTCGCCTACGGTTTTGTGTGTAACTCTGCGTGCTTTAGCCATTACTATTTTTTCCTTTCATTAGAAAATCTGTTGTTTATCTTTTTATCCAAAGCATTATCTGCATACGATTCGCCAAGTTCAGCGTCCATAGCATCTCGTTTATTTTGGGCCGTAACTTTACGTGGAGTTAAACCCTTTTCGTAATTATCTTTGTGTAATTTCATTGCTTGTTTCTTAGTGTACCCCTGGTATTGCTTAGAGTTCAATACACCGTCAGATAAATGGGAAATGACGTAGGCTCCAGATGGACGCACTTTTTCTACCGACATATCAGAGTACTTAATCTTTTTAGCCATTATACATTGGCCCTTCTGACCAACCGCCGCCGCGTTCAACGCCACGTTGGTTCTTGTCTGGTTTTAATCTTGGTGGGTTTTTCTTTGTAAAAATAGATTGAGCAAAAGAACGGTTCTTTGATTTGCCGCCAATGCGACGGTCATTGAACAAATTATGAGGTTGGTTACGCTCAAAATCACCAGGGTCTGGTGCGCCTATCGCTGTTCTCATGGTTACTTACCTCTTATTGGTGCATGTTCAATATTTGGATTAGGTTTATTTTTACCTTTTTTTGGCGTGTAGTTAGTTGGACCCATTTCGTTTGGTTTTTTAACTGTAGCCTTTTTAGGTGTTCTTTTTTTAGAAACAATACTTTTGTCAATTGAACGGTCGCGGTTTAAGTGAGCGTCAATTAAAGGTTGTACTTTAGAGAATGCTCCACTGGCTTTACGTGCAGCCTGAAGACCAGCAAGGTAATTTGCACTTGCAGATTTTTTTGGGTCAAATGCAGCCATGATTACAAGTAGTTCCTTCCCTTTGAACGTCTTTTCTTATTACGTGGAGCAAACGATTGTTTTTTTATACGGTCTGCGTGTAATTCAATGGCTTTTTCTGCTGAATCAACTGCGTAAATAGCACCGCCAGAGTCATTGCGGTCATTGGTTGCTTCAACGTGAATGCCTTTGTCAGTTTTTTTAGTGACAAATTTACGACGGTCATTAAACTCCATGATTACTTCTTTCCTTCAGGGTAAGTGCGTGTTGCATACAACGATGTTGAACCGTTTACTCTTTTTGGAGTTTTACGTTCTTCATTGTGACGTTCTGCTGTGCAACCTTCTTTTGCTACACACATATCAAAAACAGGACCATAATTATCGCCACCCACGCTATACCACTCGTGTTTGTGTTTAGGTACGGACCTACGGTCATTGAACTCCACGGTTACTTACCTGGGTTTACCTTAGTTGGAAACTCTGTTGTTACAAAACCATAATTGTAAAATGGGTTGAGTGATGCACGGTTGTCTACAGTTGCTGAGTCTCCAAGACCTGGAATAACTTCAGTATCTGGACGCACCTTGCGGTACTTACCATCTGTTGCGCCCTCGTCTAAAGACTTGTTCATTGAGCGTGATGAATTAACTGCCATTTTAGTAACCACCTTTATTATCTTTTGGCACTCCTGCTGGATACATCTTCTTTGCAATCTTTTGACTTAAAGGAGAAGGTTGTTTCTTTGAATTTGCAGCCTTTAGTCCACGAGCATTTGCTTTTGCTTCTGATTTTGAAATAGGAGTAACAGCATTTACATTTTGACGAACTGCTTGTGCTGCACCTTTTAAATCTCTAGGGTCAATCTTTCCACGACCAGCATTGCCTGCTAATGACATCTTTGCGGAACCTCGTACAGTTACGTTTTTACTGACTTGATAAGACTTACCGTCTTCGCTCATCGCAGGTTTCATTGAAGGTTTAGGTGCTGCTTTTTTTTTACGGTCATTAAATAACATTAGTTACCACCTTTGTCGGTCTGTATCTGGCGGAACGTACGTTCCTCTTCTGCCTTTTTTCCTGCTTTAAGTGTATCTCCTACGGCTTCTTTTGTTGCGTTTAACATCTTTTCTGTACCAGGAAGTTTGCTATCTATGTGGTTATGGGCTAGTTGAAGCATGGTATGAATGGGTTTGGACATGTTCTTTTCCCCAATTGCTCCATGTACAACCTGAAAACTCTTTTGGGCTTGTCGGTAAACGCCGCTTCCGTGCTCTGACGACGCCATAGCATCTAGGTGGCCTACTGCTCTATCCACGTGTTCTTTTGCCGTAGCGTGGTCAACACCAAGACCAGAACGGTTACCTTTGGTGTTTTTAGGAATGTTAACTCGTACTCCGCCACGAGGTCCTGGAAGTGGTGCTGGACGACCTTCTGGCATCATTACGTCACGACCTGCTGTTGGCAAAACTGTGCGCTTTGCATCTGAGTGTACTTCATCAATATTTTCTGGATTAACACGCATCATGCGTCCATCGCTATGTTTATAAATTTGACCAATACGTGGAAGACTTGGACCTGCCGATTGTGTTGGTCTGGTTTGGTCACGAACAACTCTGGAAGGAATTCCACGTTTTAATTCTGGGTTTGTTGCTGGACGAATTGTTTCTCCAGTAACCGCTGTTAATCTTTTTCCTGGCGTTTGAGGGTCAGGTGATTTAACGTTTGTAGGAGTTGCAGGAACTCGTGGGATTGCTCGTCCAGTTGTCTTGTCACGAAGTACGGCTGGTTTAACTGGTTTAGGTTTTGAACCTTGAATTTCCAAGTGACGTTTCATAACGGCGTCAACTGTTGTACGGTCAAGTTGAGCAGTCTTTAAATGTTCTTTTAATGCATTTGGTTCCATGCTTGCTATTTTTTCAACTCCTGCAGAATCAGGAATTAAAGATTTGACAGCACCAATATCTTTTGACTTTTCACTCATCGGTATATGTGGAGCAACGTCCATTTTAGCAGCGTCGCTTTTAATAACCTTCTTTTTACGTGCCATTATCCAACCATACGATTCTTAGCACGCTTTGCTTGAATCTGGCTATAGCATTTAACGCAATTACCTTTGCTGTACATGGCTTCTATTGGGTTCATAATAACGCCGCAAGATGGGCATGGCAATGAACCGCCATAGCGCATTGCATTCTCTGCAACTTGCTTGGCTTGAATTTCTAGCGGGAATCCGCCGCCTTCCATATCCATTACTTACCCCGTTTCTTTGTCTCTGCTTCGCCATGGGCTTTTGCTTGTCCCATACCTGTGTCGTAATCTGTTGTTTCAGGAGTACTCATTGCTTTGTAGTTTAACTTGCCTGAGTTTGCTTCTCTAGCAACGGAACGGTCTGCGCCTAAAAATGCTACATCTGGGCGACCTTGGGCTTTAACTTTCCATTTAGGTGGTTTGTAATCTTCATTCCATTGAACGTGTGACAGTGGACGTAATCCACCCTTGGCATACATGTCTGGCAACTTAGGGTCAAATGCTGAGGCGTGTGTTCCACCAGCCATTAACACAGCGTGCTCTGCAGCATGGCGAGCAACGTTTTGATACGGTGCATCTGGATGTTTAAATACTGAGTTAATTTCTCCTGCTTGGTTTACTGCGTACCCCGCTAATCCATCTGAAGTTGAGAACATACGCATGTTCTTGTAGTCACTTACTTTGTGCACATCAACGGCTGCACCCATTGGGCTTGCTTTTTTTGCACGCTGAATAAACGCTTTAAAGTGTCCAGCCTCTTTAGGTGAGTACTCTACAAAATGAGGAAACGCATCTTCTTTAGACATTAGATGCCGCCTAAAGAGTTTGTAGATGTTCCGCTAAATCCTGCAGGACCTCCTGAGAACCAAGAGATGCGTGGCTCTGCATACACACGGTCAATAGTTACTACGTCTGCAATACCTGGGGAACGACGGTCTCCATAACCATAACGGTCTGGAAACAAACGAATTTGTGGCAATGGTGGACGAACCATTGCTTGAATATCAGCACCAGGAATTTGCATAACCATTAAGGCTTGTTGAGTTAAACGTTCCATATTCGTTGACCATGGGCCGTTATAAGAGTAACGCTTTGCTACCTGGTCAGGTTGGATTGGTGGACGCCACGGTTTTGTGTAGTCGTATACTCCATCAGTATGTTGTGTCAATTAGACCACGCTGGCCTTAAGTAAGCGAGCATTGCTTGGCGACGTTCATTGATTTGTCCTGGCTCTGTAGCAATTGTGTTTGCTTTACCGTCGTTTACTAGGTGAGGTGCAGGGGTCAATCCAATTTGTGGAGCAGCACGTTCTGTTTGATAAACGTTGACGCCATTGATGCGTACACGTGCTGCTTTCATTTGACGTTCAATGCCTGACATATCGTTAATGTTTTCAGGCCAAAAATACATGGATGGCTCAATACGCTCACCCTTGTGTACACCACGTTGATATGCTTTTTGGTTTACACGATTCTTAACGCTATCAAGTAAACGGTCATCACGACGTGAACGAATAGTACCAAGGTAACCATCTGGATATTCTGCAGACGGAACTCTTCCCACACCAATGCGGGAAGCATCCATACTGTCACGGGCTACAGAAGTTCCTGCACCACCTTGATTGTTATAACCATACAGACCGCCGCCGCCAAGTGATTGCCAGTTTTGTGTGGCTGAATAGTTGTTAGTGCCGCCTGCCATAAACTATCCTTTTCCGAAACTAGCGCCTTTATCTGCCTCTGGTAACGTAGTTTGTTTTGCATCATCAAAACTAAATGTAGTTCCACGAGTCTTGCTTGAGTAAGACATTGGTCTTCCTCCACCAAGGCCTCTGTTACGCCAAGCAGTTGCTTGGTTAGCAGAACCTGTGGTGCTAGAACTTAATGACAATGGTGGGTCAGTATCTGGGCCATGATGAGTTGGTTGACCAGAAAAATTATCATCCATAAATTCTGAAGAAGATAGGATTGACATTAGCGTACGCTACTAATCCCGTCGCCAAAATTTGGTGCTTGGCGCCCTGCAATTGATGGAACAATTTTTGCACTTCCCATTGTTGCAGATGCTGCTGGGTCATGACCTACAGGAAACTTTACGTTAATGTTGTAACGTGCTCCCATACGTTCTGATTGTGCTGCGCTTCCTGCAGAAACATTCGCTCTGTTCGCCTTGCCGCCTGCTGTTGGGTCAGATGCTTGTGCGTTCTTCTTTGGCATAAGGTTTCCCTTTTCAGGTGTACCACTTGCGTTAGTGAACTTTGCTGCATCCATGCCCATGTAGCGACGTGGTGACTTTGAATGTGCTGCAGAAGCGAGAATCTCTTCTGTTGTTGGAACAGATTTACTCATAGATTTACCTGCCGCTTCATGATGTGAGGATGGGGCGCCCATACGACGACGCATTGCGTGACCCATTGATGTCCATAGTGCCATTTTGACTCCTTGCTCTTGGATAAGGATAAGGCTGTTTTAAGACGCTGTAATGTGAAACACGATAGCGGAAATTTCACCATCACGACTTTGAATGGTGGTAAATCCTGGCTTATCTGTTAAATCCATACCACGAGGTGCCACGTATCCACGGGCAATAGCAATTGCTTTAACTGCTTGGTTTACTGCGCCTGCACCTACTGCACGGAGTTTTACTTCATGCTTATCGTAGATGGCATGAGCAATTGCTGAGGCAACGCTCTGCGGATTTGAGGATGCGCTGACACGTAGGAACGGCTCTTCAGCAGATACTTCAGGGGGTGTATTCAATTTATAGTCCTTTGGTTCGGTTTGGTGTGCCACTCCTAACCTAAAGGGTAAGGCTAAATCGCTGGTTGGTCTCGGTATTTGGCATCTTTCATTTGCTCAACAATTGCTGCCTCAATAGCGCCATCAGTGCTTCCTGATACTAATCGGGCTAATGCGTACGAATCAGCAGCATTATCGTCATTAAACTCCATACCCCAACGTTTGTAGATTTGTAACAACATCTCTTGTTTCTTGGCATTGCCCTTGCCTGCTGCATATTTCTTCAACGTCATTGGCGGAACTTTAAGGGGGAATCGTAAGTAATCGTCATAATGGTCATATATTGCTAACCGCACTGTTGCAGATAACTCGCCCAATACAAGGGCTGCATGACTGGCTAGTACTGTGCCTTCCATTGCAATGTCTACTACATCTAAATTCTGTTCTTCAAACCACATAAAGTGGTCTACTAACCACTGTCTAATATCTACTAATCTTTCAATACCAAAATAAGGAGATTTATAAACCCACGTTAAATGTTTACTGGGGTCTTCTACGCTTAATGCTGTTAAAGCAAAACCTGTTAACGACTGGTCTATACCTAACGCTATGTCTCCTGCTTTACTTAATCCGCCTTCTATAAGTTTAGTTGGCATTGAGGGAAGTCTCCATACGCTTACGAACCAATGTTCGTAGGTCTTCTAAAGTACCCTCGTTCTTTAAAATCATATCTACTTGATAACTATCCATATCATGCTCTGATACATGCCCGTTTACTGCCTCTACACCGTTGCGTTTAATGCGCCATATTTGAGACTCTACATTAAGTTTTATAGTGTCTGCTTCATTAGCAAACCTAACATCGGTAATAACATAGTTCTTTTGAATTTCTAAATGTCTTAATGCACTATTAATCCAAAAGTCTTCTCCAAAAAGATTGCGTGCTGCAACGCCTAAAGACTGTAACAAATGACGTACTTCGGGTTGGGACTTAGCAACATCCCAACCATAGTCTTCTACTAAAAACTGTAACCTGTTCCCACCTACTTGAGGGTTGGTTGCGTATAACAATTTACGAATGTTGTCAGCAAACGCAATTCGTTTATAGCCGTATTCTTCTACCAAAATCTTTGCTACTTCATCTTTTCCAGAACGTGCGTAACCTGATAGTCCAATAATCATGCGCCGTTGTAATCCTTTCGCATTGCTCGTTGGTCTGAAGTACGACGAGTTATCTCTCGTGATACCAGTGTGATATCACGTTCCTGGTTAGTCAACATAACTTCCCACGCTTTGCGTTGGGCGTATGTTTGATGGTGTCTGTCTTCTAGGTCTTGTACATCTGGGTCTATTGCAATTTGTGCTTTGATTAAAGTGACTCTATCTGCTTTTGTTGCAGCGCCCATTTTGTCTACAGTTAGTGACGCAATAAGTCGGTCTACTTTTTTCTCAGCAACCTTCTCCATAATTTGAGCATTTGCTAGTTGAGTAGCAATGTAGTCTGCCCATCCTGTTAACACCGTAAACATCTCTGCTAATTGTTCACTAGACAAAGCAGTAATATCTGGTGGCAACTTAACCATGTCATAGTTGGGTTGCTTAGCGTTAATGAGTTGGTCTTTAACTGTTATGGAATCAAGTTGCATGATTTACAACCTTCTTCTGGACTTATGTTGCACTCAGGCATTATTTCATCCTTGATTGCTTTAATAACTTTCTCAGCCTTAAAGAAAATACGGTCTACAATTTCATAATCTGCTTTTACCGTGAATTCTTTATACGCTTGGTCTGCCTTTAGTTCATATAAAAATACAATTTCTTTTGGCGCTTGTTCACCAAACATACGATGTGCTAACTCTAAATACATTTGACCCTGTAACAAGTGGCTACGGAATGGTCGTTTAATCCCGTTAAATGCTTTAAAGATGTCACCATCGTTGTCTCTAAGAAGGTCGGGTGCTTCGTAACGGAAAGTTCCTGCCCCAATTGATTTAATCTCAATTAAGCAATCTTCGCCAATACCCTTAATCCAACCATCTGTGTGCCCTGCAATACGAAGGTCATTGTCTATGAGTGTGACTTCCTTGTATTCCATACGACGGTCTTCGCAGTTTAAACACCACTTTGGTGATATGCCTGTAACAGAAGTACCGCAGTGCTTGCACTGAAAACGTCCGTATAAAACATCCATCTCATGAAACCATGTTTGCCATTTTTCATGGATGAAGTGGCCTTCATCAAAAATAGATTGAAGACGAAGGTTTGGCTTTTCTTGCTTTTGTTCTCCGCCTGTCATAAGGTAATACGAATACCTTAAACAAAAATCATCTTTAATCATTTCTGAAGGGTGCAGAACTGTTGTAGAACGGTCACCTAACGGACGACGCATAAGGTGACGTTCAACATCTCCAACGAGACGTGGTTCACGTTTCTTTGCGTCTAGAAAACGCTTTAATTCAGTTGTCATTTTATTCCTTAGTTAAGATAAATTCTTGCAACGACATTTTCTTTTTATGCGATTTCTTCCACTTACGAATTAAAGCATTTCTTTCTCTATGACTCAAGCCCCCCCAAATACCGTGAGGCTCCTCACGTTTAACTGCATCCCATAAACATTGCTTTTGTACGGGACACGGGTTCTTTTTATTCTCTCCAAAACAAAATACCTTTGCTTGATTAGCAATGATTTTGTATTGTTCTTTATCTCGTGGTGGGTAGAAGATGTCGGTGTCTTCACCCTTACAGCGTGCGCTGTAACGCCACGCATACTCTGGTTCTTCCATGTGTTAGGCATCCTTTAGTCGGTCCCTCATCTCCAAGAAATCGTTCTCAAGAAGGACCACGTAGTCCTCCCCGTCTAGATGAACTCCCAGTACGGGCATACGTCCATCAAGAATTGCCTCTCTCGTGATTTTGCGTAACACATCCGACTTTAACGTCGTTTGTTTTTTACCTGTAAATTTATGTTCAATCAAGAGGTCGCTTGACCGAACATCTCCTTTGTGAGACCAAAACGCTCCAGATGCAGCCATAGTTTTACCGCCAATTTTCTTAGCAAGTCTCTTCTCGTGCTTCTGAGATTGTTTCTGTCCTTCAGTCTTCATCAGCCGCCAAAGGTGCGGCATCAGATGCTAGTACTGCTTTTTGTATCTCTTCTTTAAGGTCAACTTCTTCACGGATGCTGGCAATAACAGAGTCAATACCCTGCCACTTGCGCTCACCGTGGTAGAACCAACCACCCTTGCGGTTAATGACTCCCATGATTACTCCTAAAGAAGCAATTTCTTTTGCAAAATCGTATTCTCCTGGAGCACAGTTGCCACCTTCTGCAAAGTAGAAATCAAAGTATGCAACACGTTGTGGTGGTGCAGTCTTGTTCTTTAATGTACGAACAACAATTTGTTGTCCTACTCGTACTTTATTTGTTCCTGAACCGATTTCAATCCATTCCTTACGACGTACTTCACAACGTGTAAAGAATGCATAGTTCTTTCCTTCTCCGCCAGGAGTTGTCCGTGGGTCGCCATGCATTACGCCAATCTTCATTCGGTATTGATTGATGATGAGGCCCAATACAGGACGCTCATCCTCAACCAATGACCGCTTCATCGCTGTCCCGACGACTCTGAAGAACTTGTTAGTAAGTAATGCGCCCCTTCCTACAGTCATTTCTGACATGTCCTTTTCCATTTCTGGAGCAGGGGATAGGGCAGGTAATGAATCAATTACAATTGCATCAACTGCTTTTGATTCAGCAAATTCAATTACGGCTTGATAGGCCTCTTCCATGACTGACGTTTCAATGACAATGACCCGTGTTGTATCCACACCACACATTGCTGCATAGTCTGGGACCCATTGTTCAGCGGCAACCCAAACGGTTGTGTAGTTGGGGTCTCGTTGCTGATTGGCTGCAATGGTTTTAAGAGCAACAGCAGTTTTTCCGTGAGATGGTTCACCGATGAGTTCATTCCATTGGTTACCTGGAAAACCGCCCCCAAGAACATAGTCAAGAGTAGTAGAGCCGCTTGTAATACGAGGAATAGTGTCGCTACGAATATCACTGGCAAGAACAACAACGTTGTCCCCAAACCTTTTATTAAGTTGAGCAACAATCTTTTTGGCTTCATCATTAATCACCTTTGTACTCCTTTATAGATTTTAATATTTGCGGCACAGTCAAAAGGTATCCTTTACTGTAGTTCGGAGGAATACGACACTCCGTATATCCGCCAAATTCTTTTATTGCGTAACGCAAAGCATCGGTAGGAACCAGAAGAACTGCTTCCTCTAGTACAAAAGCCCAATACTTGGCTTCAGTTACGCTTAACCCAGACAAACCCCAACTCTGTTTTCCAACAAAATAACATTCTGTTTCAACATAAACGTTGTGAGTATCTTTCCATTTTCTATCTCGTTTAACTTCAATGGTGCGCCCATCGGTAAGCAACTCTTGTACAAGGGCTTCTCCTTCTTGCCCAAATTCAAGGTCCAAATCAAACGCTGAAAATGCTTTACTACTCAATTAATTCTCCCAATAATTCCTTGTGGGTTCCAATTACTTGCTACGTCATTACCGTTTGCTTGTTTTGCGCTACCTTCTACGCTTGCACCTGTTAGTGCTCCATAACGGCTGCCTGCTTGAGTAAGCGGATAACCACAATCGTAACAACGTGCTGCTGCATTTTGTACGGTCATGTAGTTACCGCCACCGCAATCTGGACACAACTGTGTCTGAGTAGAACTCTGGGCTTTAGACATAGGAGCAGGCTGTTGAAAGGTAGTCATAGGCTGCTGTGATGGCGGCATAGGGTTATTTGCTGGACGTGCTGCTACGGGTGCTTGTTGTGGTTGTGCACCTAGTTGTTTAGCCCACCAATCTGCGTTTGTCACTTGGTTTCCCAACGTGACTCGCAACGTACGCACAAGACTGTAAAGTCTTGGTCTAGGCTAGACCACACAATGTTATACATCTTATGTCCAAATAATTTACAAATAAATTTCACTTCGCTTCTCCCCACTTGTCTACTATTTTTACGTCTGCAATCAAGGGAACTGTAATCTCTTTCAATTTGATTCCTTCCATTGACAAACGAATTGCTTCGGCGGTTTCCTCGGCTAAATCATCACGTGCAACTGTAACAAGTTCATCGTGCACAGTCAATACAACATTTACATCTGGTTCATCAATAAAACACGAATGTGCCCTAATAATGGCTAGTTTCATAATGTCTGCTGCAGAACCTTGAATAACTGTATTAAATGCTTGTCGGTCTGCTCTTGACTTTAATCCTTTATCAATGCTTCGTAGGTCAGGAATGTAACGACGACGGCCCATTAAAGTCTCTACAAACGGTACTGGAGACTGCTGTGCTGCCATACGAATAACCTTTGCTTTGTATTTTGCAATGTCACTAAACTGCGCTGTAAACCGATTAAGCAAATCTTTTGCTTCAGTAATAGAACAACCAACTTGTTGTGCAATCTTGTCTGGCCCTACACCGTAGGCAATAGATAACACTAAAACTTTACCTGCTTTGCGGTCTACACCCATTGTGTTACCGATAGTTGTATAGATATCTCCACCAGTTACATAGTTATCAACCATAATTGGGTCACCAGAAAACGCTGCAATAATGCGTGGTTCAATCTGCGAGTAGTCTGCTACAACCAGTTTGTATCCTGGTGGTGCAATAAACAGATTACGAATCAACTTACCGTACTTACCTGATGAAGGGATGTTCTGTAGGTTTGGGTCACTACTGGAGAAACGACCTGTCTCTGCTCCATGTGATTTAAAGTTAGTATGTACTTTACCCTTGATTAGGAGCGAATCTTTTTGCACAATCTTTGACTTACCTAAGTTGGTGCGAGTTACCTCGCCACCTAAATATGGAATCACATAAGTAGTCATCAACTTGTTCAAGTCCTGGTACTCAAGGATTGCATCTACTAACTCGTCTTTAGCGCGATAAAACTCCAAAGCATCTGATGATACAGAAAAATGATTGATTGTTAACTCTCCGTGTGCATACGCTATGTCTTGGCCTTTAGCCGTTAAAGCAATTTTAATCTTAACGTTTGGCTTGATACCACGACCACCTTCGTCTTTAGGAAGGAATAGCAACTTCTGTTTCTCTGGCACTGAGTTCATAGCAAATGGTTTGCCAGCCAACTTGTATGCCTTGCCTCGTGCTAAATCAATGTCTGTCTCTAACCGCTCTTTAAGAAGTTTAAGTTCCTCTACATCAATAGATGCTCCAGCAAGTTCCATATCGCAAAGCGCTGCAACAACATCCATCTCTAATCCCCATACACGGGATAACCCGCCTGTTAACTTAGGCGCTAATAAACGGTATAACTTCCAAGTAACCTCTGAGTCAAACCCTGAGTAATGTGCTACGTCTGAGAAGGAATGAACCTCCACCATTGCACCAATACCTTTTTCAACTTTAATCTTGAGAAACTTTTCAGCGCAATCTTTAAGTCCTAGTTTTCCACGGTTACGGTTATCAAGTACAAACGCTGCCATCATTGTGTCAAAGAACGGTTTTGTTGGAACTACACCACGGTAATATTTGGCAATTGATTTAAGGTCAAATTTAATGTTGTGACCAACTTTTAACTGGTCACTAAAGAACAATGGCTTTAATGCCTTAAAGACATCTCCTGGAAGTAATTGTTCTGGTGGAGCGTCAAACACGGGTGTCCACTTGGCTTGGTTCTTTGTAAAGTCTGTGTCTTTTAAATCGTCACGTTCTTTTCCTGCAGCAAGTTTCTTTTGACCACTTAATAAAAGTTCTTTATCCCAATGCAAAAATTCACCATTAGGGTGACCCATAGGTATAACGTCTGTGCGGTCATCTGTTGCTAATGAAATCCATAGCACGTCGTTTACTACTGGTTGGATACGGTTATCACCAACGGTTTCAACGTCAAAAGCAAAACCCTCTACCTTGGAGTAAAACTCAACAAGGTCTGCTAACTGTTGTTTAGTTGTAATTATGTTCATCTAAATCCCCTCTAAGTGTGTAGAGGGGGCCTGGAAACGGATATAAACAGGCCCCCTGCTACTTGGAAGTCTTACGCTATTGAGCGAGCAATTTCAAGAAGTTCAGAGCGAGGGGTCTCACGAACTACATCTTCGGCTGAAAAAGACTCAGCGTTTGCAATTAACTCATTAACGTTGTCTAATGACAACTTCCATTCCTCTGCAAGGTCACGACCACGTACGAAGTTGAGGGTGTACTGCGTAGTAGGGCCTGTTCCCATGCGAGAAATTTCCCAGAACTCACGGTCAAGAGGGCCTTTGCGCTCATCATCGTGGGCTTTCTTAATCTGGCGGGCAAGTGACGGAGGTGCAGTCAAAATTTGTACGCCCTGAACATCGCCAGTTAATACAAGAACATTGAATGCAAACTTGCCTCGTGGCTTATCGCCAAGGATTTCACAGAGTGGGCAACCATCTCCGATGCAAACAAAAGACTTCTTGCCCTTTGGACGTTCAATCCAATGCTGCTCGTAAGTAGCGAATGGGCGGTCTTGTAAAAACTTTACAAGGCGTGGTTCGTCAGAGAATCGGAAATCTGTTGGAAATTCAGATGTCTCTACTTTGAGTAGTGCTTCGGCTGCATCCCAGCCTTCTTGCACGGTTGTTCCAACTGTAGGTTGGATATCAGCGCTATCTTCTTCAAGATAGGTTTCAGCGTTTACTGCTGGCATTTTAATCGGCATTTGGTTTCTTTCGGTCATGAGGCCTCACGGCTCTCTTCGGATATGATGACTTTCCAGGTTCTTACTAACGTTTCTGTTAAGTCATCGTGTTGGTTCCACTCTACACGAGCAGTTCCTAGTAAGCCACGCTTTGAAAACTCTTCAAGTGTGGACTCAATGAGCGCTCTGGTGTACACACGATTACCACCAGTCTTCTTCCCACCAAGAGTCTTGGCACGAAGTCTGTATGGTGCACGTGGGATATACCCTTTGCGCTCCCATAAACGGATTGTTACTATGGACTTCTCCAACGCTAGTGCTAATGCACTAATCGTAAAGACTTCCGTTTCTTTTCCGCCTAATGTTTTAATGACTGGGTTTGCATCCCAACCATTACTTTCCCCCACCTTACGGCGAGAAACTTTTGGGTCTAGTTCACGGCGTTTTTTCTTAGAACCTGGAACGTATTCCAAATCAGCAAACGCTTTTTCAATTTCGTCTTGACCCCGTAGACCTGCCATGATTACTTCTTACTTAGAACAAGTGCCCACGTAATTTTCTGTGGATACATTTGGTCAATTTCTTCTTCTGTAAGTTCATCGTTATACAACGCAGCCATTAGTGCGTCTTCGTCTACCATACGAACTGTTTTGTACAAAGTTTCTTCCATACCTTTTGCGGTAATAATTTCATCTGCAACAAGTTCATCAACTTTACGAGATACTCGCTTTTGTTTTACAATGGAAAAAAACCCATCAACTTCTTGAGGAAGTTCTACAATTATGTTGCCTTTATCATCAGGTTCACCTGAAGTATCAAGAACCTCAAACAACTTCTCACGAAGTTCTTTTTGTTGTTTTTCTAGATAATCCATCTGTGATTTGATGAACGCATATTCTTTAGCCTGATTAACAAGGCTGTCTTGGTCTGCTGTACGTGTTGCTTCTGCTTTGATTCGTGCCATTTTGTTCCCCCTATTTTCCCTGCAAGAAGTTTATCAGGCTACCAACGGTTAGGTCAATTCCGCCTTTTTTATTGATTCCTGCTCCATCCATTACAGCATCTGCTACGGCATTCTTCTGTAATAACATCTGGTGCTGGCGCTCTTCTATGGAGCCTAGCACTAAAAAGTCTTGAATAACAACGCTTTTCCAAGTACTAGAAGCACGACGAATTCGTGAGTTTCTTTGGACCGCAGTTCCTGACGACCAAGGTAAATCATAATTAACAAGAAGATTGGCTTGAGGTAAGTCTACGCCGTAGCCGCCAGCATCAGTAGAAATTAATACTCGTACGTCTAAAGAAGTTTGGAACAAAGTCTTTGATTCTTCTTTAGCCTTGGCGTCCATTTGTCCAGAGTACAGAGTGCTGGTTATCTTCTTTTGGGTTAAAGCATTTTGGAGAAGTGGTAGCACACCTAAATAGCAAGTAAAAATAACAACTTTATGACTTTCCTCCATGTTGAGATGGTCAATTATGTAGTCAATAACCGCATCTAATTTTGGCGATTTAGTTAACCCATCAAGAAGCCCTTGGTCGGCTAACCCTGCCACGTAAGCGCTGCCACCTTTTGAGCCTTCAATGTTTATAGACTCACCGTCTACATCAACCCAACCATTTTTAAATTTTGTAGCGCTATCAACAAGCAGTAAAGGAGAATCACATATCATTCTTAAAGAAGTTATTTTGCTCATAATTGAGCCACGCAATTGGTCTGCTGGAGAACCAGGTTGAAATCCATGACCGTAATGGGCTTCTAATGAGAACCCACCACCAAGAAGTGTTTGTGCTTCTATAAGTTCTTGTTTTAAATCATTAGCAATTTTGTCGTAAAGTTCTTTTGTTTTTTTGTCTAAGGAAATAAACGTTGGTTCCAAATGAATAGTTTCAGGAAGATACGGGGCTACGTCTGGGTCTTTTTGAGTTTTTCTAACAAACACTTGTTTCATTTTTTCGTGAAAGATAGGGAGATTGCGATACCGCTGCACTCCACCAAAGTGATTGCGTACAATAAAAGTTTGGTCAAACAAATCAAAACGACCAAGTAATGTGTCGTCTACAAACTGCATAATGCTATACAACTCTTCTGGGCGTCCGTTTTCAATTGGAGTACCTGTAAGTGCAAATCTAATTGGGATGTTTCTAGCAAGTTTCTTTACTACTTTTGAACGTTGGGATTTAAAACTTTTAATGGCAGTGGCTTCATCGCAAACAATTGCGCCCCACTCGTAGTCTTTAATTACATCCCAATCTGCAACAATGGTTTCGTAGTTAGCAATAATGTAACCAGTATGTTCTTCCCAGGTCATGTCTCGTTCCCAACGAATGTAACGAGTTCCTTTTGAACCGTCTACTACAGAGGAATAATCATCTGAGAATTTATTAATTTCTTTTTGCCATTGGTATTTCAGACTAGACAACGCAATAATTAAAGTTGGTTTAGTAAGTGTTCCTTCTTCTTTTAATTTTTCAAGAGCAGCAATAGTCATACAGGTTTTACCTAAACCCATCTCGTATGCAACTAGCATCTTTTTACGAGAAGCCATTTTGTCAACAGCCTCAACTTGATACGGCTTTAACTCACCCGTAAACATCTGGGTCATCCAATGGTGTAGGTACGGTTAACAATGTTCCACAACCAGAACATTCCCCATCTGTCATCCACATAGCAATTTCGTACTCATAAAACATTGCTCTAATAATAAAAACTTGTTCACCACAATTGGGACAAGCATGGGTAGGAACACCCCTAGCATCTAAGACCATGTAAAGGCTTCCTTGCCGTAAATCATGTCACGAGCAGTTTCTATGCCTTGTTTAATTTGGCTCTCTGTCATGTCTCCTGGGTCCTTAACATCAATACCTGTGTAATTGAAGTAGGACAATTCAATACCATACTTGCGAGCAAAGCCACGCATAAGTTCATTGGCGTGTCTTCCTGCTTCATCTTTATCAAAGGCTGCTATAACCCTCTGTGCTCTTCTCATGACCTTTGCTTGTTCTTCACTAGGTATAGCGCCAAAAGTAGATATGGCTCCTGTGTATCCCGCAGATGCAAGACGAGGCACGTCAAGCGGTGATTCAACAACTATAAGAGTTTCCGTAGACATAACCTCTACACCAAAAACAGTTTTAGATTTCTTTACACCTTGCGGCTGGTTACGGAAGAAACGACCACGTGCACCTTTTTCTTGCCATCCCCAAAGAGTGTAATTGTTAGGGTCACGGATTGGGAGAATCCAGGCTGAGTTATTTGTATCCCATAAGATGCCGTGATGTTTTGCATCTGTTGGTTTGATGAATCTTTTACGTAATTCATTTTCAGGAGGGTCTGTGTAAACCGCAAGTCTTGCTTCTGACATGATGATTGGCTCATCTGCTGCAACATACTGTGGTAACTCCTTGATTCTCTTCATTAGAGAATCCAACGGAATCTCGGCGCCTTCATTGATATAGTCTTTTGCATCAAAGTAATCAATGCCCTTGATGTCAGCAACTAATGTGTAAATGTTTCCTTTGTAACCGCAAGAAAAACAAATGTGTGCTCCAGTGTTGGTGTTAATCCACCAAGACGGATTGTGGTCTTCTTTACCTGTGCGTTTCTCATGCATAGGGCAATAGCCCTGCACCTCATCACTACGTTGAGCAGTAAGTGATACGTCTAAATTAAGAAGAATCTTTTCAACATCAACCATTTCCGCCCCAGTTAGAACAGAACTCACAACTCATCATCTTTGATTCGTCGTGGAAACAACCTGTTTCCCACTTCCAAGTTAATGAAGTTTCTTTTGGTGGGCAGTTACGGGAAGCAACGACCTTTAATAAACGAATTGAATCGTCTTCTTCTACAGGCTCTAGACCTAAGATAACATCTGAGTCTTGAAAGAATGATGATGAGTAACCGATTGAATCAGCAGTAACTTTTCCAGCACGCATCTTCCAAAGAAGAGTCTGAGTAGTAATAACAATTGGCTTATCAATGCGCTGTGCTAACCGCTTAAGCGCACGAGTGATGTTAGTAATGGCACCTGGCGTGTTCATCTCGCCAGTTAACTCATCCATCATCAAATACACACCGTCTACAAATACAATGTCTGGTTTTAAGTGCTCAATCTTTGCGGCTAATGCTGAAACGGTAATACCGTTAACGGCATCAACCAAATGAAATGAATGCTCTTTCTCCATAGCGTTGAGGGTATCTATGTAACGACTTTCTTCTGCTGGTAACAACTTTCCTCGTCGCAAACGTCCGTGGTCAATGTGTGCTCGCATTGCATCGTGACGTTGTTGCTGCTCATGGTTGTTCATTTCAAACGATTGAAACATTGGTGTCTTGCCAATTTGATGCGTGTTAATAGCAATCTGTAATGCAACCTGTGACTTACCAGTCTTAGGTGGTGCAATGATGGTTACTAATTGTCCGCCCTGTAATCCTGCAGTTGCTTCATCAATATCTTTAAATCCTGTAGGTATACCTAAAAACTCTTGGTTCTGAATTGCTTGATATTCCTTGTAACGTTCTTCTGTGTTCTTAGTTAAGTCAACTTCGTGGGTGCCCAATACGCCTTGCTCGTTAACCTTTGCAACAGTTTTCTCCATAGCAAGGAGTGCAGCGTTGTGGTCGTTGCTCTGCAGTTCTTCAACAGCATTTTCAAGACCTTGACGTGTGAGCATACGACGGCGAAAATCCACCATCGTGTCCAAAAGATAGTCAACAGAATCTTCTACATTAAGAACTTTGTAATTTGGGTAATGGTCTAGGACAGTAGTTGCAGTTGGAACTTCGCTGTACTCGCTGTAGTGCTTTCGTACAAAAGACCAAACCTTACGGTTGTCCTCATCTAGAAACCATGCCTCCATAACTCCGCGTTGTAAAGCGGGAGTGATGTCACGTTCTTTGATTACCTTGCTGACTAACCGATGTTCATTATCTGCAGACATTTACTTCCACCGTTCCCCGCATTCTTGACACTGCAGATAAGAGTTACCGTTTACGTAGATTCGTGCAATAGTGTTTGCATGACACATCGGACAGTTTGTATTTGCGATACCGAACATAGCGCCCTCCCTCAAGGACTAGATATTGTCTATTTGTACACCAGCAGAGCCATATCGCGCAACTCTGTTAGAGACATCAACCACAGCCTTTAGGTTTGGACGGTAGGGGAGCGTACCGACTAACTCGTCTACGCTCTCATACAACTGGTGATAGTTAAAAGGGTTGACAACCCTACGCTCTAATTTCTCAAATGCTTTGTCAAGGAGTTCTTCTGTCCAACCCTCGTCCGCAAATCCAGCAAGTTCTAAAGACAACCCGTACTGGTTAGAGATGCTCCACAGTTTGTTTGCAGCCAGCATATCAATCTCGCCCAGTTTGTATCCCACTTGCTTGCTTAAGAACTTACGTGTTTCTTCTTCTACTAGTTTTATAACAAGCGTTGCTGTAGCAATACACTGAGGAGATGAGACATTGGAGATGTCTCCGCCTCTCATAGCACCTCTATTTTTGCGTAGTTAACTACGAACTCTCTAAATGAATCAGGGTTTTCGTTTGCTTCAATTGCCAGTTCTTCTGGAACTTCAATCGGTACCGTGATTGAGTAATGACCTCGTGTTTGTATCCGTGTATTCACAAAGGCTACATGTTTACACAACTTCTTTTTTTCCCACACTGGACAGTTACAACGTGTTTCTTTTGTTTCTGTATCCAACTCAACTTCAAAAATACCAGCACCTTGTGCAGAGATAAACTGCTGCACAGTTCTCCACTGAGTACTCATTGAAGGTCCTTTCATTGGGCGCCTCTAAGGTCTGAACCAATGATAGGGACTCTAATGAATGCTTCGTTGGCGAAACTCGCCATTGCTTCTCCATATTGTGCTTCCCAATTTTCTAAACGTACATTCGTAGTAACAATTGTTGGTAATCCTTTGTCATAACGAAGTCTTAGAATTTCATCAAAAGAAGTATCGTCATACTTAGAACCGTATTCTTTACCTAAATCGTCAAGAATAAGTACTCTTACGTTTAACCAGTCAAACTTAGAACGACCATGGAAGCCATCTAACTCGTACATCATCTCTCGCTTGTCTGCGACGTCTGCATCAAAAGATGACTTCTTACGAGAAAGAAACTCTGGATAGGTCATGTAATAAACGGGACGAAAACTCAGTCCGTAATCACTTTGCTTTAGACCCATCAAATCTGCTGCTACAAGTTCGTTCTCTGGCATGTTGCGAATAACTTCCATAGCAGCAACTACGGCATGTGTTGTTTTGCCTAGCCCTGGGCCGCCATCAAAGACAAGACCGACACCGTTGATACCGATGTGCCCAATCTGCTTAATAACCTGCTTATGGGCAACGTCATCAACCCAACCACTGACTTCCATAGGAAAAGAACCAACACGGTCAATAATGTCGCTTGGTTCTAATCCTAGGAAACGTCGTGGAATATTTGATGTACGAAGTAACCAATGCTTCTTAAGTGGCGAGAGAGTGTTGACGTCATACATCGTTGTCCCTCACTTTCTTTATTGCATTTTCAAACTTTGCATCATCTTTGACTGAGAATCTTGCTTCCAAGTTCTCATCGTAATCTACTGAAACAATTCCTAGATTAAAAAGGTTCATCAGCGCCTCCTCTATTTCCTCGCTGCTGTACCCCATTTGTTACTGTTGGTTTTCTTTTAACCAAGCAGCAAACGCGATTTGTGTCTCTTCTTCTGGTACTGAGTTCTCTTCTAGGTACTCTAGAAAATCAGCATCCTTCATTAGATTTGGCAATGCAGTTTCTTTTTCTTTTAGTAGGTGTTCTCCTGGAAACATTTTTACTCCTTGTATTCAAGTACGCCAGAGAAAGAACTTGGCTTCTCTGTAATTTTATCAAACTTTGTTGCAGTCATTTTTACTGACTTACGTGGTGTTAGTTCTTGAACCTTTACTTTAATCCAACGCTTTGCAGCAGATGCATTTTTCCATGCACTCTGTTCACTAACACCGATTGTGTTTGGAATTGAGTTCAAGGTATCTGTTGTATCAAGGTACGTTACAAAAACAGTTGCCATCCATGCACCTGCTTTTTCTGGATTCAGTTCAAGAGTTGCAGTGAACGTCTTGCTTGTTTTCTTAGCCATGTGTTAACCCTTCAATCGTTTTTCGTATCGCTCTAGTTGTGCACGACCAGATAATGAATTCTGGAATGCACGCCCGTCACTGGCAAGTAGCGTACCAGAGGTTGGGGTGGTGTCTACCTTGGCTGTTACTTTGCTCAACCCAAGGTTCTCTCTGGCTTGGTTCATCTTCTTGCCAAAGGATGCTAGGAACTTCTTGTACAGGTGAGGCGCTTCGTCCCCGATATCTTTAAAGTTACGTTCATCTGCCATGAACAGACGAAGCAACTCAAGTTCAATTAACGCTGAGGTGTTGTACTGGCCTCGGAACTTTCGCAAGGCTCCTGCAAGTTTGGCGACGTTGACCGTGCCTGGTAAAAGAGGATATCGGCGCCCGACTTGGTAACTAAACTCAGCAGCGATGTCCATAGACGTCCACTCATGCTGCGGCCTCTTGCCCCGCGTTTTGGGGTCGCTTTTGCGAACCCTGACCGCTGGTGGGTCTGTCGGTTCCACAAGTCCAAAGCCTGCCAAATCTTCTCCATCGTCGTATTGTTTCATAGGCATAGCAATCTCCTTTGTGGAAACACGTTTCGTGTTTGCAGATTCTTTTAATTTATAACTATCTTGGCTATTAGGTACTAATGGCTTATCTACTATTTGGCTATTGTAACTATTAGTCACGTAGTCATGTGAGGTGCGGTAATTCTTTACCGTTTGCTCTGGTGGGTTATCCACAAGACGGTAATTTTTTACCAATATCATTTTCTTTCCCTGGTAACCGTTGGCTCGTTTGGTGGCTTCGGTGTAGATAAGTCCAGCCGTCTCTAAGCCTTGTAAGGCCGTACGGACCGTCTTGTCGCTCTTTTTGTTAGTCGCTACACACAACTCGGCTACGGAGGTCTGTAATAGGCCTCCAGGCCCCGCTAAACGGCATAAAACCGCTAGTAGCCTGAACTGAAAATCGGTTATCTCAGCAGAATAGGCTTCTAAGGGGATGTTCACGGCTTTACTGTTCTTCATCAAATGGTGAAATATCTTTCTTGTCAACCATATCGCGGATGTTCTCCTCTACGGCTTGCGTGATAGAACTCAGGACTGTAGCAGCGACATAGGTAGCCATCAAGTCCACAAAGTCCTCAAAGGAATCCATCATGGCATCTCGCAACGCATCTGGGTCTAGTGGACCTAGGCTTGCGTGCTCAATGGCAGATAGACCCTTGGTGATATCCCAAACGTCTAGGGCAAGGTCTTCAACACTGTGAAGTACGAAATGGTCGTACTCGCTATCTCGCCAGAGTATGCCGATGGCATCACCCTTTTCCAACTGGTGCAATACAGCAACTACCTCGTCATCGGCGTACTCAATCTCATCAGCCAGCAAGAACTCGTGACTACAGTAAGCAGTGGTTCTTATGCCTAGTTGCTTACAGAGGTTTCCTACAGAGGTTGCAAACTGTTGATTATCTTCCGATACTGGAAAAATAACTTCGGGCGACTTGTTAGCATACCTCGTGAGTAATTGAAGTGCGCCTTCATGTGCGTCTTTATCAAGTTCTGAAAAGATAGCAATTTTCATAAACGGTTTAACCGAGTGCTAGTCACTGTCTTTGTGTTCAAATACTTTTTAAGAATCAACGCTATAAAAGCAGTTGCTGGTACTGTTACAAAAAAGTAATCAGTAATGTCGTACATCACATACATTGCTCCAAATGAAAGCGGAAGCGATAGAACCGCATATAGCGTTTCTTTTTGAAAGAACCACGAAGTAACTAAAGACAGTAGTTCTACAACGAATGTAACAGCAAATCCTGCAAGGATTATTGATATAAATAGGTCAGCCATACGGCAGAGCCTACACGTCTAAGTTGGTATATTCCAATCCAGCAGGAGTAGTAATTCTCCACCAAGAGTTCATTGGCATCCAGTCATTTAGTGTCTGGGCAAGGCGTAAAATCTTAGTAGATTTATTTGGGTAGTAAAGGCTTGTTGAGGCATTTGCGGTGCCTTCCCAAATTGCTCCTACTAGTTCTGGCATAGAACCGTCAAAGTAATCACTTGGGGCATAAGTATCTTGTGCCATAACCATGTCTAAGTAGAAAGTTCCAGCAGTTCCTTCATGGCGAGCCTTTGCGTAAACCGCTGTTGACTCAGGTGGGATAAGGATAGAAGTATAACTTCTTTCCCACGTATTGGTTACGTCATGAGAACTAACTGCAGTGTCTACAAGTTCATCATCGGCATCGTATAGTTCTATAGTTACATCCATAGTCGTCATATTTGCTGATTTTATGTAGTGAGAAACGTTAAAGTAAATACCTGTTTCTACAGGAAAAATTGAATCACACTCTAATGTCCAAGCACCAGCAGCAACAAATTTTCCGCTAAATGAACCTGGATAACCTACTAACGGAACATCAGCATCTTGAGTAAAAGTTAACCCCGTAAGAGTCCAATTACTAGCATCTACCTCAAACGATGGGTTCTCTACGTAATTCTCATAAGTTGGTGCCAGTTGAATTGTCGTTGCACGTGCCTCATCGTATTCAACAAATGGTGTAGACCCTACATAAATCATGTCTACATAATACGTAGTTGCTGTACTAAATAAAACATACAACACAACGTAAGAAGCATTACTTGGAGAAGTAGCAGTTTTACTAATTGTTTGCCAAGAATTTGTTGCAGAAATTGCTTGAGTAATATTTGATATTACAGTTCCATTTTTATCGTAATACTCTATTTTTAAAGTAGCGTTACCACTTGCTGGGCATTTTATGTTTGTTTTGTACACGTATTCAGTACTTGGTTGAACTGGAATCCCTTGAGTTATTGGGTCGTCAAGACCTAAAGAAATGCTGGCGCTAGTAGTGGCTGCTATAATTTTTAGTGTATAAACCAAATCAATAGATTTGTTAACGTTGTTTGGAACCATCTCATCAGATGATGAAATTGTGGCGTTAACCGCAACCCAACGTCCCGTGCTTTCGTAAAACGTAGAGTCTTGAATTGAAAGCATCAAATTAGGAGAAGTAGTTACTGTGGGAGCAAATCCCGTAAGTGCTTCAGAGTAATTTTCTACGCCTAAAGCAGTTCCTTTATTTGAATATAGTCCAATTGCTTCACGTATCAAAGCACGTTGACGAATCATTGGCATGTTTGCTTCTGAGGTTAAACCTAAGTTAAGCACTTCTCCAGGAATTGTTTTGTAGTTGGAGTTTTCTAAGTTATGTGCAGGACGTGCTAGTTTAATTTCAGTCATCATTTGTTCATACGAAAAAGCAAGGCCGTCTAAAAATTGATATAACTCTGAGTCTTCTTGTATAACGCCCAAAGGACTTAGCACTGAACTGGTCAACACACGCGGTAATAAATCCATCATTTTTGTAATTGCACCAGTATCTTCTGGTACTACTTCGCTTATTTGCCCTGCTTTAACCCAAACATTATCTGAGGTATACAAAAAAACACGATAAAAAATATTGCGTCCTGGAGCAATACTTGGTTGTGTAGGATTATCTGAACCATCGTAAAAGTCATACCTTAAAGTTGAATTACCTTCAAGGCTTTCACCATCTGTAGAAAGTAATTCATAAATAATTATTCCATCTTCTGCTGTTTCTGGGTATGCATTTTGATTACGAACTACACGAAAACGAGTAAAATCACCTGTTGGCAATTGCCAAGAAACGTACACTTCGTGAAATTTAATCACGTTGACATCCATTGGCTCAACTGAGTAAGCCAACTTTGGTGTTATACCGTATTTAGAGTACCCATATACGGAATAGCCGTACTTTGACATTTAGTGCCCTTCTTTATGCGCCCATCATCATTAGGACAAATTCATTTGCGCCACCAGATGCTTCAACAGTTGCCCAAGAAGCATTAGTTCCATTTGTAGTTAAATATTTTCCACTTTCACCAGTTTGAGTTGGGACTTGGCTAATAGATGCCCAAGAAGCAGAACTGCCGTCTGTTGTTAAAAACTTTCCAGTGTTAGTAGACTGTGAAGGAAGGCCAGTAAACGTTGTCCAAGCAAAGTCGTAATCGGTACTTGAAGATTTTACTAACACTTGACCCGTGCTACCCCCGATAGGAGTTCTTGCTGAGTAAGCAGTGTTTAACCCATACTCAATATTTGCAAGACGGTCCTTAAGACTGTCCCAAGTGTAAGAAATGTTAGGACGGGTAAACGAGCCACTCCAACCAGAACTAAGGGTTAAGTAAGTACCAAGCACTGTTTCAATAGAGTTAACTTCAGCACGTAAAAAGTTAACGTGCTCGGCAAGGATGGTGTCAGTGAAGTTAACAACGTCAGACCCAAAATTGCGTACGGCACCTGGGTACAGGGGTGATGTTGGCACTAGGTTATCCTCTCAATATCTGTTTGTATTTTCTCGTCTTTGTCATTTATTTACTGGCTAAAGTCATGGATGGCTATGGCTAGTGCTTGCTTTTTGAGTAATTTGGGTCTCTAAAGAGGCAATTCTGGTTTCATAATTTTTTAAAGAGTTTGCCATAGCAACTAGAGTTGCCATCAAATCTACTTCGGTAGTTCCGTCTGGTTGTTGAATTGTTTTTAAATAAGTTGTTACTGTAGAAATATTTACGGAATCCGCAAGCGCTTTAACATAAAGTTTTTTGCTTTTTCCTTGGTGTTTACCAAAGGCGCCAAACCATACTGGATACTCATGGTCTGCTGCTTGGAAATGAATCCAAACACCTTGACCAATTTCAGGTACTTCAGTGCTTATGTTGGCAGGCTCCATAGGCCAAACCCAGTCGGTGTAATGCCCTACTGAAGTTGTGACTTCTACTTGTAACCGACGCTGTTTTTTAGGGTCTCTATTGTTTACAATAGTTCCTCTATAAACGCCAGAAAATTGTTGTCTTTCTTTTGCCATCTTTAAATAAGTCCAATGGTGATATTTTCTTCTTTAATTCGGAAAATTTCATCCGCTGCTCCTACAAGAGTGTTTAACCCACTACCGCCTGCACGATAAAGTGCTGCTAGTTTTGAAATCTTAATTCCAGTAACTCTGTTGTTGAGCGTGGTTTCAATGTCTTGTACGTAAATAGTCTGTTGAAAAGTGTTGTTTACATAACCATAGTCGTTTACTAAAACTGATTTAATTGAAGCCTCAACTTCAGTTTCAGTGTATTGAGGAAGTTTTGCATATTGAACAGTCAAAACAACGTCTACATAAGTTGGTGGTTGAATGGTCAAACTAGACCCAATCAAAGTACGAGGAAAAACGTAATCATATACATCTTCAGCAAGGGTTGTATACTCGCTTGTTGGGTCTTGGGCCTCATCAAGGCCAGGTTGTAAATCAGAATCACCAGAGTTACGCGAAGGTGCTACATACAAAGTTACGGATGTCCAAAGGTCTGCAGTTGCGTTTGCTTTACCGCAGTTTGTTACGTTTAATGCAAGGCTGTTAAAGTCCTCAAGAGAAATAGCACGTGTGTTTGCACGGAGAGTTAACGGCGCTGCATAACGGATTTGAGACAAAGTTTCTGGGTCAGCGCCGCCAAGTGCAACTTCATCGTTTGTAACAGTTACAAGAGACTGTAACGCAATAACGTCGTTTGTAGAAAGGCCTGGTACATAATCAATGTTTGTAAGCAGACCAGTAGTTACATTTCCAATAGTTCCTCCACCAACCGTGTAAAGCACACGAACTGCAGAAAAATTAACTGGAATTGCTCCAGATACGCCGTCACCAAAATTTACGTACAGTAAATCGTTGGCATCGCTAGTTACGGAAAACACCTGGTCAAAAGGATTAGCGTCAATTAAGTGTTGAACTTGGCGCCACTTAGAGTACTCAGGACCGCCTTGTACATATACGCTTAAAGAACCATCTACTGCTGGAGATTCTCCTAAAGCAAAAGTTTGGTTAGGTGTGCCATCAGAAGTTCCAACTAGTTCTCCATAAATGTTTGTGTAGTCGGGAGCAACTAAAGTAACACTGCGACCTTCTCGTGCAGTCATTGTCCCAATACCATTGTCAACGTCTGGGTCTAAAGTTAACTCGGCATCAGTTGTGAAGTAAACGGTGTTTACAGTATCGCCACTGATTACATCTCCATTAATTACTGTACCTGCAGGAATTGTTATAACATCGGTTGCAGAAGAGTTTGTAAAAGTTAAAGTTACAAATGCTTGACGGTATCCTGTTGGAATGTACCCATAAGCCTGAGCAATGTTTACAACGCTATCTCGTTGTGTTGCAGTTGCAATAAATGATTCGTTTACGTTGCGGTCAATATAGTAAGACATTAAATCGCCCATATATGCAAAAGCCTCTACAAGAGCCACACCAAAGTCTGCTGGGTCTGATGCAGCCCAATCAGGTATGCGGTCTTGAATACGTTTGATTAACTGCTCACGAATGGAGTAGTAATCACGACTTGTATAGTCTAGTGGAACGGGTGTATCGCTTGGAGCAACTATGCTCATAATATCTCCTGTACTGATATGTTGTTTCCGCCAATAGAAGTTACAGCCACAACGGTGTCGGTTACTTCACCATTTGGAAGTTCGTAAATGATGTTTACATTAGTAGTGCTGGTGTATTCGTCAAAAGAAACATCAACACTTTGAAGGGTTAAGAGTTCAAGTTGTTCTGGAAATGCTCTTTCTACTTCAGCAATAATCATAGATTCAGCATCATCTGATGTTTGCATAAAGGCTTCTGGAACAAGGGTTCCAAACTGAGGGTCTAAAATTCTTTCATGAAGGTTGGTACCAATCACAAACCGAACTCTATCTGACCAAATTTTACTTTGTTCAGTTGTTGTAGAAACACTGCCGTAAGCGTTTATTGTAAATGGAAGCGTTAGTGCTACTTCAGCCATTAGAGACCTACCCATCTTTTTGTACTGGTTGTAAACCCGCCACTTGTTTCGTTCACCATAGGCTGTCTAGAACTAATTGTAGGGGTTGAAGGGGCTTGATTTCCGCCTGTAGCCATTTCGTATGCAACATCTCGTGTGGGTACAATTGAGGCTGTTGTCTTACGAAAAGCGCCTTCTTTGTTTTTACCAAGCCCATCTGTCATGCATTTAAAGTCAACAGTGTAACGCCCATCAAAAGTAACTAAATGTTCTACTTTTTTTAAAACCCAAAAACCGTCTGTGTTACTTCCCGTTCCGTTTATTTCTACAGTTCTATACGGAGCCATACGTGGGTCGCCTTGCCCATTACCCTCAGCGTGCATAGAGAAACGAGCAAGGTGCGCCATTCCTTCAGAAAGTTCTTTAGCAATTGATTTTGTTTCTGCTACAACCGTTGAAGAAACTTCTTTAAAAAGTACATCTGTATTGCTCACTCTAATTTGTTTTCCAACTTTATTTGGGCTAGTTGTATGGCTATGGCTTTTTCCAGTAATAGGGTCAATGCCGTGAATAGTTTTATCTTTTTTACTGTGGGAACCAGACTCAGAAATATCTCCAGTACGTGCTTTAAAGTAGTCCAAAGTTTGTGCATCAATAATTGTGCCTTGAGGAGCATTGCCATCTTGATAAGAAAACACGGGAATAATAGAAGCAAACTGGTCAATCATCTTGTCAATGCGTTGGAAATACAGTGTTGTGTTGCTAACATGAGCATGAAACCCTATACGTTCTGCAAGTTCTTGAATCTTTTCCCATTTAGTTAAACCTACTAAAGACTGCATACCAAACCGAACGTTACTTTTATCTACAATTGCTTTTAGTTTGTGTTCTTTACAAATTTCTTGGACAATCTCAGATGCTGTTTTGTTTTTCCAAATTTTATTACCGCCTTGTTTTAAGGCAAACGAAGGGCCCATTCCACGCACAATAACGTTTTTAGCAATTGTTGCTTGGGTAGTGTTGTCGCCGTTATAGACGTATCCAACCCATTCATTTTTTGCATGTTCTGTTTTCCATTTTACTTTAAACATTACTCCAGTTTTTAATGCTTTTTGAAAATGTCTATCAAAAGAAGCAAAAGCAACTTCAATTACATCGTGTTTTCCTTGTTCTTGAGTTAGACGAAACCATTGTGGTGCTGTTTTAAACGTCGGAAAATCTGGAAAAGTAATTTCAAAGGTAGTACCTATACGGCTCTGAGTTCTTTTATTCACGAGGAATCCTTAACTGCAGGCCTGGTTCTAAATTAAATGGATTTAAAATTTCTGGGTTAATATCCATAATTTGCCACCAAAGGTGTGGATTACCTAACGTTTTACTTGCAATCCATTCAATGCGGTCATTTTCAGTGACTTCATACAAGTAATAAGTAACGCTATAACTTGGAAAAGTTCTAAAAATACTTAACATATAATCAAGAGATTTTGGTTCTTGTGCTATGAACAAAACACCATCAGCATATCTGCTATCTAGATATATCATGTTGCCTTCTTATAGTCTTTTGCATTAGGACCATCCCAGTAACGCATACAGGTGATAGAAACGACGGATAAAAGTGGAACCATTTTGGCAGAAAAAATCTTATGCACAACTTCAAGTCCACTAATACGAACACGGTAACGCAGTTTGTTACCAAGGTGTAGTTCTACTGGACGGACAGGCAACCAACCTGGGTCATTTGTTTTGCCCATAAGAGTGCTGGAAAAATTACTATAAAACGCATAACCGTGCATAGTACGAAACAAATACTCTAAATCGTACATAGTTCCTTTGTTAACAATCATTTTTCGGTCTTCAGCACTAATTTCCCATGGGTATGGATTTTCTCCGTAAAGGTATTTTCCACTAGAGTTTAAAAGAGCCAAGTCTTGAATGCGGTTTAAAATAATATCAAAGGTTAAATAACTAGAGATAAGATTTTGAGCCATGGGAGCCGCAGGGTCTTTGCCTGCAGATTCGTATACTGGGTTAGCGCCAGCAATGGCTCCCCAACTCATGTTTACCGTAGTTGGGTTGTAGTTAAACCTAAAACCATACATTTTATCGTCAAATTTAATTTTATTTAATGCTGCTTCTTTTTTAGCGTTTGCTGCAAGTTCTATTGTGTTTGTTTTACGGTCCATCTGAATAGCGCCTTTACCGTACTCTTGGTTAGTCCAAAAGTTGTATGCATCGTCCACTGACGAAGTACCAGCAGGAATTAGTTTTGGCAACGGAACAACTATTTGGTTTGTTCGTGTGATTGTAACGTCTCTTCTAGATTCGGTTCCTTCGTTAACACTTGAGGTTGTTGTGTAAACAAAGTCTGCTCGTTTAACTAGCGGAGCATTAAAGTGCCAAGGACCAGTACCTGGGGTATTTGAAGTGACCGTGTCCGCGCCTGAGCCTGAGCCTGAACCAGTAGTACTTTTAATTTTTGCTTTGTTAAACTTGTCTTGTGCGTCTTTAAGTTTTACTTCTATTACGTAAATTTTAAGATTATTTTCTTTAATTTTTGCTCTTGCTTTAGTAATTTTGGTTTTCCAAAAAGCAATATCTACTGCGTTATTTTCTAATTGTGCTAATTTTAATCTTGCGTAATACCCATTAACAGGGTCGTTTAACTCGTCAAGGATTACTTTATTTGAATTTAGCAATGGCTTTGAGTCTTTAGCGGCTTGTTTTTTAGCATTATCAAGGGCTTTTTTAGCGGCTAAATATTTTTGTTGACCACCATATTGTTCGTAAAGTTTTAGTTTTTTGAGGTCAAAATTAGTTCCTGGGTTAGAATAACTAGCCATTACTTACCTCCCATTAAAGAAATTTCTTTTTTATCGTGCAAGTACGTTTCAACTTTTCTAGCCCAAAGTAATGCTTGAGCATCGGATACATCGTTTAAATAAACATTAAAATTAACAACTTTAGATTCACTTGCTTGTGGAGTTGTAACTGGGATAGGCGTAGGCGTTATGTTTTGGCTTGTAGTGTCTGGGTTTGGAATACCAGGAGAACCAGGAGTACCGCCACCTGTAAAGCCTTTATAACTGTTTTGACCAGTTTTACCTGTTACCCAGGCAGAGTTGCTAACTGCTTTAAGAATTGTTGCTGTGTCTGCACCGCTCTTTAAAGCATTAACAATGGCTGTATAACCACGAGCATCTGCACTTCCGCCTGTTAAAGTTTTAATCGTTGCTTGAATTCCTTCTTCCCAAGACTTGTAACGTTTTACTCCAACACTGTTCATACTTTCAGAGTTACCCATGTCAAGCGTGGTGTTAAGCGGGTTATAGTTGGCACTGTTATTCCAGTGACCACCTTCTCTGCTTTGCCAAGTTGTAAGGGCATTAATGTTGGTATCAGATACAGGGGCACCCATTGCTGTAAGCAATTGAGTAGCCCAAGTCTTTTTGTCTCCAGTGCCCTTAACAAGGGATAAAGAACCGCTTGAACCGCTTGAACCACCAGAACTGGTATTACCTAAAGCACTAATGCTTGTTACATCGGATAATAAGTTTGGATTTGAAACGTTCATGTTTTGAGTAACGTTTGAGCCAGAAACAGGCAAACCAGCATTTGTTAACTCTGCTGGGTCTACAGGGTTGTTAGGTCCATGCCATACCTCGTAGTGCAAGTGTGGGCCAGTAGCATTACCTGATTTTCCAGACTCACCAATTTTTTGTCCTTGAAATACTCTTGTTCCAGGAGTTGCTTGTTTAGAACTTAAGTGTGCATAAAGAGAAGAGTACCCATCTGCGTGGTCAAGGAGTACTGCTTGTCCATAATCGGCGCTTAACACTTTGTCAGAAACAACGCCCTCTTTAACTGCTACTACAGGTGTTCCAACTTTAACGTTGTAGTCTGTTCCTTGGTGAACTCCACCAGTACTATCCCAGTTACCGCCTTGTGCATCCCGTGCACCGTAAGCAGCACTTACAAGATTGTTTGCATATTTTCCTGAGCCTAAATTACGACCACCAAAAGAAGAACCGTAACCTGGTGTACCTCCACCAAAAGCAAGAGCGGCACCTCCACTAGCAATTGCTAATCCTGGTACAACTCCACCTCCTGTTGCGGCTAATGCTCCGCCACCAAGCATCATTAGGCCGCCAACAATTTTTTTGCCAGCACTCCAAAGGCCCTGTGCACCCTTCTTTAGAGCAGAACCTTGTGGATTACCTTGTAGACCATCTAGGTAACCCTTTAAGGTAGACATAGATGCAATGGTGTCTTTCATAACATTGTTAAATGTTTCAATAGTTCCTGCTGCAGCGCCAAGACCAGAAAGAGTATTTTTTTCTGCAGCACCTTGAATCATGGTGGAAGAAGTATTCATTCGGTAAAGTGGGTCAAAAGGATTTTGGTTATCTTTAGCAGACTTTGCAGAGGCAAGGTCAGGGTTTTTTCCTCCAGCAATATCAATAAATGCTTGGCTAATCATCTGTTTTTGGTCTGCGTTCATCCCCAAACCTTGTAAGTTTAGGTCTGCATAACCACTACGAAGAGATTCTTGAACGCTTTTAGGTGTAGCACCGCCTGGGAACATAACGCTATAAAGTTGCTTAGCAATGTCACCAACACTTTTAGCCTCACCATTTGCACCCATAGTTGTAATGCCATATTGATAAAGTTGAGCAGACATCGGCCCACCTTGTAGCCCTGCAATTGCAGAGGCTGCATTTTCATTTTGCATTCCAAGGTAAGTTGCCGCACCTCGTGTTTGGCGTGCGGCAGATAAATAATCTTTACTACCTGGAACATAGCCAGCATTTGCAAGGATGTTTGCAACATTTGCGTCAGAGCCAATGCTGCTTAGTCCACCTTTTAATGCGCTAAAAGTTGCTTGTGCTAATCCTGCTCGTGCCATTCCTGGAGAACGTAGCGCTGCTTGATAGTATGAACCAGCACGGTTTACTACGCCAGAAGAATCTGGAGCAGCGTCGTAAACAGTTCCAACAACAGCCTTTACTGCCCCCATCATTCCAGAACCAATTGCAGCGTAGCCTTGGCCTTGAACCATTCGGGACATACTGGAGCCAACCATCGGTACTCCACCGAAAGAAGCGCCGCCACCGTTAGGGGTAGTACCGCCTCCTACTTCACCGCCACCACCCTGACCACCGTTGGTGTTCATACTCTTAGGTGTACTTGTAGGAGTACTGAACCCAGCAAGTGAACCGCTTAGTTTGTTACCACCAGTTGAGCCAACTCCGCGTTGACCACCTTTTCCAATGATGCCTTTAAGAGAAGAGAAAATGCCACCTGCCTCTTTGCCCGTTGATGAAAGGGCAGCGTGCATAGCGTTAATTGCTTCAGTAAGTTTAGCGATGTCAGCGGTTAAGGCTTTTACATCTGCTGCATAACCCATGTCATCTCCTTAACTCTTTAACTGGTGTATTTGTAACCAGTTGTCTCTTTCTCTTCTTGACAGATTTTGTATATCTGCCAACGTCCATCCTGGGTAGTAGTCCGCTACTCTTTTCCACTCAAAAAGTAATTGAGCGTATGAAATTCTGCTAGAAACGAAACAAGGTGCCTAAACTAATAGGGACCTGTACCTCGCCTTCACAATCTGGGCAATCAAGCGTTAAGTCGTTAAACTGTGGTCCACATAGTCGGTTGTTGATTTCGTCAACAATCTTGCGACGGTCTGTAAGGCCGATGTTTAATACTTGAATCTTGCTTACTACTGGTGAATCTCCAATTTTAACAACTGTATTCTGTAAAAGAAGTGTGTTTAGTTCAGGGATTGTTTTATCCGCACTAAGAAGTAGTTCTTTTTGAGTAATACCAGTTGGTAGTTGTACTAAGTATTCAGTTTTACCTTTTACGGTAAAGGTACGGTCATTAACTGGGTCTGTTAAAACCTTTACCTTAATGTCTTTATCAATTTCTATATCAACTTCTTTGGTCTCTGCACAAGAGCCACAATAGCCACCCAAGTGTGCAATGTTTCCAAATGTTGCTTTAAAGATTCCTACAAGAAGCATGTCTCGGTCACCTGAAAGGAGAGCATCTAACATTTTTTCAGATACTGGCTCATTACCAACACGTACGGTTCCACGCTTTAAGATTGTTAAAAGCGCTTTACCCAAAGTGCTTGCCTTTGAGATTTCTTCTTCGTCACGACCATTTAGTTCACGTACTTCTGCTTCGGTAGCAACCTCCCCAGCGGATGTTATGTATCCGCCAGGAAGGTTAACTACTGTGTCCGAAGGAGGTGTAATCGTTACTTCTATTTCTTGAGGCTGTTCAGCCATCATGTCTTGAGCGGCTTTGTTTGCCATTGCGGGATTAGCCGCTGCACTAATTGTTTTCGTCATGTTATTCCTTTGTTAGATTAGAAGTCTGCTGCGTTTTCAAATGCCTTAGTTGTAGTGTTAAACGCACCCCAGTTGAGGTCAAAGCCTTCGTGTACGAGGGTCATTTGTTCAACGTAGAGAGCATTATCACCAGCGTTTAAGTCTGAGTATGCCACTGTTGTAGGCCATGCATTGAACACTTTAAAGCGCATTGCAACTTCATCTTTTGGTGCAGTTGCTGCTACATCACCAGAAAGTACGTTTGCACCTGAAGATGGGATTGGGTGGTTTAATACCGCAATCTCAAGGTCGCAACGAAAGTTCTTTCCTAATGCAAGGGTTGAACCGCCAGCCTGTACAGTTGCGAACAACTGCTTCATCCAATCCCAATTTTGCTTGCTTCCGAGGATTACGCCACGTTGCAAAGTGATAGGTGTGAACGATGTCTGTCCTGGAATTTGGTGAACAGTGGTGTTGTATCCACCTTCACGGTAAGGGATTGAGTCTGTTGTAACAGCCAATCCAGATACTGAGGTAAAGCCCATAGGGATAGTTGTGGTTCCAAGGCCTGTGTTACTTGTATCTTGTGGTTCAAATGTTACCAAGAACCGAAAGTTACGTACTGGGTCTGTGGCTAACGTTGAGCGGCTATTTACTATTGCCATTGTGTTTTTTCTCCTTCGTCCTAGTTAATTGTCTTTTGACTTAGGTCAATGACAATAAACTCTGCTGGGTATTGGAGTGCTACACCAACTTGGATGTGCACTTCGCCGTTAGCGATTGTGGTTGCTGTGTTGTTTTCTGCATCACACTTGATGAAGAAAGCCTGAGCGTTGTTTGCACCACGAAGTCCGCCTTGGTTTTTGTATTCAGTGAGGAACACGGTAAGTGTGCTGCGGATACGTGACCACAACTTTTCGTCGTTGTTCTCAAAAATAGCAAACTCTGTGTTGTTTTTGAGTTGCTTACGGATGTAGATAAGTGAACGGCGCATGTTTACATACTTGTTCGCTGTACCATCTTGCTTAAGTGTGCGAGCACCCATTACAGAAAGACCTGCACCAGGAATCTGGCGAAGTGGATTAACTGGTGATGTACTTGCGTTCATTGAGTCTAGTTCTGCAGAGGTAAAGGTTTTTTCTACAGAAACAACACCAGCAACAGTTGTTTGAATACCTGCTGGAGCCTTAAAGACACCACGGCTTGCATCTGTTGCCATGTAAAGACCTGCAATTGCACCTGATGGTCCAATTAGACGAAGAGCGCCTGTACCACGACCTACTGGGTCTGAGATATAAACGTGTGGATAGTAGACAGCACCAAAACTGGTGTCAGTCAAACTTCCTGCTGCTGAAATTGCGTTAGCAACTGTTAGGTCTGCTGCTGTTTCAATAACAACAAAACCATTATTGTCTTCTGCCCATGAGGTAGCAGCATCAATAACTGAAACTTCAGCAGAAGCAAGTGCGGCCCAAATTCCTGGAAGGAATACAACAAGAGGACGGTCTAGTGCTGAGAAACGCTCAAACACTGAACTTCCGCTACTCTTGTAGTCTGTGTAGTCAGCAGCCACTGGAGTTGTTCCGTTGTCTCCACCTGTAAGTGGGTATGTTGTGAGAACAGGTGCTCCTGAACCATCTACGGCAGCAACAGTGATATTAGCAGAAACTGTGTTGATAACAACGTTTGCAAAATCACTTGAAGCATCGTCATTAAACACAATGTTTTCGTAGCGCTCAAGTAAAACGTCGTCTGAGATATTGCCTGCTACACCTGCTTCTCTGTACACGGTGAGTGTATAAGTAGAGGCTACTGAACCAGCAGTTACTACAACACGAAGGTTGTTTCCGTCTGCTCCTGCGTTTTTAGCAGTAACAATACAAACATTGTCAGAAGCAGAAGTTTGGATAATTACACTTGCTGCATCTGCATCTGCTTTAAGAAGGCGTTGAACATAAAGTTCTTTTCCTCCGTTTGAGAAGTAAGAGCCAACCTGGAAGGTGGCTGGGTAGGCGGCGTTGTAGCCACCAAAATACTTGGTAAATTCATACCAAGAGTTAACAAGCGTTACTGCTTCTGGGCCTTGTGCAAATGGTGCAACTACAGCGCCAGCGGCGTTTGCAGTTACTCCACCTTGGAGCACAGGCGGTAGTAGGCGTTCACTAATGTAAACTCCTGGACGGCTATAAGCCATGATTTCTCCTAACTAGTTGGGTAAGGGTTCCTTATGGTTGCGAAATTGTGTACGGGTCAATGGCGGTGAACTGACCACGCCCAATAACTGGGTTGTCAGTTGTGCCTGTAACGTTAATTTGTAACGCTTTGTATACTTGGGTATATGTGGATTCCGTAATCTCAGATGAGACACGGACTGTAAAAGCATTTACGAATAAACGCTTTCCTTGCTCTGTAACATCTCGTTTAGAGATATCCAGAAGGTCTAAGCGACGAACAGTGCCAATGCCTTGGCTGTTACCGTCGTCTGGTTCCAATATTGCAAAGCGCATTGGAATCTTTTGAGTAAGAATTTGCCCTAAAATTTCACGGTCATGACGTGGTTGACGTGAGTAAGTAGTTACTTGGTAATCAATATTTACTGGAATAGGCCAGTGCATTTCCCAGTTATTAGTTTCTGAGTCGTAAGCAACTGGGTCATCGCCTTCAGAAACTGGAGGCATATTTGCTGGGTCATCTAGGTAAACAGGTTTAACCATTCCACGCATTGCACGGGCTGTGTCCTCTGCAATATCAATCATGTCAATGATGATGTATGGGTACTTCTGGTCAGAGATTTCCTGGTCAGGTTGCCCAAAACGGACATCTACATTGCGGGTAGTTTGCTGTGTATCAGCGGCTTTCTGGTCAGTAACTACAATTCCTTTAAGAAGATTCTTTAAGGCTTCGTCTTCCGATAGGAGAAAAGTCATAGTTCACCTACAAGTTTTTGCAAAGTTCCCATAAAGAAGTTATCTGCTTCTTTAGTGCGGGCTGAAGAACGGCGAATAGCAGCAGTAGGGCGATTGTGCTCTGTGCCATACTCAAGGGTTTGAGCCTCATTGAAGTGCTTATCGTGAACGTGAACTTGGAAACGCTTATCGTCGTAAACAACGCCCATATTGCCAACAACGTGGCGAGGCCATCCACTTGCTTTTGCTTCTTTGCGAAGTTGACCAGTCATGTAGCGGCTGGTGTGTTTGGCTGCTTGTTCTACTGCGCTATGGATGTGCTTCATTGCTTAACCAGGTATGTAGGTAGCATGAAATAAACCCCTTTTAAAGCGCAAGTAGTTGGGAACTACACGGACTCGCAGCGAGTTACCGATATGCCTATGATAAAGAAAAAGGCCCCTTTGTAGGGGCCTAACTCTTACTTCTTTTCTTTCTTCTTCTCACGTTTGTCTTCAGCCTTTTCGCCCTTCTTGCCTTCCTTCTTTTCATGGGCTTTTTCTTTGGCTTTAATTTTCTTTACGTTTGCAACATCCATCTTGCGGTCATCCTCTTGGGACTTAGGCTTACGATGCTTCTTGTCCATCTTTTCAAACATAGCCTTTTCTTCTTTGTCCAGGCCTTTAGTGGTCTTGGCATCTTGCTTCTTATCTGAAGCCTTTGTGTATTTGGACATAGATTACATAACCTTTTTGTTTGGTTGGACCATCGCTCCTGGTGCGGAAGTGGTTGATTTTGATAGTGCTTTACTAAGCCCAGAACCCACAGGGTCTGGAGTTTTAAGCATCCCAGCACCCCCAAAGACTGACCGTGGTGCTTGTGGCATAGAGACAGCCATAGGGGTCATCCTTACTGACATAGCGCCAGGGTTCATAGGCATAGCACCAGAACCACCGCCACCTGGAGCAAATTGAGTTTGGGAAATCATTTACTTCTTGCCACGCTTTAGGGCTTTGAAGTCATCCCCAGTAATTTTATTTGTTGGCTTTGCAGCCCCTGCAATTTTAGCCTGTTTTGGAGACATGCCTTTTGAAGCCTTACCTTTGCCGTAGCCAGGTTCTCCCTTTTTCTTTCCACATCCACATTTAACGCACATATTATCTCCTTAGTTTTTTGAGGCCCACATATTGTCAACAAGGTTTGGGTATGGGCGCCCAGCCTTTTCTGCCCGTGCTTTAGCCGCAGCCTTCTTTGCAGGAGACATTGGCTTAGATTTCTTATTTGGGTTTTTCTTATTCCACGGAGGAGTAGTTGCTTTTGGCATTATTTACCTCTCTTAGACTGGTGAGTTGAATGCCACTTTTTGGTAGCAGCAACACCTTGCGTAAGTGTCTTAGCCCCAGCCTTTTTTGTCAGGTTAATCTTGTCGTAAGGACCTTTTTTTCCAGCATGGTCAACGATTACATCTCCTGTTTTGTTTTTCTTAATAGTATGTTTTTCGCCATCTGCTTTAATAACTTTAGCCATTTGTCTTTGCCTTTACTGGTTTATTAGACTTAGCATGTTTCTCTGACAACTTTGCTATTTCAACTTTGTGCTTGGCTTCAAGCGCTTCCATCTCTAGTTTTTGAGATTCAGGTTTTTTATTAGCCATGGTCTTTAGTCCTCCCCCATTTGGGTATGCCAACGGTGCTGGCAAAATCTTGGTAATCATTACTTCTTCTTTTTGCCTTTGTCAGCCTTGCGTTGTTCTGAAAGAGCAATTGCAACAGCCTGCTTAGGGTTCTTTACGATAGGTCCAGTCTTAGAGCCAGAGTGAAGTTTGCCTGCTTTGGCTTCCTTCATTACTTTCTCTACTTTACCTTTGCCTTTAATAGGTTTTGGTGCTTTAGTTGCCATTAACTATCCTCCCAATCCTCGTCATCAAGGTCTTCTAATTTTTCTTCGTCTAACGCATGGTCATCGTAATCATCGCAAAGGCAGTTGCCTTTACAATCACAATCCTCGTCAAATAGGTCTTCATCAATTTCTGGTTCAAAAGACATCGTGCTTCCCTTTCCTAGCGTGCCCACTGTTGGAACGTCTTAAAGTTTACCAACTCTTCAGGGTTCTGCTGGTTAAGGTCAACAGTTACAACGCTGTAGAAATTGGCATAACGTCCTCGTGGGAGTACACGGGTAGGGATAAAGACAGTATCTTGAAAGACAATACGGTCTTGGATATGAAGTGTTGGGTTTACCAAGACATCTGGGATTAAACGGTTTACATCGTTAACACCTATAACTAGGCGCAATGTATCTGTGGTGTAAAGACCGCGTTCGTTCATGATGTTAGTACCGCGAATTTGTTGCGCCATAATTACTGGCACTTCAATTGGCGTCTTCCAAGCAAGGCCGCTATCTACACCTTCATTAGAGACATCGTAGATTGGGTCAACCCAGTTCTCATAGTCATCTTGTAAGGCTTGTTCATCCCATTGGTACCAATTAACCAGGGAACCTACAGGGTCACGGAGTTCATCCGTTACGCCTTCTTCCATAGATTTGCTTTCAAAATCAATTTTAAAACGCCCCTGGACTTTACTTCCACGCATGGCGTCTCCTTATGTATTAGGGTAACGAATGATAACTAAGCCAGAACCGCCAGCACCGCCAGCCACCTGTGGGTTATTGCCGCCGCCACCGCCACCTGAACCAGTGTTAGTAGTTCCAGCAGTTCCCACTCCTGCTTTAAATCCACCAGTACCACCACCACCAATTCCACCATTACCACCACCAGTTGGGTTAGCCATAGAATCTCCAGCACCGCCGCCGCCACCTGCAAGGTAACCATTATTTCCCGTACCAGTTGCAGTTAACCAAGTTGTATGTGCGTTAGAGCCTGGTCCACCGTGTCCTGGCCCAACACTTGTTGCTGCAAGGCCAAGTCCGCCAGCACCACCGCCACCTCCAGAAGAAAAAATTGCTCCTGATTGATAAGACGCACCGCCAGCATAACCTTCTACTGGAGAATAACCACCTTCGTTACCTGCTCCACCAGCATAATTTGATTGTCCAAAACCACCACCACCTGAACCGCCAATCAAACCAGTTGTACCAGCACCTCCACCGCCGCCGCCAGTAGAAGATGTACTTCTAAAAGAAGAAGTACCACCTTTAACACCGTTGTTAGCACCACCGCCAGCACCGCCAGCACCGCCAGCACCTACTACTACTGTATAAGATGTTCCTGCTAAGAAAGTTTGTCCTGTAGAAGAACGATAACCACCAGCGCCACCACCACCAGCACGGTCAGAACCGCCTCCACCGCCACCTGCTACTACAAGGAAATCGGCATTGTTAATCTTTTCTAATGCGGTAAAAAGCGTAGTTGAAGTAAATGTGTGATAAGTATAATTAACATCTGCTGTAATAGTTCCACCTGTAGCACGAGTACCGCCAACACCGTAAAGTTGAAAGGTTGAGTGTTGGGCGAAGGCTCCAGTAGCCTCTGATAATTTTATTGAAGTAATGGCGGCGGTGCTGCTCCATAATCCAGCAGTTAATACTGCATCTGCTCTTGCAGCATTATTTTCTGATGCGCTATCCATTGAAACTGATTTGTAATTAGCACTCGCATAATTTGGAATATACATTTCTGAATTACTAAAAGTTGAAGCAGTAGCGTTAGAAGCCGCAATAATAAACAAATATACACTTGTAGTGGGTGAAGCCCCACTTGAATCACCGCTACCAGAACCAATGCCTCTTATATATTTATATGAGTAGTTTGAACCAGTATCGGCATTAAATTGAACAAATCCAACACAAGCAGGAGTATCTGTGACTGACCTTGCTGACATCTTAACAACCAAATCAGTAAAATTTTGCGGAATATTAGAGAATGTAACAGAAGCAGCAGAACTAGTTAAAGTTTGTGCTTGAATAAGTTCATAACCTCTAGCCATTAGACTGTATACCTCACAATGATAATTCCTGAACCACCATTACCTCCAGGGCCAGCGCCACTGCCAGCAGTACTAACGCCGCCACCGCCACCGCCACCACCGCCAGTATTAGATAGACCAGAAGTACCTTTATTGCCAATTCCACCTACTGAACCAGCACCGCCACCGCCAGAACCACCAGCAGGAGTAACTACAGTTCCATAATAAGGAACAGAACCACCACCTCCACCGCCAGCAAAGTACGTAACGCCAGAAACTAGATGGCCTGTATTAGTTGCTGCGCCCCAACTTGAGTAAGTTGAGGTACCAACGCCGCCAAGACCACCACTGTATTGATTAGGCGCATTACCACCAGCACCGCCAGCACCGCCACCACCGCCGCCTGGTTGACCAGACGTACCACCAGCATTACCTTGACCTGCAGTAGCCGTACCACCAGTACTTGTAATTCTAGAAAAACCACCACCACCAGAACCGCCATTACCAAGTCCAGAAGAGTAGTTACCTATACCAACACCGCCACCAACAGCAGCAGTTAAAGAACCAAATTGAGAGTTAGAACCTTTTGTTGCAGAAGGCCAAGTCCAGTCAAACATACCGCCAGCACCAACTGTTGCTGTGTAAGAAGTATTTGCAGTTAAAGATTGTGAGGCAACGTATGAAACACCACCAGCACCACCACCGCCGCCGCCCCAGAACTGAACGTCATCAACTGCACCAGAACCACCACCTGCTATCTGTAGAACGTCTGCAGTAATTGCTTGGCTAGGTTTAAATGCACCAGTATTGCGGAATGCGTGATACCAATAAGTACCGTCAGTGGTAATACTGTCGCCACCAATTGCTTTTGGCGCTCCAATAGCGGCTTTAATACCGTATAGAGTAAATGTGCTGCCAGTTCTAAAGTTAGAAGCAAATGCTACTAACTTTAACTGTGTTATTGCAGATGTGCTTCTCCATAGATTTACCGCTACCGCAGTATTGACCCCTGCATTTCCATATCGGGAGAGAACAGTTTTATATGTCGTTGTGTTTGCATAATTCATTACATCTATAAGACAGGTACCAAATACATTAGTCGTATCTGGAAATGTTGCTGACCTTCCGACTAAAGCACCTACTGTTAATCCAGAAAATCTACCACTCAAAGCACTTGAACCATCTCCATCAAGATATGTCATTGAATAGTTTGCACCAGTATCAGCGTTGATTTCCATATAGAAGTTAGCCGAAGTATTTTGGGCAGTACATACCAATCTTAAATCAGTATAACCTTGTGGAATATTAGAAAAAGTGTATGAGGAAGAAGCACTACCCAATGTAGTACTGGCAATTTTTACATACGTAGGTGCAGCACCGTAGTTACTTGTTACAGCCATTTATGCACCTCTAATTCCGTATAGCGCAAAAGATGAATACTCGGCAAGATTACCTGCATCATTTGTAATTGTAATTGTGGTTATTGCATTTGTATTCATCCATAAACCGCTAGCAAAAAATATTTCACCTGAACCATTAAAATCTGCACCAGTCAAGGTTCTAACAGTTTTATATTTATTTGTGTTTGCATAATCTAAAATACTTGTAACTTGTGAACCTACATAAAGTGTGTAGGAAGCGTTTAGATTACCACCCTTGCCACCTAATATAGATGTTTGACTGGCATTTGCTCCAACAGCAGCAGCAGCACCAGTACCATAAATATAATGACTGGCATAATTAGAACCAGTATCACTATTAAATATAATTAAATTGTTTGCATTTTTAGGTGAAACGCCAGTGCCTGTATTTTTGTTTAGAGAGCGCAATTCTAAATGCGTATAAGTACTAGGGATGCTGCTAAAAGTGACAGACGCTGCTCCACCGCTAGTCACAGTAGCAACAGCAATAGATTCAAAAGCACCAGGAAGAGTTTCTTGGTCCCAGAATTTAGACGACTTAGAACCAGTTGTTAGACTGGATGTACTAAATCGTCTAATAGACATGAATGAATCCTTTACTGAAAAAAGGGCGTAATTAAATTACAAGAACTGCTGCTTCGTCTGCTGTGAGAGGCTCACCAGCGACGAGTTTTGCTTTTGCGCTAACTTTAAGAGCGGCTACACGTGCAGCCTCTGTTTCACGTGCTGCTTGTTCTTCAGCAGCAGCAGCAGCCATTTGGTCACGGTCTGCAATCTCTTGAGCAGTTAGTTCAACAATTGTTGTTTCGCCAGTGGCGCAGTTTACGATTACTTTTGTATCAGCCATTATTCAGTTACTTCCTTCCAAGATGTAGTTGGTTCATCCCACACATATAGTTTGTCATCTGTAGGCATTGGTGTTGGCGCATTCCATAAGCATGTTTCAACATCAAGTATCCAAGATGCGAAAGGCTTTGGTGGAATGAACGCGTCTTTAACGGCATCGTACTTAAAGCCAATGCCTGCATAATTTTTGCGGTACGGAGTTCCGCCATTAGCGTGAACGCCACCTGCAGTGTTATACGAAGTCTTCTTCCAAGTTCCGCCAAGACTTAAGTCGTCAGCCAAGAACTCTTGACCACGTGCTTCCTGGTCATCAGCAACAACTAGAACACGAAGGACTGTGCCTTCGCCATCAATTTCGGCAAAATGTGCCATACGTTTTTCTCCTTACGATTGTCTTATGATAACAATAAAGTTTATCTATTAACCCTTATAACGAACAATAACTATACCTGAACCACCGTCACCGTTGATATTGTTACTTGCTGTAGCCCATCCTCTACCACCGCCACCGCCACCTGTATTGGCAGTTCCTGACGTAGGAACGACTAAGTTTGTAGTGCTGAGGTTATTGCCGCCACGTCCTCCACCGCCTTCTCCACCAACGCCGTTAAACCCTTGAGTTGAAGAGTTATAGTAAGAACCACCTCCACCACCTGCATAATACACAGGTGAACCACTTATGGATGTTGCAACACCGATGCCTCCATTACTAGCCCTGTACAAGGATGAAATACCACCAACAGCACCTGCGCCACCACCAGCACCTGATGCATAGGCATCTGATGGTGTCTTAGTTGAACCTGCATAACCTTGGTTAGCAGTTCCACTAGATGCGTCTGTACCGCAAGCGCCGCCGCCTGAACCACCATTTAAACCAATTGTACTTGCATCTGACGCACCACCACCGCCGCCTAATGATGCAATACTTGCAAATCCAGAATCACTGCCGTTTGCACCTCGTGCGTTTGCCGCGCCTGCAGCACCACCAGCACCAATAGTGACTGTGTAATTTGTTCCACTAGCAAGAGATAAAGCAGATTCTAACGACCCGCCACCACCTGTTGCCGTAACTGTTGAGCGAAGTCCACCAGCGCCGCCACCTCCGCCAAGGTTTCCACCACCACCACCGCCACCTGCAACGACAAGGTAGTCAACTAATAAGTTTGTAGTTGGAGTAAAAGTAGCGGTTGAATTAAACGTATGAGTTACAAATGTGCCATCAAAGGCTATTGTTCCACCAGTTGCTTTAACTTTGTTACCAACTGCATTTCGCATTGCTTTTACGCCATAAAGAGTAAAAGTTGAGTATTGTTTTAACGTGTTACTTGTTGATGAAGCAAATGAAATGCTGGTAATAGCAGCAGTTGATGACCAAAGACCCGCAGAAAGTACAGTGTAAGCGGTTGCTCCAACGTTTTCAGATAAGCCATCTGAAAACATTGATTTGTAATTTGCTGAAGTGTAGTTTGGAATTGTTAATTCAGAATTGCCAAAAGTGCTTGCAGTGCAAGCATCCGTTGCTGCAACAAGCCCCCAAATATTAGTGTCCGTGGTTGATGCCAGACCACTAGCGTCACCGTATACAATACGAGCAGTTTGATTTGTTGTTACACCATTAAATGTAACGTTTAAAATATTTATAGTGCTTGCAGTTCTAGCCGTTCTAGCCGATGCTTTAACTACCAAATCGGTGTAAGTTTGTGGAATGTTGGAAAAAGTTACCGAACTATCACCACCAGCACCTACTGTATAAGTGGCAAGTTTTGTCATTGTCTCTAGACTCATACTGCATACCTCACAATAACTAGACCAGAACCACCTTTGCCGCCAGGCATGTTTGTACCGCCAGCAGCGCCACCGCCACCTCCAGTATTCGCTGTTCCTGGTGTTGGGTTTCCCATGCCGTATGGGTTAGGGGAATAATACCCTGAAGTTCCACCGCCGCCTGCACCGCCTGCAACTCCTGATGTTGGTCCGTAAAGGGAGTGACCACCGCCACCGCCGCCAGCAACGTACCCACTAGCGCCAGTCCTAGTTGCTGTATGCCAAGTTGAGTAAGTGTTTATTCCAGCACCACCCGTACGTCCAAGATTATCGTTTGTTGTTCCGCCAACTGCGCCAGCGCCACCACCACCAGCGCCTCCTAGTCCCGTAGAACCACCACCAGCATTACCTTGACCTGCAGTAGCCGTACCACCGCTGCGTGGAGTACCGCCAGAACCTTGTCCAGCACCTCCACCAGAACCACCATTAAGTCCGTTTGTTCCGCTAGTTCCGCCGCCACCGCCGCCTACGCTGGAAGTTAAAGTCGCAAAAGAAGAGTCAGTACCATTGGTGCCGTTGTTGCTGCCAGAAGCACCCCCTACACCGCCTGCTCCAACTACTATTGGTCTAGCAGAGTATGCCGCAAGAGACTGTGAAGAGTAGTAAACAAGTCCACCTGCACCGCCGCCACCGCCGCCGCAACTTGAGCCTCCTGACATGCCTGCGCCACCACCGCCACCTGCAACAACTAACACGTCAACAGATAATGCTGAAATTGGAGTAAAAGTTCCTGAATAATTAAATGCGTGGTACCAGTAAGTACCATCAGTAGCAACAACGTCACCGCCCATTGCTTTTTGTGAACCTGCTGAAATACCGTAAAGGTCAAAAGTACAACCAGCGCTAAAAGTACCAGAGCCGTTGTACCCTATAGTAATAGAGTTAATTGCTTCCTTACTGGTGCCAGTGCTGCCACGCCAGATAGAAGAGTAGATGCCAAGATACGCACCAGTATTTCCTGTTTTAGAAAGAATGTGTTTGTAGTTACTAGAGTTTGAATAGTTGTTTATGTTTATGACTGAAGTAAAAGTATTTGCGTCAATGTCGCCAACCATTGCAAACCCAGCGCCTTGTGAGGCAGCAGATGCTGCAGACCCACTTCCTAGTAATCTATTTGAAGTGTAATTAGAAGCGGTATCGCCGTTGCATACTAAAGTCATATTTGCGGTTGTAGCGTTGCTGTGGCTTGCATTAACTACTATAACTAAATCTGTATAACTTTGGTCAATGCCAGAAAACGTAACTGTAGTAGCACTTGAAGTAAGTACTACTGATTGTAAAGGTCTATTAGTAGCCATTATTTAACCCCATACAAAGCAAAAGAAGAACCAACGGTAAAGTTACCATTTGCTTTAAAAGTTAATGTAGAAATTGCAGTAGTGTTATTAGCCCATACTGCTGAGTTTAAAAGCACTGCAGAAGGATATCCTCCTGGGGCTGAACCACTAGAGTTAGAACCACATAGACAACGAACAGTTTTATTTTTTGTTGTACTAGCATAATCTAAAATATCTAGTATTCCGCTGCTCCAAACAGTTGTTATTGTTCCTCCAGCAGTTGAACCAAAGGTATAAGGCCAAAATATACCTTGACCACCACCAGCGTTTCCTGCATAAGCGCCCGCATAAGCGTTAGAACCTGCGCCATAAATATTGTGACTATAATAATTTGCGCCAGTTACATCGCCATTAAAAGTTAAAAAACTATCATCAATGATGTAAGTAGCACGGTTTGTTTGTGCATAAAACCTAAGTTGTAAATGAGAATATGTAGATGGAATACTTGAAAAAGTTACAGTATTAGTTGCAGAAACAATAACTGTTGAACCAATGGTGTCCATACCGCCAACAGCACTAACGCCATCCCAAAGAGAGTTGTATTTTGGAAAAGCGTTCTGTACTGAGGACTGAGAGAATCTGTTAATCGCCATTAGCGATTACCTACGCTATTTCAGAGCCGTATGCGTTGAATGACATTGTTGACGCAGAAGCGTAGACTGTTACGACATCTGTTGTTGCCAATGTAATTCCTAAAGTCAAAGCAATTGTGTCATTAGCCGCAACTGGTGTGTCATAAGCAATGTAGTGCTGAGCCGCTAAAGTAGCAGCAGCAGGACGAACTGCGATACGGAAGGTACCTGCAGTTGATGCTTGATTACATACAGTGATTGTTGATACCACAGTAGATGTGGATGAAGGCACTGTATAAAGAGAAGTTGCGGTAGTTGCTGCAGGATTGCTCTGCGCTAAAACCTTGTAAACTGTTGCCATGAGACTCCTTGGGTGGTAGTGCTTTATTATCTCTGGTTAAGAGCGGTTTGTACGGGTTAAAAGTTAGCCGATATTTACCCATTGTACGACCCAAAGTTTATGCCCCATAAACTCAATGAGTTTGGTAGCACTTTTGCTCTTTGAGGCAACATCTAGGTATTTTTGATGATACGAGAACTTGCAGAGGAACATCTTATTATGCCCTACTGCAAAGGGTACGAGGGTGGGGAACTCAGATAAATATTGGACTAGCCCGTCCATCACACCGAGCCAGTGTGGGTGCAAGATATCATCAAGGATAACAACGCCACCATCTGCTAGATACTTCTCAGAAAGTTTTAGGTCGTTAAGGGCGTGAATCTTGGTATGACCACCATCTACTGAGATGTAGCGAAGAGAACCTTCTTTAATGTTTTTGGCTAGTAGAGCCTGTGTAGCACTAGAAGTTGAGTCGCCCTTGATTACTTGGACATTCTCCCCTTGGAATGCATCATACTTATGGATGTAGTTAGCAAATATTTCTTGGCGTGCCTTGTCTGTACCACTGAAGTCTAGGTTTAACTCTTGGTCTTCAAAGATATCAATGCCGTATGAGGGTTCTGGCTTATCTAGCATTGCCCGTAACAAGAGAAAGAAGCGCCCCATATAAACGCCGATTTCTCCAACGCCACCTTGTTGGTTCCAGGGAACGTCTTTAAGAAGCCTTAAGAACTCTGGAAGGTCTGCTACTACCCAACCAGGTACAGCCTTAAAGCCTTCACTTAAGAACTTATCAAATGGGTTGTTCTCTGCTGGTGACTCGTAGGACATCTTGAGGTTGTCCATGTTTGACTTGATTGCATTGCGATAATTATTTGGCAAGTTCTGTTGCAACAATGTGCGGAATATTTGTTCACTTTCATCTTGACGCCCTACCCACCATGCAGCAACAGCCTTCTCAAATGGAAGTACAAAGTCTCCTGCGTAATCAACATCTACTGGAAGTGGGGAAAATATTGAAGGTAAGTTGTGTATCCCAACTGATGCAGCAGTGTAAGACTCTTGCCACTTCTTATTGCGCTCATACCAACGAGCCAAGAGGAACCATGCCTCTGGACGTTTAGGGCTGTATGCAATGGCTTTTTCCATCAAGTTACGAACAGTAGTTTCTCTACCTGTTTGATTCTCAAAACAGTGTGCAGCCTTTAAAAGAGACGCATAAACATGTTCACCGTGTGAGTGGTAGCCGTATTCTGCAGTACGCAGGTAGAAGGAGACGGCAGATGCTGTCTGTCCTGCACGCTCATACTCAACAGCAATGCGTAAACTTAGCCATGGATTAAATGGGTCTTTAGAAAATTGAACGATTAAATCATCAATAGCCTCATACCGTGCCATAAGAAAGCGCCTCCTCAACCATGTTGTTTACCAAATCATTTGGAACCTCTAATACAAATGCAGCATTGTCTTGGAATCCAAACCCAATAACAAGATTGTCATTGACGATTGCAGCACCGCATACAAACTCAATTTTTCCATCAAGGAATGACCAAGACTCAGGTGATAGTCCAATTAACTTAAAGTCTTTATCCCACACGCATAAGCGGTGGCGATACTGTCCGTCTTTTTGTTTTAGGTAGTTTTTATAGAGAGCAACTTCGTGCGTGATAGCGATGTAGTACTCGCCCCATTTAAGTACCTGTGAACCGCCACGCTGGTCTGCAGGAGCCTTGATGCCTTCTACTACAGAAATTTGTTTAGACTTTTTTGTTGTGGGCTTTGCTTCTACTAATTCTGTAGGTGAAGTCCACTTGATGTAATGAAAAGGTTTATCAAGGATAGGCATCCAGTTCTTTTCGCAATAAGAGTCTTTATCAATTGGCGCTTCAATACGCACACGAGATACTTCTTTTGCGGTAAAGGCTTCTTTATCAATCTCTAATTCCTGTAGTTCCATACGGCCTACACCATTAGTAGTTGTATCTCTACGAACACCAGTGCCGTAGTACTTACCTTTCCATTTAACTAAACGTGCATCTTCCATACCAACAAACGTCCAAATAGGTTTTACATCTAGTTCTGTTGTATCAATTAATGTGTAGTCAGTAATGTTGTAGTCTGCATCTAACCGACACAAAAAGTTTTGTGTAACAAGACGCTGGTCTTTCTCTGGGTGCAGATACGACAACGGCCCCCACACACTTGGGAAGCGTTGGTCGTTCTCTGAGTGGTAAAGCGTGTAGTTGATATGGCGAAGAATAAGAAGCAATTCACCATCATCATCTAGGAATGGAGAAGGGTTCATTAACCCAGTTCCACCAGTGGCTTCAGCAGGAATGATTAAGGGGCGTAATTTGCCACCATGTTGTACCGATTTTTGCACCAAGTTCATGAGCGGAGTCTATCGGTTGTTAAGCACCAATCAGCATAAACTCAGAGAAGGCAGCACCTGCAGCAGGAGTTGACCATTGAATACCAGAACCTGTTGAGACAAGTACTTGTCCGCTAGTTCCAACAGCAGCACCTGCAGTAAGAGTTCCTGTCAAAGTAATGTTAGAGATTGTTGGGCCAGTACCAAATACAACTACGCCAGTACCTGTCTCATCAGAGATGGCGGAAGCAAGGGCCGCAGAGTTAGCATAAGAACCAGTAGCGCCTGTTGTACCTTGCGCTCCAGTAGTTCCTTGGGTACCTGTGGTGCCCTGTGTACCTGCTCCTGTAGTTCCCTGAGCACCAGTAGTGCCCTGAGTACCCGTTGTTCCCTGGGAACCTGTGGTGCCCTGTGAGCCAGTAGTTCCCTGGGTTCCTGTTGTTCCTTGGCTACCAGTAGTACCTGTCTCGCCTTGCGCTCCAGTAGTTCCTTGAGTTCCAGTCGTACCCTGCGTGCCTGTTGCACCTTGGGTACCTGTAGTGCCTTGATTTCCTGTATCACCTTTATCACCAGTGCGAGCAAAAGTGATTACGATGTCATCAGAGTTAGTAAATGTTCCATTACCAGAAACGTAAGAACTGTTTACTGTGAACCAGCCTGTTTGGTCTACAATAGAAGAGATTGTATAAAGCGCAAAAACGCTGTCATCAAACTTCTTGGACACACGGTAGTGGCCCTTGATAGTAGAGGTTGAATCGTCAATAGTGTTTAAATAACTACTAAGGTTTGTTGCAGCATCGTTTTCAGAGTCAATGAACAGCGCTGTAGCAGATGAAAGAGTCGCATTGTTAAAGCGTAGATTTCCTGTACCAGGGTCTCCAGCAGTTACAGTTGTACTAAAGGTGTAATCAAAAGCGGCTCCACCAAAGTTACCGTTTTGTCCTGTAGTTCCTTGGGTACCTGTTGTTCCTTGGGTTCCAATCTCGCCTTGAGTTCCTTGAAGTCCTTGAGACCCCTGTACTCCTTGAGTACCTTGTTGACCTTGAGAACCTGTAGTTCCTTGTGAGCCAGTAGTTCCCTGGGTTCCTGTCGTACCTTGAGTTCCTGTGGTTCCTTGGGTTCCTGTTGTACCTTGAACGGTAGGTACAGAGACATCAATTGTTTGAGCCCCAGAGTTATAGGTAAAAGAGATGTTTTGTAGAGAGCCACTATTTAGCGCATTAGCAATGCGAGTATTTGTAGCGTATTTGTTTACTGCGCCTTCTGAAAGGTCATCTGTGTTGTCAAGAGCGGCACCTGAAATAAGGTTTTCAATGTCTGCCTGGTCAATGTGGTAATCAAGTTCAGACCATATGGTACTTCCAGTACCAATCTTAAACTTACCAGTGTTGGTTTCAAAACCAATTTCACCAGCAGACAGTGTTGGGTCTGCAGTGTTCCACTGAGTTGCAGTACCACGACGTACTTGAATCTTTACTGTCACTGGAATGTACCTCCATCATAGGTGTATTCAAAAGTTTGTGGTCCTGGAATTCCACCATCTACTTGTGCGCCTGTGTAAGTAGAGTTTGGTGCTCCACCGTTTTCGGATGCTACAGTTGGAATGAACTCAATCCAAGTACCACCATTATAGATAAATAAACTCTGTGTGTTCTCGTTAAAATACACGTCGCCCTTGTATTGTCCTGTTGGCTCTGATGGAGTTGCCAGGACATTTACAGGGACAAGTGCTTTTTTGCTCATGTAATTACTGCTTTACAACTACTCGGTAGGTTTCCCCTGAAGCAGGTGCTACGGCAAACCCGATAGTTACTGTATTTGTATTAGTTTTTGTAACGTCAGTAACTACTTCAGTATCTGTTACTGAATCCCACACTGTTACAAGAACATCTTTGGTACCGAAACTGTGAGTGATAGCAAATGTAGTTGCTGTGTATGGGCTTACTGGAGTGATGTTTGCAGCGTATGTATCTGCAGTACCAGAGATACCTTGAACACCTTGTGTTCCGTCAGTTCCTTGGAGACCAGTAGTACCTTGGGTACCTGTCTCTCCTTGAGCACCAGTCTCACCTTGAGCACCTGTTGTACCCTGTACACCAGCAATACCTACTGCACCAGCAAGGTTTACTGACCATACTGAGTATGCTCCTGAACCAATGTGCTTGGTCTTATTAAAACTAAGTACACCAGTACCAGAGTTGTACCCCGATACAATCGCATACTGAATGTTGGAAACATCGTAAGCAAGAGTGATGTCTTGACCAACTGTGTAGTCAACATTCACATCAGAGACAGTTACTGAACCAGCACCATTGTTTGCAAGTGTTACTGAACCAGTTGCAGCGGTGGAGTACTTATCTCCATCAGCACCTTCAGTACCTTGAGTACCTTGTGCTCCAGTTTCACCCTGTGTTCCAGTTTCGCCTTGGGTACCTGTGGTTCCCTGAGTTCCAGTCTCACCTTGTGTACCAGTTGTACCTTGGGTTCCTGTCTCTCCTTGAACGCCTTGCGTACCAGTCTCACCCTGAACTCCTTGAGTTCCCTGTGTGCCTTGTTCGCCTTGTACGCCTTGAGTACCTGTCTCGCCTTGTACGCCTTGAGTTCCTGTTTCGCCTTGGGTACCTTGTGTTCCAGTCTCTCCTTGGGTTCCTGTGGTGCCCTGTGTACCAGTCTCGCCCTGTGTGCCTGTCTCGCCTTGAGTTCCTGTAGTACCTTGGGTACCAATTTCTCCCTGTAGGCCTTGAGCACCCTGAGCACCGACATCACCTGTACGGGCAAATGTAAAGAGAAGTTCTTCTCCGTTAGTAAATGTGCCGTTACCAGATACATAAGCAACTTCTACGTCAAACCAGTGTGGCGCTGAATCTGTAACACCAGAGATTGTGTAGAGTGCAAAAACGTCAGTCTCAAATTTTCTAGATACCTTTACGTGACCCTTGATGGTAGATGTTGAATCATCAATGGTAGTTAAGAAACTAGACACATCGTAGTTACCATCTGCAGGATTATCATCTAATGCAAGGTGTGTAACTAAAGTTGGGTTTGCGTTGTTAAAGCGAGCATTGTTGTCGCCTGGGTCTGACATTGCGGTGGTGTTACTGTAGAGGTATGCAACTGTGATACCACCGAATGAGCCTTCAGCACCTTGAGTACCGAGTTCACCTTGGATACCTTGAGTACCAGTCTCTCCTTGTACGCCTTGCGTTCCTGTGTCACCCTGGGTGCCAGTAGTGCCTTGGGTACCTGTTTCGCCTTGAGTACCAGTTTCACCCTGAGTTCCTGTTTCACCCTGTGTTCCAGTTTCTCCTTGAACTCCTTGAGTTCCAGTTTCACCTTGTACACCCTGAACACCCTGTGTTCCAGTTTCGCCTTGGACTCCTTGGGTACCAGTCTCTCCCTGTACACCCTGTGTACCAGTCTCTCCTTGGGTACCAGTTTCGCCCTGAGTTCCATCAGTACCTTGGGTACCAGTTTCACCCTGTGTACCTGTTGTTCCTTGAGTACCAGTTTCACCTTGAGTACCAGTAGTTCCCTGAGTACCAATTTCTCCTTGAGTACCAGTCTCGCCTTGAGTACCTTGCGTACCTTGAGCACCAACGTCACCAGTACGAGCAAATGTGATAAGTACATCATCACCATTATAAAATGGTCCAATACCGCTAAGGAATGTGATTCCTACTTCAAAGAAATTCTGAGCATCAAACTCTGCCAAAGTGTTAATTGCGTAAAGAGCAAATACTGCAGGATTAGACTTTTGAGATACCTTTAAGTGACCTTTGATTGTTGATGTTGAGTCATCAATTGTCTGTAAGTAACTGTTAAGTTGTACTGCAAGAAGGTCTTCTTCGTGAATAGCCATCACGGTGGAAGAACCTAGTGCTGCGTTGTTAAATTTAACGTTTCCACTTGATGGATTGTCTGTTGCGCTGTTTGCGTAAACAGCGTTGTTGTAGTTGTAAAGAACAGTTACGCCACCAAATGAACCTTCAGCACCCTGGATACCTGTTTCACCTTGGGTACCCTGTGTTCCTGTTTCGCCCTGCACACCTTGTGTACCTGTTTCACCCTGAACGCCCTGTGTACCAGTGTCTCCTTGGGTACCAGTCTCACCTTGGGTACCTGTTGTACCTTGTGAGCCTTCAGTACCTTGTACTCCTTGTGCAGCAAGTAATGTCCAGAATCCAGGTGAAGGAGTGTCTCCAGTATTTCCACCATTAGCACCTACACGGTACCAAGTCTGTCCTTCGTAAGTTGCTACGTCGCCAACTGCGTAGGAGGCACCACCACTATAAGCGCCAGTAAAGTTCCAAAGTGCATCTGTACCATCAGTACCTTGCGTGCCAGTGGTTCCTTGGGTACCAGTTGTACCTTGAGCACCTGTATTACCTTGAGTTCCATCAGTACCCTGAGTTCCTGTTGTTCCCTGAGTTCCTGTTGTTCCCTGTGTTCCAGTTTCGCCCTGTGCACCGTTTACACCTTGCAGTGCATTAATCCACGCAGAGCCAGTCCATGTGCGAACGTAGTTAAGAGTTGTGTCGTAGTAAAATTGACCAACGACTGGGTCAGCGGGAGCAGAAGCAAGGTTCTGGATACGTGCATTTTGCAACTCAAGTTTATTGAGGTCAATCGGTGTCAGAAACTTACGTGCCATAGTGGTTTATCTCCTTAAGATAAATATGCTTTACCGCTGAATGCCGCTGAAAAGGAGACCGTAAGTGAGTTCGTATTAGTGTACGCAATTTCGCCTTCATATATTGTACCAGCAGAGTCTACAACCGTAACGTTAGGGTAGAACCCTAAACCGTGAGGAATTGTCCAAGAGTTGCTGGCAGACCCTTGAGTGTGTGTGTACGAAACACGAGCCACAGTAAAGTACTTATTTGTTGTTCCTTCGGATAAATCATCAGTGTTATCTAGCGCTGAATTAGCAATAGCATCTTCTACATCTTGAAGAGTTACGCCACCACCTTGTAAGCCTTGAACACCTTGCGTACCTGTTGTGCCTTGGGCACCTGTTCCAGTGGTTCCTTGGGTACCAGTGGTACCTTGTGTACCAGTTCCAGTTGTACCTTGACGTCCTTGAACACCTTGAGTTCCCTGTGTACCTTGAACTCCCTGTAGTCCACGAGCACCCTGTACTCCAGTTCTACCTTGTACGCCTTGAATTCCTTGAACGCCACCAGTGCCTGGTATAACTACTTGAATTACATCAGCAGAACAATTAGCGCAACTACATGAAGAAGTATGAACACTTCCTGGTCTTGTCATTGAGTTACCTGCCTTGTAGTGATGATTGTTCCACGCATATAAGTTGTTACTTGCGATGTATCTGAAATTAAAGTTCCTTGAATATCCCAATAAGTTTTTTCTGGAAGTAAATCTGTTTGTTCTGGTGTTAACGAAATTTGAAGTTGGTCAGTTGTTCCAGTAATGATTTCAATTGTAAAGTCAACAATAGATACAGCGCTTCCAATTTGATTAGAGATACTTGATTCCCAAGTATACTCTGTTATATCAAATGCGTCTGGGAAATCAAGGATTGCAGTAAATGCGTCACCTTCGTATAAGAATAAATCTTTTGTAGGTACTGACGATGGAGCAATCGCACTTCCATAACTAGGTATAGAAAGTCGTACACGTCTTGGCATAGACCTATCATCAACTTCCATAGGAAGATAAATTGGTACATAACGATTTGTAGTTTTAGATGTGCGACGCAAAGTAAAGACGTCAATAGCATAAAGACCAATACCAAGTTGTGAACAAAGTTCCTTATATTGATTTTTGCGAATATCAACCATTTGCATCAACTGACGGTAACGCTCAGAACGAGGGATAGTCACACCATCTGGAGCAGAGATGTCAATGTCAAATGAGGCGTCTGTGGCTAGTGTGTATAGCGCTAAAGTAGATGCATAAATAACTATTGGGTATTCTTCTAGCCCAGGAATAGTTTCAAAGAGAACTGCTCTGCCATAAGTATCGGCGTGGTTTGCAGTGTGTTGCTCAAAAGCAGTGCAAACAAATCTTTCAATTTCAGTAACAGTAAAGTATCTAAAATAAGTTCCTACAACAACTACTGTTGCGTCTTCTACAGGAGTCGTATCAAAGGTCATATACCCAGTGGTTTCTTCAACATCTACGGTTGGAGAGACATCTGTTCCGTCTACAGAGATGACCATGTTAATGGCATCTACAGGGGAATAAGGGAGTAAATAACGGTTGGTAGTACCGTCGGCTACAAACTGGTAAACAAAAGATTTACCTAGGTCACCAAGTTCAGACCGTAGACGGTCTGCAAGGTTTGTTAGTGTAGCCACGTAACCTCCGAAAACTAATTAGCGCAATCATCTCAAATATACGCGTTAAAAAAAGGTCCAACCCCAACTGGGAGGAGGGCGGGAACCAGTTGAGGTTGGACATTTGTTGACAAGCCTTAGTTAGGCCGCCAAATATATCCAAGTTGTTCTAGATAACTGGCGAGACTAGATGGAACTCGGTACTTAACACCTGCTTTAAAGGTGTAGTGATTTCCAACTCCGTAAGTCATTTCTTCAACATCGGTAATGGTACGAATTACAACCATATCTCCTGCTGTTGATACTCCAACGGTTTCAATCTCGTCTAGAACAAGCGGAGCATCTGGGTGCTTTGGGTCAAAGACATCCCGTTCCATGCTCTCTGCTTCAACTTGAGCGGCAATAGATATTTCATCTTTGCGCTTTCTAAGTTCTTCTGCATTTTTCTTTGTTGCTTCAGCCGCTGCACGGCCTGTTGCGTCAAGCGGACTTACTGGTGTATTTGCCACGGTGTTTTTCTCCTAAAATAGTTTTTAATTTTTTGTAGTGGCTGGGGGACCAGGAAGGAGTAGGTCCCCCAGACAACTACGGAGTCTTAGTTTGTGTAAACCTTGACGATAGCCTGGTCTGTAATTACACCAAGGCCCCAGATTGCGTACCATGCAAGAGCGTGCTCACGACCAAAGTCAAGAACACCACCATCACGTAGTTCAACTGGGAGTGAGATTGCGTGACCGAATGCGTTGTCACCAATCATGATTGATTCGTAAACTTCAGCAGCGTTACCAGTTGCTGTTGTTAGGTAACCTGCTTCTGCAGTGAAATCTGCAGACTCTGGGTTTCCGCCTGAACCTGGGGCTGTGTTAGCCTTAACAGGCACAACTCCCTGGTCTGCTGGAACACCAACAGATGTTGAGGTTGTGTAAGCAGCGTTGATTGCCAACTTCTTAACCTGTGTTGTTTCAATGAATACTACGTCGTATAGACGTCCAATTTCACCGAGCATGAAGTTACCTGGAGCAGCGTACTTTGTGACTTCAATAAACTCTGGGTTAGAGCGAAGGTCACGAGACTGCTTTGGGTGTACGAACTGTACGTAGGTTTCGCCAAGGCGTGGGATGTTCTTACCAGCAAGGGTAAGAGCAGCGTCCTTGATTGCAGCAGTTGTCAACTTGAAGTTACCATCAAGAGATGAAATTGCTGTTCCTGCTGTACCTTCGTCGTAGTTAGTGAAGGCGCCGCCTGAGATGCCTGAACGGTCATAACCAAATACTGCAGAAGTTGCTGCAGATAGTGTGTTACGAGCCTGTACATCTAGGTACTGTGCCATGTGGCGACCTAGAAGGCGTGAAGCAGATGCCATAACGTCATCAAATGATGCGTTAAGAAGTAGTTCAGAAACTGCTACTGCGTAGCCGTGTTCTGCAACTGTGATTGCAATCTGCTCTGCTGTAAGAGCGTTTGTTGTCATACGCACACCTTCTGTAAGAGGTGATGGGTCAACAGCAAAGTTCTTGTAACGAAGGAAGTTCACACGAAGACCAGGAGCAACTCCTAGTTCAGTCTTCTTAACAGCGAACTGTTCAAAACGAAGAATTGGCATTGCCTGGAACAAAATTTCTTTTGACCAGATTGTTTGGATAGCCTGGTTGAGGCTTGAGTTAGCGCCTGAGTAGGCGGTTGGGGCAGTAGCGAGTTGCCCTGTACCTGTAATTGCACTTGCCATTGAGGTCAAGTCCTTTCATTAGTTGTTAAGGGGGGGGATTAACCGAACAGTCCCTGACCACGATTGCTTGCTGCACTGCCAAGTAATTTGGCTCTTTGCTTCGCATAGTCTGCCATTGACATATCCCGAAGTGAATCGGGCGAGTACGATGATTGTTCCGAGTCATTATCTAGGGGTCCTGATGCTGGAGCCGTTACACGTGCTCCAACCATTTGCTGCTTTGCGGATTGCATTGCTGCTTGGGCTGACGCAAGAATGCTAGAAGATTTCTCTTTTAACATTGCGATGCTCTGCTCAATTTCATCTTTTGAATTACCTTGAATCAGGTCAATCAGTTCAGGAACAATGCTGTCACGCTCTTGTTCTAGACGGCCCTGACGGTAATTCATCAATTCTGTAAATTGACGTTCTTTTTCAAGAAGGGCAAAAGCCTTTTCTCTCTCAAGACGCTCATTGTCAAGTTGACTCTGAAATTCTTGCTCCTTCTTAGATAGGAGTTCTTTAACAGAAAGTTCTTCTTCTTCTTTCTGCTTTGCTTTTGCAACTTCTTCGGCTTTCTTTGCTGCTCTTTGGGCAGTTCTTTCTGCTTCTTTAGCAGCAACTTCTTCTGCTTGCTTTTTCAATGAAGCAAGTTCTTCAGCCATTTTTTCCATCTTTGGATAGACCTTGGCCTTTTCTTGCTCACGAGCCTTTGCAAGGTCGTCTGCAGTAAAAGTTTTTCCCACTTGGTCACTCACTTCTGGAGCATTTGCCGAGTTTACTGGCAGTTCATCCATTACTACTTGGTTGTCTGTATCCATTAGGATTCACTTATCTTTCTTGTCTAGTTGTCCGAATGCCTTGCGGCGTATCACTTGGTTATAGTGAGATAATTGCATTACATTTTAATGCTTTTGTCTCGTTATATTCTGATTTTTATCAGAATTCTTTTATTCTTTGTCTACTGCTCTGCGTTGTGGAAGTTTCGTTCCGTAGGCTTCAGTGACAAGTTTGTTTCTAATAGCGGACTCAGCATTCATGTTTGCTTGTTCGCTTGCTAAATTATCTGGGTTCTTTGCGTTTTCTTCTGATGGGGCGCCTTCAATACCGTCACCTAGAACATCGCCATCGCCTAATTGCTGTGGTGGCATTGGGATAGCAGAGTTTCCGTCTGGACCCATCATCATGCCTGTCATGTCCATAATTGCTTTCTGGACTTGAATCTTTACAAGTTGTAAGGCGCCATCAGCCTGAGCATCAGCGATGAGTTCCTCACGAATCTCAGTTAACTTCTCTTCTGGGAATTCCTCGCCCAGCGTACGCAAGGCTCCTTCTTTGGACTCTAAGCCCATGCCCAATTTAGTTTGAATCTCATTCAAAACAATTAACTTATCTAATGGCAGTGGTTGTGGGAACTGCACATAGTTCTGGTATGTGATTGGGTCGTTAGGGTCAAGACGGTCTAGTTGACCTTCTTTGATTGGCCCATCTTGGGTTGGGTCGTACACAAGAAGTTGAGGTTCTTTTAATGCAAGAGTACGTAGTGCAAGTTCATTGATGCGTTCAATGCCCTTACCGTATTGAGCAACTTTCTGTGACCAACGATTCATCAATGGCTGATACTGAATAGAAAGCGCAACACCTGATGTATTGGAGATAGGTTGAACTTGACCCAGTGCGGTTTCTGGGATGTTCATGATTTCATGCATTGAGCGCTTTAGAAGTTCTAGGTACTTCAAGGCTCCGTCAATACCTTGTGCACCGCCTTCTAAGTTGAAGACCTGGGCATCTTTTGGAAGACCGCCCCAAACCTTCTTTGCGCCCTTTTCAAGGTTAGAGGCTTTAGCACCAACAATAACTGTCACAGGGGAAGCGTGATAGTTAATGATGTCTGCTACGTCAGTTGATATCTCGTTATAGGCTCGGTTTATTGTGATGATGTCGTGTGCGTCTGCGAGACCCCATGGCGAACCTGAAACAGGAACATTAGGTATGTGGACTACAGGAACTAATCCAAGTGGATTAGGACGTGAGTCAATGAGTTCATCGTTGATGTACTCTTCAATTGTGTCATCTGTAAGAATTTCAGTGTAAGTAAATACTTGGCGAGTACCTTCTAGAGATGTTCCCCAGAAACGATACTTTTGTTTAAAACGCAATAAACGTGTGCGGTCATGTGGGTGAAACTCAGGAAAACAGAACGAAGAGTTCATAGGAAGAATACGAACACGTCCTGGGTGGAATCCACCTGCAGAATCTGTCCATGGTTCTTCGTATGCAATCTTTGTAAATATGTCACCAGTAATTCCGCCTTGCTGTGCCATCTCAAGAAGCACACGCATTTTGTCATTATCTACTTCCCAGATGCGCTCTAAGCGGTCTGGAATAATTGCTTCTGTTGCTTTAGGGGAACGGAAGTGAACACCCTTACCAAAAACGAAACGTGCTAAGAAGTCATTGAATGCTCTGTAATAGTTAACTGCAATTTGCATTTCGCCTGACTCACGGCGATAACCCCAATGGTGTCCCAAATACATTGCCCAGTTAAGGGAGTAACGATTTAATCGTGGACCGTGTACTTCAAATTCTTCGTCGGCAAGTTCAACAAGCCCAAGGGGAGAAATTGAGATTGTTAAATCAGACGACGCAGCCCTATAACTAGGAGGGCTGAAATCAAGAAATGACATTACTTCTTGCCTTTATCCTTTTTAGAAGGTTTATCTTCTTTTTTTGTTATGCGTTCTTTTTGGGCTTTGTTTTCTTGTTTCTTTTGTTCCATCTTTTTACGACGGTCTTTTTCAGAGGTCTCAATAAACTGACCACCTTTTTCAACATAATTCTTATGCACCCAGTGCGATGCGCCTGGGTTAGGGTAGTTGGAGTACTTTGCTTTTGCCATTGCGACAATGGTGTTCCACAATCGTGGGTTGGCTGGTTTACTTGCCATTTATTTTTCCTCCAAAAAATCCGCCTATGGCCCCCACACTAGTGTGGAGGCCAGTCGGCTGTCTGCTTAAATTAGTCGTTTACTACGGTTGCAGATTGACGCTGTGTGCGTCCACCTGAACGAACTACTGTCTCAATTGTTTGAGCAGAGTAGTCGTTGTATGTGCCGTGTGCGAACTCACCAAGGAAAGTTGGTGCTTCTACCCACGCAGCAGAACCTACGTGAGCACGCTCAGCAAGAGTTTCTGCTGCTGGCTTCTCAAATACGTTTGCATTGTGGTTAGGGCGACCTGCTGCAGGAACCATTCCCTGCATCATTCCCTTTTGGAAATCATTTGGAACATCAGTATCGGTTGCGATACCTTCTTCAAAACGAAGTGGTCCACGGCGTGTTTCGTTGCCTGCACCCTTTACTTCGTAGTTGTGTGGTGCACGCTCTGGAAAGCGAGGTGCTGGTGAAATTGTCATGTTTACTCCTTAAGGATTATGGAAGGCCATTCCAGAGAAAAGTGTCTCTCGTTTTAACCCTCTTGTGTTGTTTAACTGCCAAAAAAAGGATTACTTGAGGCAACTACTTCTGGCATTACTAAATCCTGTGTCAATGAACAAGCAATAGACAAAGAATCTACAAAATCGTCATGGGCGTAGGTTTCATCGGGTGCTGCCACTAAAAAGTTAGGACCTTTAAAAGTAACTTCTGCATCCACCATTTGTTGGTAAAAACGTTTCCAAGTACGAAGTCTGCGGGTTTTTGCATGAGCAGGCCAAGAAACCATCTCTCGTTGAATTAGTGCCTGTAAGTGCTTCCAACGCTTTGACTGTTCTGACGGGCTAGAGGTGAGTGACATAACCTCTGCTCTAGGTAACAGCAACTTAAGACGTTGCGCTACTGCATCACCAACACCGTTAGCATCTACACCAACTGCAAGGACGTCGTAGTTCTCTAAGAAGTTTACAATTTGGAAATACTGTTCTTCCCAGTCATCTCCCTGTAATTCCATCCAGTTTAAAACACGATGGTCAAAGTAACCAAACTCATCTGGTCTATCCCAGTCAACCCACACAACAGTTACAACAGTGCTGTCAGTTTTACGTGCAGGGTCAATGCCGACAACGCAAGGAGTCTTATGCCATGACTTAACTAACTCTTGAGACGTATCACCAAGTTTGTCCATTACAGAAGAAGTAACAAACATACCTCTTTCAAGTAACCATTTGCAGCAATATGACATTTGAAACTCATCTGAGTCTTCACCAATACGTAGCATTTCTTTTCTAATGAACTTCTCATAGTTTTCGTTGTACTTTGAAACTTCTTTCCAATCCCATTGGAAATGATTTTGACGTTTGCCCTTTTCATTTTGGCGACGTCGGTTCATTTGGATAGCACGATAAAAATTGTTTTTAGAAGTTGTAGGAGTGCCTGTTTTAACCATGGTTCCTGCGTAGTACGCAAGCATTGGTGAAATTGATTTAGACACAGTGAAGTCATCTGCTTCTTGGCACTCATCAATGATAATCAAATGGAAAGACTTAGATTCAATTTTTGCACGAGGGTTTGCAGTCATCATCGTAATTGTGGAGCCAGACTTCTTTAATTTAATTTGTCGTGTAACACCACCTACACGTGCTGCAACATCATCAATTTCTGGGTCACCCATAATTTCAATTGCACGTTCAGATGTGAGCCGTGTAACAGTACGACCAAAGAGTGTTTCTACCTGTCCTTCTGTAGGCGCAAAAAGGCCAACCCATAAACCACCTTTAAACTTCCCAAGAAGGTCTGGATACAACTTTGCAAGACGTGGAAGCAAAATCATTAGTGTGGCTACTGTGTCAGCAACAGTTTCTGACTTACCTGACTGACGTGAAGCAAGTGCTGTGATTTCTTCGCCATCATTGATAATTACAGACTCAATGATGCGACGTGCTAAGGGTTTTTGGTATGGGTGCAAATCATGACCTACAAGGACTTTTAAGAAGTCCATAATTTTATCTATTAGTTTGTTAACAAACTGTTGAGATAGTTCATCTAGTTCGTCTTCTGAGGCTTCTTCGGGAAGAGGTTCTTCCTGCAAATAAAACTCAGGATTAATCTCTTCAAACTTATCGGAATCGTAAGTTTCCATTTTGTCCTCCTAAATGACTAGACCCACCGAAGTGGGTCGTCGCCAGACCAAGAGAGAGGTGAAGCAGGCAAATTGTAACACACTATTTGCGACGCTTCAATTCTCTAGCAATTGCTAAGAATGCTTCTGCACCCATCTCTACTTCATCTAAAAGTGCATCACTGTTCGGACTCTTTTGCCATTCGGTAATAAGTTTGCCAATCGTGTACATTGACTGTTCCATCCACTGAATCAAGTCTGGCGTAGATATCTTCGCCACTCTCTTCTCTATCCGAGTCTGGGGCTGTCCATCCTGCTTCTTCCGTAAAATCATCATATGTAACTTCCCGTGTTTCTAGTGCCGATTTGAGTGCTTCTTCTTCAGTTTTGCTACCAGTCCATTTACCTAAGACTAGTGCCTTGTACTTAGGTAATCGTATCAAAAGAGGTTCCGAGGTGCGAAAAGGTTCTTCTATTTCTTGTGTCCACCCACGTACAACAACCTTATTGCCCCATACAACGGGAAGGTCAACTATCTGTAAGAAATGCTTTGTTCCGAGTTTATGCACCTTTGGCATTTCTATTTCCTTTTCTTAGCCGCCTGTGAGACTGTTTTATAGGTGGCTTTAGTTTGCCCTTTACCCTTACCTTCTTTAACAACTTGAACACCACGACTATAGCGATAAAACGCTTCACGTGCACTTTTAGACATGCTTGATTCATCAGCATACCCACGTGGTTTAAAATCTAACATACGATAAATGATAGCGCCTTTAGAACGGTTTGCTTTAAATGCTGCCCATTCACTTGCGTCTACTTCGTAATAATTATAAAGAGTTCCATCACGGAACATAACGGTGAGTTTTTCTTCGTCCTCATCATAACCAGCGGCAACTGTACGTGGACGTTGCGGGTTCGTAGTAGAGGTTGGAACTAAAGTAAGGGGTGCTGGAGAAGTGTCTTCTTCATTTTGCGGACCCGCATATCCAGGAACATATTCGTTTACACCAATAACCTCATAAAATTGGCGACTGAGTTGGGTATCTACCGCCTGTGTTTGACCAGCAAGATTGTCGTATTTCTTTGGGTCGTAGTAGTCCATAGAAACATCATTGTCTAGCCAAGCGTCATTCATATTTTTAAACTCTGCTTTTGTTGCGGTAACAGGCACACCGCTGAACTCATCACCAAAAACATTAGAAGTAATACTTCTTAACATTTCCTGAGCAGACGGACGAGACACCCCTCTAGAGGTGCCTCGTCCGCCTGTAGGTCTAACCATTTTTAGATTATGATGCTGCTGCGAATGGTGTAATTGTTACTGCTGCTGCTGGAGCGATTGTATTTGCTCCTGCTGCAATTGATTGAGTCTTGATAGTTCCTTCAAGACCAACAACAGTTGCTGATAGTCCTGTAAGTGCAAGAACATCAGTGTTTGTACCTGTTGCAGTAAATGAGTTGGTGCTTGAAGTTGCAACGGTGTATGTGCCGTTTGCTGTTGCA